GTAGGGACACGTTTTAAAAACATCATATAACTTCTTTCCCATGCCCTAGAACTTAATTCTCTTAATTGTTGATGTCCCTCATTATCTAAAGCCAATAGAATAAAATGGGGATATTTTTCACCTTTTTCAACAGTATCTTTGTTTAGACCATTACGACATAAATATATTTCGTTACCCAACACGACTTTAAAATTTTGCCATGTCTCATCATTTGGATTTTCAGACTGCTTCTTCTTCAAATACTCTAAGGCTTTTAAATGTCCTCCTAAAAATTCATGATCGGTGCAAGCGACTGCGCATAATCCTAATGAATGAGAAGTATCTATTAAGGTCGGAACTTTAATTATTGAGTCAATAAGCCTAGTATTCGAATAATCTGTATGGGAATGTAAATTAGCATATCTCATATCGTTTCCTCCTCAAATTCTTTTTTCTTAATCTCTTTTTCTAAAAATATTATATCATAAAAAAAGAATAACTGTAAAGTTATTCTTTTGGTTTGTCATATTCTTGTAATAATTCTTGTGATACTTGTTCTATAACTCTTACACTCTGAGTTATATTATTAAGATTATTGCTAATTTCGTTTAAAACTAAATTAACATTTATACTAGTGAAACCTCTTTTTTCATATTCGCCTATTGCTCCTATTTCTCCAACAAAAGTAAGTAATCTCTCTATCTGTTGAAGAATACTAGAATTGTGTCCAGCAATAACCTTTATGTTATTTTTTTCTTCTTCTGACATCGTTTTACCTCCTTGGACGGATTACTTTTGTGATGTACATATATACGTCATACATAATTGAAATATCTTGCATATCTGGAGTTGCATCATCTTTATTTTGATAACGTTCAATTCTTTCCAAGTGTTCTGTAAGCGTAGTTCCATACTTTTCACATATTTTTCTGTAGCTATCCAAATCGATGAACATTTTTGAATGTTTTAATTTTTTATTTTTATTTAATATCTTCATATCTTTTACTCGCTCACTTTCTCTATTTAGACAGGTATATATTTTTTGTTGATAACATAGTGCATCTAAAGGAACATTACCAAGATTAAAATCCCATCTACAATCTCCATAGTATTGTTCATATTTACATTTTCCCGAATAACACATTTTATATTATACCTCTCATTCTTTTTTATCAATATAATTATAATATATATAGATACGACGAGTCAAGTATTTTACTTAAATTCTTTTTGCAATAAATGACTTACTTTTAGTTGTAATTCTTTTTTTTCTATTGGAATTTCCTCAATATTTTTTTCTTTTAAAATATCTTTTAATTGTTTTATTGTAGCATTTTTTACAAAAAGAGACAATATTTTATTATAATCGTCTATAGTCTGTTTTAATTCTCCTCTAGCTACACGATACTTTTGAATATTTTCATATTCGCCATTTGTTACTGCCTTTAGTCCTTTTGCAGATAATATCTTATTTATTAGTCTCATCATTTGTTATCTCCTCGTCAAAGTCATCTTCAAATTCAACTTGGAATGTTTGAACATAAAGATTTATTAACTCTTCTTTATTAATATCTTTTTTAAATTCTACTCCAAGCTCTTTTAAAGCATTTTTTATCCAAGTACTTCCTTTACATTCTGCAAGTTCTCTTAATATCTCATTGTATTCTCTTCCTAGTTCTCTAACGACTTTAGATACAGCAGAATGCTTTTCAACTAATCTTTTATAATCATCAGACCAAGAGGCAGGAACTCTAATAAAACCTTGTTTTTTTAAATGTTTGTCTATTAAATTTTCAATCATTTTAATCCTCCTTTTTCGTTTTACAATAATATTATAATGTTTAAAACTAGATTATGTAAACATTAACCTAAAAATCATATACATTCCATTCGTTGCCTTGTTTTTCTATTAATTCATATCCGTCTACTATCATTTGTAATTTAGGTTGATCTTCCCAATCATTCCAAGAAATAGTCCCGATGGCATTCATAGTATAATTTTTACTATCTTTTAGTCTATTTACTAAGTCTATATCATCAAATATAACAATATCGATCTTGGGTGTATTAATTTTCACATGTTGTCCTTCTTTTCCCATATACTCAGCTCCGATACAATCTATATCAGTAATCATCATAAGAGGTTTTTCAATTCCACTTCCCCATATATCTTCTTGAGCAAATAGTTTTCCTAGTGTCTCATTGAAAGGTCGACATGGGATTACTGCTTCTACTGTATAAAGTTGATTATCGAAATCTATCTTATCTAATTTTTCATATGCTTCTGCTAAAAACCCATCAAAACTGTCTTTAAATATTTTTGCTCCACAGGCCTCTGCATGTCCAGCGAATTCTCTAACTCCTGTCATTTCGTTAAATATGCTTCTTGGATCTTCAAATCCTTCAGCGGTTATACTGCGCATACTACCCGCCCAACAATCTGGCATAGTATTATCTTCATAATCATGAAAGTGCTTTAATAATAACACTGGTCTTTTATAACTACTTAGTAATCTATTAGCTATTAAGCCAGATAATTCAAAAGGTAATTCATTTTCCTCATCAATATAATATATGAGATTATGTTTTAAATTTATTTCTGGTTCAATTATTTTTAATGCTGATTGAACAAGTCGATTTTGTTTAGCCTTTAAATTTTTACAAATACGACACATTTCAATATATCTTGGCACAACTTCTCCATCAGCTCCACGTTTTTGACTATTAACATTTTCATTAGGACAAATTAATGTATTAAACAACATTTGTTTTTCTTCCATTGAACCTAATCGTATTACTGCATTTATATTAGGCCCTATAGACCATCCTATATCTTTAATTGTTACAACTTCTACAGGATTGCCCATCCTATCTTTTAATAATTCATTGAAAAATTCGTGATTTTTGATATGTTTTAATCCATATCTAATAATATATTGATTTTCTAATTCTTGTAAACTCATTACGTCTGCAACCATTCCTATAGATGCTAATGCATACAATCTATCAAAGGTGTAATCTATATCATATTTATGACAAAAATATTGACACGCTTTTAATACAACTCCTGCTCCAGATAAACTTTTATTTGGATATGGCTCATAGTTACAATTGACAACAATTGTATCAAAATCTTCTTCTGGATAATCGTGATGGTCAAAAATTATACTTGGTATATTTTTTTTCTTTAAAGTTTTATAATCTTCTGGATTACCAGATGCATCTGGAACTATAATTAAATTCGCATTACTTGCTAATGCTTCTTTTAAGTCTAATCCATGTTCTTTTCCCTCATGTATACCAATTTCTATTTCACAATTACTTATTGAACTAATAAATTCATATAATATAGCACTACTTGTAAAACCATCTGTATCAGCATCAACTTGTATATATATTTTTTTACTTGGCTTATTTTCTAAACCAATAATAACACTTTGTAATAGATTGGTTGCCTCATCTATATTTTTTAATAGACTTGGATCATTCTCATTTTCTTTTGATACCTGTAGCCAACTTTCGGGATCTTCTATTCCTCTATATTTTAACATTTCTCTAAGCAGAAGCCCGGGGTTAATGTTATTATAGTCTATGCCATCAAAAGTCCTCAATTTCCACTTTAGTTCTTTCATCTTTCTCTCCTTTCTTTAAATATTTTTCTTTTAGCTCATTAAAATTTTTTCTATTTCTATATAATTTATTCCAAATTTCTCTGCCCTTATCAATAGGGGCATCTTTGTTTTCTAGAAAAGACTGTTCCCAGTCATAAACTATTTCGACATTAAAACCTTTGGCATCTAACTTATTTGCTTCTTTTAACATTTTATATAATCCAAAATATTTATCATACTCACCATTTTCATTCGGCAATAAAGAATAATCATTATCTAAAGCTAGAACTACTGTTTCTACTTTGTATTGTTTCAAAAGTTCTGTTTGATATATGCTAACATTACTTCCTCCTATTGATACAGCTTTATTTCCGACATAAAGAGATTCATATAATATGGTTGATTTTTCGGATTCAAATATAATTGCTCTTTTTGCGTTTTTAATATTCTTTTTATTAAAATTGAGTCCATATAATATCTTTCCCTTATCATAAGTATAAATTTCGTTATTGTGAATAAGGGGCATATATTTTCGTCCATTTTCAATGTCTTCTTGATTAAAGTTTCTCACTTTAGCTCCAACAAAAACTCCTTTGTCATCATATATTGGAATTACCATACGATTTCTAATCATATCAAATTTAATTCCAAACTTATCCATTGCATCAAAACTTATTCCTTCTTTTTCCCATACTTTTAAATATTTCTTATTTCTTGAAAAGCAATTCATTATACTAGGATTATATTCCGTTAATGATTTATGCCAATCTTCCTCAATCTCTTTTTTCACATTTGAGGGTGGAGTAACTATGGCAAACCCATCTCTTAAACGTTCCTGAATAATCCTCTCAATAATAATTGCTGCATTTGACAAAGAATATTTTATCCCTCTAGTACGATAAGCTTGAACGACAAATTCAAAAGGATTCATTGAGCCACAGCATGTATAGCAATGAAATTTTTTGCTATCTTCATAATAATATAATTTATGTTTTGCTGTTCCAATTATTTCATTATGGCATCCTGTTGGCATGATAAGTTGATTATTATAATATCGGATAGATGTTTCTGGAATACCAAATTTAGAAACTAATTGAACAATATCACTTGTCGTTATCATATCTAATATTTTATTATATTTAGTAGTCACTTATCTCACTTACCTTTCTGTTTTCTTCTATTATTTCTCCAGTTTTTTCATCAACAACCGGAAAAGCTCCTTCACTTACTAATTGGTTAACTTTTAATTTAATTGATTTCATATCAATAGGATTATTACTTGTATCTGTTACAAAACAATCTTGACTTCGACAAGTTCCCAAGTCTGTATATCTCCAAATTCTTATGTTTCTCCATTTGCCTCGTCTATTTTTATATACATCTAAAATTTGAGTTGGTTCAGGGGTGCCTAATTGAGTAGCTAAGGCTCTCGCAATTTCTTTCTCTTGAGCTTTTACAATAGTCGTTGTTATCATTGCAAAGTCTACTTTATCTGCAATACTTTTGGCTCCACGAATCATAGCCTCATTTTTTATTTCTCTATCTTCATAAGAAGAAGCATTTAATTGAGTTGCTGTGCTTATATGAATATCTAATTCATTTGCCAATTGTTTCAATTTATCAACAAATAACATTAACCAAACGTCATCTCTCATATCTTTTTTCCCTTGATAAGTTGCACCAGAAACATGAACATAATCATAAAAAACATATTCAATATCTTTTTGCAATGCGTATAATCTTATCTTAGCAGCTATTGAATCAATCGATGGCTCAGGCACAAACTCAATATAAACGTTATGACAGCTTTTGATTATTTCAACCGCTCTCATTACTCTATCTTTTTCTTCTATTGTATCATATTTTCCATTTAATATTTTTTCTTCATTAACTCCTGATACATAAGCAATAAACATCGTTTGCACTTCTTGGTGCTCTAACTCTGTCGTAATAAATAATACTGGACAATGCATACCGGTTTCTATCCACGCTTCTCTTTTTTCGTCATAATACATCGGAAAACCAAGTTTGGCAACATTACCTGCCGCCATTCTTGACTTACCACTTCCTGAGCTAGCTGAATTAAGATAAACCTTCTTTCTTCTTGCTCCTCTACATACAGTATTTAAAAGATCTCCTATTAGGGGCATTCCCATTTCGGGCTGTTCTTCTAAAGAATGTAGTAAATCATCCAATCCTTCTCCAGCTTCTATCCCACTTTTTTCTATAAAGTTTTCGTATCGATCTTCTATCTTTGCGATCTTTTCTCTATAATGGTCTATTATCTCTTTGTAAGACATATTATCTATTTTATCTGCCATGGCCATTGCTTTATCAGGTTCAGCAAGAGGATTGTAAAGATCGGATATTTCAATTCCACTATCTCTTAAATCTTGAAACAAAGAATACTTTTTTAAATTACTATATTGAATGTCATAATCATATGCATTGTAATTTAGATTATTTATTTCGTTTAATAATCCCTCTCCTCGTGCTTCTTGGAATTCTTTGAAGGCACTGGCACTCTTGCCTATTTGCATTATAACTTCTTGTGGCTGTATGTCAGTGTTTCCTCTTGCATATAAATTTAGCATTGCCGAATACATTTGTTTATATACTTTTTTAGAAAAATCTTTTGCTTTTATTGGATACTTATCATCAAAAAGTAAAGAAGGAGTATGCATTAAAAAAGATAAAATTATTTTCTCGGTCATCTCTTTATTATCCATACTATCCCTCCAAACTTTCTAAAATACTTTTTCTTTTACGGTAAGTAATTACCACTTCTTCTTGTTCTATTTTTGGCACACGTTTTGGACCAATTTGCTTCCAATATGCAGATGCTTCTTTATAAATGTATGGAACTATTCCTATGCCTCCATTAGAACGTTCTATTCCGTTTTTCTTAACATCATACCAATATTTTAAAGACAAATATATTCCTTTATAAGTCATTCCTTGCAATATAAAATCTTTTATTTGTTTTCCTATGCGTTTAAAATTTGCTTTTTCACCAAAAATTTGAGAGCAATATTGAATAATCATATTATAAGCTGTCCCATCTACGTCGATTTTTGGTTCATGACAACGTAAATGAGCGTACCTTCTATATCCAATCTCTTGATATTTTTCTTTATCCCTATCAAATTTTTCTTGGCAGAATACACATTTAACGATATGCATATTGCCCTCCTTTCTTATCTAAAAAAAGTAGCGTTTAAATTACGCTACTAATGCCTTTAAATCAGCCAAAGCAGCTTCTACTAATTCAATCTGATTTGGTGTTGCTTCTGTTATCTTTTTGCCTTCGCCCAAATAAGATGATATGATAGCTTTCGCTTTTGTAGATATTGTGGTATCACCCTTATTGCTTTTTTCTGCAACTATCTTTAAAGTATCATTAACTTCTTTTACAACATCTTTCCATTCTCTTGTTATTGGGTCGACAATTGCCTCTTGAATAGATGTTTTTGTACCAGTCATATCTGCTCCAGATTCTGCTAATTTCTTATCAGCTTCTTCAATAATTTTAACTAAATTATCGTAACTAAATACTGCTTTCTCTGGTAAATCTTTATATCTACCACCGGCCTTAACTCTAATTCCATTTTCTATCGTTTCTCTTAAGTACATATAAGGTATTGTTTTTCCTTCTTCATTAGGTTCAGCTATTACATTTATTGTTAAATCTGCCAATCCCTCTACAAAACTTCTTGGTCTCTTTGGTAAATCTGGTGCAACTTCTGTTCCGTATTTGAAGCCAAGTTCATTTGGAACATCTTTTGTTGTAATGTGACTAATCATAACTAATCCGTATCCTTCTTTTGCAATATCCATAATTGCACTTGAGAATTCATTCATTGATTTGTTTTGATGAATACCAATTTCGTAATCACTTAAATCACTACCATCGTTCTTTTGCATCCAAGTAAATTTTGCTGCAAGATTCCATAAAATACCTAGTGGATCGATACCAACATATTTGAATTTTTTCTTAGCTTCGTCAGATTTTAATTGTTTAACAATTTGCTTAAATTCAGTCCAACTATTACAAGGTTGAACCATTACTCCTGATAATAGGTTAGTGCCTGGTTCTAATCCTATGATTAAACAGTCAGGTAATTTACTTAGAAAAGTTGTTTTACCTGTTTTCTTTTCTCCTGAAAGTAAAATTATCTTTCCCTCTAAGCCAGGTTTTACTTTACTAGGTGTTATATTACAAATATCTATTGCCATTTATATTCCTCCTTTTATTAAAAATCTAAATATGGATTACCAGAATTATTGTTACTGCTCATTCCTTTATTAGCTAAATATCTTTCTTCTATATCTTTTAAAGCTGCTGCTCTTAAAGATAATAGCTTATTTCTATTATAGAAATGTTCGTCTTCTGTTTTTGGACTTGTTCCACTATTGATTACTAATCTTTTAATAACATCTGTGTATTTCTTTGTATTTCCTGTTCCAAAAGCTGTTTCTTGTACAACTTCAGTTACTCTTTGTTCATATACTATTTCACCATAAGCAGTAACTAAATCTCCAGGATTCCAATTATTTTCTATATATTTAATACCTTCTTTATTGGTTACATACATAGGTACTCTTGTAATTCTTTCTCCAAAACCAACAGTTAAAAGTTCAACTCTTAATTCTCCTGTAGGTTCTCCTTCATTATCTACAACTTCTTTCACAGAATCTACAACGCCTTGTACTGTAAAAGAATTGTTTCTAGGAGCCATTTTTGTCGCTTGATCAATAAATACAGCTCTTAATCTCCATCCTTCAACAACTTTATTTGTTCTTTCTGAATAAAAAGAATTGTCTGTAATTTCTCCTCTATTGATACTTACGCATACTGCTTCAGCATTTCCTACAGTAGCAGCTGATGGCCAACTAATCATTTGTACATATCTGTCATATAATGCATTTCTTGTTCCATCTTTTTTTAATTCATATTGAAGACAATCTACTGGTATAATACATTCATCTGTAGCTGTCCCTGTATTAATTTCTAATGTTCCTCCTATAAATTTTCTACCATTTTTGTCTGTTTTTACTTCAAGAGTATTATTTACTAATAATCCTTGAAGCTCTACAATATTTTGAGTAGGTTGTAATTTTTCATTCATATTTTTTTCCTCCTTTTTTTATTTCAAATATATTATAACTCTTTTTCTGTTTCTTGTGAATCTTTATTTTCTTCTTTCTCAGGAAGTTTAATTTGAGATAAATCGACAACCATTAAATTCCCGTTTCTAAATATAAAAGCATATTCTCCGTCCTGCAATCCGTGCTTAATAATTAAATTAGCTATATCGGTTTGTAAATCAAATATATTTTCTTTCATACTCTTCCTCCTTTTCTAAAAAGATTATATTACTTTTCCACAAATTTGTAAAAGGTTTTTAATTCTTTAATTTTTTTAAAAATAAAAAGACCTGTAATTGGTCTTTTTTGAGCAAATTATATAGAAAGGCTGTTTAAAAAAATATTTCTAATATAATGATTCATTAAAAATATTTTAAGCATTTTATCTACAAATTAATCTATTAAAAAACAATTACATATATATCATATCATAAGATTTTAGGTTTGTAAAGTTTTTTTATTTTTAAAAATAATTTTATGTTATTTTAGCAAATTTGATAGTTAAAATAGATTTAATTTTATTGTTTTTATTCTTTTAATATAATTATATTAAAAAATTTTTTGACCAAAATAAATAGAAAAGAAAGTAGATATTTTAGGTCTATTATTTAAGCAAAATAAAAAGACGATTTTACTCGTCTAAATATTTCTAACCGTATGATTATATAATAATCTTACTAGTTACCTTTAACCATTTTGCTTATTGTAATGCTGTCTCCGTTGCTTAATTGAGTTTGTAAACTTGAAGTTGAACCGTTTACAACAATTGTGTATTTGCTGTAATCTTCATCTCCGAAAGCTTCAACTAAAGCTCTTGCAACTGTGTCTCCTGCAAATAATGTTACGTTTTTACGTGCTGTTGGAAGTTTAACAACTTCTACTGTGATTCTTGAATTCATAAATCTTTTCTCCTTTTCTTTCTTTATTTTTTACATTTATATTATAAAATGTTTTTCAACATTTTGTAATCTATTTTTTTATTTTTTTTCTTAAAAGTTTTTTTCTTTTTCTTAACTTTTACATTTATATTATAAAACTTTTTTGAAGTTTTTGTAATCTATTTTTTTAAATTTTTTAGAAGATAATCTCATCCGTAACTTCTTTTACTGTTTCTACGACATTTTGTTCGAAATTTTCGGTATATACTCCAAGCATATTGTCGAATAAGGTAAAATTATTTAAGTACGGTTCTTTGTCTAAATTATTCATAACTATTTTTATAAATTGGTTTACCATAAGTGATGTTACTGCCAATACTATACTTACAATAGTAATACTAGTTCCGCAAGCAGATACTTCCGCATCATCATCGCTATAAAAATGCATAGTTTCATATTTAGAATAATCAAAATCTTTACTTATTGGTAAACAATAAACTCTTCCCTGATCGCTACCTAATCTTGATTCCCAATACCATTTAATTTTTTCATTCTTCTTAATTGCTTCAAATAATTCTTTTCTACATTTCATTGAATCAACCAATAAGAAAACATATCCACTCATTTTTTCAATATCTTCTGGTGTTACTAACTGATCATGGGCAATGACTTCTGCTTCAGGATTTATTTCTTTACATAATTCTATTTGAGCTGCTACTTTTTGTTTTTCACAACAAGATTGAGTAATAGCTTGATTATTTACATTATGTGCTTCATATTTATCAAAATCCCAAATATTTATTTTCTTTACCCCAAATCTTATCAGAGTTTGTAAAACGAATGAACCAGTGGCCCCAACTCCGATAATATGGACCTCATCATTTAACACTTCGGGATTGAAAACTTCAATACTTCTACTTAAATCCATTTTTATCATTTCCTTTCTTTCTTTATTTTATAAATATATTATAAAACTTAAAGGTAGAAAGAGTCAACTCTTTTTGCATATTTTATGTAGTTAACTCTTTCAAAAATGTTAGCTGATAATCTTTTTTGTCAAAGACATCATCTATGTTTATTTTTGATACTTCGACCTTTTTCTTTTTAGAAGGTGTTGATGCTGGTAGAGCCTTATTTGAAGAATTATATCCTTTCCAATAATCATCTCTGCTATTATAAGAAGAATAACCACTACTGCTTGAACTATAAGTTGTTGAAGTATATGATTTCTTTTTTACTTTTTCTTTTATTTCGTCTTGGATTTGTTTTCTCAATTCAATGCCTTCTGGACTATATAATATGACTTCATCCGTCATTACTTTAGCTTTGATGGTCTTGTCATAAAATGTAATATTATATTCTCCTTTTTTATTTGTTATAAGACGAATATAGAAATCATCTACATCTTTTGAAAGTTCAAGACCTTGTGCGTCATCTTGTCCAGAAGGAGAAGGTGACATATTAACATGACTATGTCCCCATAATTTACACTTAGATAGAAATTCAGCTCTTCCTTTATCATCAAGTTTATTATAAAAATCTATAATTGCCGTTGGTGATAACTCTGTTGTTGTCGCATGAACTTCTTGATCTACTAAGAATACATCTGTTACCATGTATCCTTGGCCGTCTTGTAGTTTTTCAACATATCCCAACCAACCAATTTCATCTTGACACAGTTCAACATATAACCTCATTTTATCATATGCTTTTTTTAAGAAATATAATCTATATCTAAGACCCTGGTCTTCTAATTCAATAGTTTTTATAGCCATTATAACACCACTCCTTTACTTACTCTCTCCATTATTTTTTCATATACATCTGGTTCTCTTTGATGTATTAAATCTAAACATTGTTTTAAGTTAGATTCTTGCATTTGTTCTGACCAACTTTCACAACTACCATCAAAATACTTTCCATAACTTTCGCACATATTAGCCATTGTTGGATTACTTAATAATTTCTCGTATCCTTCTAAAGTTCGATCTAAATCTTTTAAACTTACATTATTTCTTTTAGCTATATCCTCAACGTAAGGCCATACTTCAATATTTCCATTTTCATCTCCCATTGGTAATACATAATATCTTTGTCCAGCTGCATCTGGAAGATTGATTGAACGAAGATAAACTTCAAATGACATCAATAACATATCTAATCCATTCTTACTTGCTCCAGATATTGCTGCTCCAAGTTCTCCTACGCAAGCCTGACCGTTTCCGATGTGACAAGCCATTCCGTGAAAATAAGTATTTTTTATCATTACGTTTCTAACTCTAGTCTTAGGATAATGATCGTTTCTTTCTCCTCTAATATTGAAATTATTTGATATAATATAATAATCTGGTAACACTATAAAATATTTTCCTAACATTTGATATTTCATTATACGATATAAAATATCTTCTTTTTCAAAATATCGTAACGGTATATATCTTGCTATATTTGGAACATATGTGCAAGCCATTGGATTTGTAAGTATTCTTAAAGAATCATCTGGTCCTGCTTCAATTTTGTTTATCCATTTCATATTCATAATATTTCTTAAATTGGTTTTACTGACATCTTCTGGTTGTTGTAAATTTCTTAATTCTTCTTTTCTTTTTTCTAATTTATCTTCAAGTACCGCAATTTGACTTTTCATTTCAGCGAGTGACATTCTATCATTTATTTGACCTAATAGAAAACGGTTGTCCTGCATCATTTGTCCAATTATGTTATAAAACCAATTGATTTGTTCTCTTTTTATATTATTTGATTTTTCCCATTTATCCATATCAAAAAGTAATACTTTTGAAGAGATATCTCTAAAAGTTATTCCAGCATCTGCATTATGTCTCTTCATGTTACCATCACTAAGATTCCTCATTATACGATTTACTACTATGAATATTCTATCGAAATGTTTTAAGTTTTTTTCTACGAGATGTTTTCTAATATTGCCATATGAAAAGTTTCCAGTAGTATCATAATCTATGACTAATGTTGTCCCTTTACTCTTAACTCCATACATGGCAAAGAATAAACTATGATTTGCTTCAACTGAACTAAACATTCTATCAAAAACATAGAAAACTCCATTTGGTAATTTGATAATTGGCAAATTCCTACTAACGTTGTTCCAATTCATTTAAGTTCACATCCCTTCTTACTATATATTGACCATTTTCTTTATACAACATTGAATATACATCATAAAATGGCTCATTATAATCTTGTACTGATTTTATATCTATCATTGGGAAAGGAATAAATTCTTTAATCCTATACTCAATTGATGCAATTTTTTCTTTTTTGTCATTTATCTCTCTTCTGCATTGAGCTATCGACATTATCAAATCTCTTTTTCTTGCCAAGAACTCTTGTCTTATGGTATAAGTTCTTCTTGAATCAAATTTCTTTATAATATCTTCTATTGAAGTCTTAGAAGCAATGAAAATTTCATTTAAACTTCCTACACTCTTTGTCAATAAATTCATTTCTATTTCTTTTTTTACTTCTTCATCTTTTGGTAAAACCACAATAGAAGATGGATCTACTCTTTTAAAATATTTTTGTATTATTAGTTTTCCGTCTTCTTGTAGTTCCGTTTTATCTTCTGGAACAAAGTTAATACATCTTATGTTCATTCCTGAATAATAATCATATTCCATATAAGCAGGAAATATATAATCTGGTAAAAAGTTTAAAAGTAAAACTCCATTTCCATTTGATATATTTTCATAATTCTTTAGATCTATCAAACCCCTACTGTTAGATAATATTATTTGTTCTCTATTTGTTATAATGCAGTCTTTTACTTTGAAGTTACCGAAATTGTAAGTATTATGCCATTTATTAGAATCTCTTCCTGTAAATATTAAATCTAATACTGTATTTTCTTTTAGTCCTTTTTGTTCTAAAAGTTTCAAGTTTTGTTTCATACTATCACTTGATGTAATTCTATAAGCATAAACACCATTATTATATTGATGACTGATAATATAAGAATATCTTCCATCAAAGTCTGACCAATTATTTAAAGAATTAAATTTATTTTTTCTAAAAACTGCTATCTGTTTTCCTTTTGAATTTATTACTCCATCATACACATCAATATTAGTTTCTTTTTCCAACATTTCTTCTAATTTTTTTATCAAAGACTTTTCTTCACTCCAGCTTAAAAATAATGTTGTATAATAATTTTCTGTAAAAGTTTCTCCATCGTTATTTGTTGTATTTTTTGTTATTATATTTCTCGGAAGAAGTAGAAAGTTTTTCTCTGGGAAATAATAATCTAATATTTGTCCTTGATTTGTTATTCCTTCTATATTTTTAAAATACAATATACTATAACAAAAATTTTGTTTTTGTGTAAAATTGTCAATGAAAATACTTTGTGAAGTCATATTAATACTATTCTTTAGCATATCTTACTTTCTCCTTTCTTCTAACATATTTCAAATATCATTGTATTCATATCTTTTCGTGTCTCTATAAAACCTTTTGTTGTTTTATCTTTTATCTTATCTAATTGTTCGTATAGCTCATCAGTATTCGGATGTTCTTTTGTGTATAAAACTTGAACAGGATATCTTTTTACAAATTCTTCAATATCCATAATATCATACAGATAAACGGGATATTCATCTTTTCGTGTCCCAGGTCCAAACAAGACATACGTGTTATCACTAGTTTTTAATAAAATCATTTGTTTGTACGGAGAGAACCAATGTTTTTTTCCTAATATCCCTATAACACTATCTGTGTTTTCTGCTCTCCATTCTATCTGATTAAGTGAAAGACTTGGAATATTACTTTTCCATATTTTTTTAGAACTTTCTAATAATTCTGTTAGATATTTATTATTTCTTAATCTCATCATCTGCATCTCCTCCTAAAGCATATTCTGCTACACCTCTTAAAGAAACTACTTGAATAAGATTTTCTTCTTCTAATATATCTTTTTTGTCAATTCCATCTTCCACTACATCTTCTAACATTTGTTCAAAACTAATAACTGTTCCATTATCTTTATCATCTTTAGATACTTTGATATCATCTAATGTTGCCAGATATTCTTGCCAGATAATTGGGACTTCGTCTACTTTTCTTAGTGTATCTAAACCTATTAGTGAATTATTATCCCATTGAACCATAATGTCTTTTGCAATTGAATTTTTATAAGGCTCACACCAATATAAATAATTTACTAATATTTTATATTTTTCATATCCTGTTAAGAACATACTTAATATTTCTATTTCATCTTCATTACACAATTCGACAAAACCTTTTGCCAAACCTTTGTTATTTGCCATTATATAAGAACTATCTTCTTCTCTAACAATAAACAAAGGAAATGCCTTACACAAAGTTGAAATTAAGGTTTTTTTAGATTCACCATCATCTCCAAAGATAAAAGACGCTTGAACAACATATTCATCAATATCCGATTTAATGTCTAAACCTTTTGCTAGTTTTTGCCCACTTGCAGTTTTTAAAAACTTTGATATTGGACCTTCTTGTCCAACTAATGACATAAATTCTATACTGGCATCTAATGTTTCAAAACTTTTCTTTATTGTTTCGTAGTCAGCAGATGTAATAAACCTTAATACAAAAGTACCAATTTGTTCATCATCTTTATCTATTAAGTCAAATTTCGTATCATTCATATTTTTCCCCTTCCCTTCTTGGTTACCATAATGTCTTTTCATATATTCTATATACATGTCGTCTTTTTCATAATCATAATTATCCCAATCTGAACTTCCCCAGGGATAATCTTCTCCATAGTCATAATCATCCATGTCTATAAATCCTCCACAATCCATACATATGCAATCATATTTATAAAGCGTATATCTGTCTTGTGGCGTTCCACAAAAGGGACATATAATATAATCATCACCTATATTTTTTTTCATTTTTATCACCTTTTTCTTTATAATATAATTATAAATCTTTTTTCTATAAAAAATCAAGATTAAAAAATAAAAAAAGCTAGCAATCTTTTTCTGTTTTGCTAGCTAACCTGTTCTAGTATAGAACTCCTTATTCTCTATTTCTTTTATTGTATTAAAAGTCTTAACCATTATACTCATTTCGCCAAGATCTCCATCATACCATTGTTCTATGACATTGTCATCTATTTTATTCTCATGAGAAAAATGGTAGATTAATTCATCTTCATAATATAATAAACTACGAATGGCTTCATTATAAGATTTTTCATTAGTTGTCAAAAAAACACTAGTTCCAGAATGCCCATCAGTTTCTATACTTGCTATAATTAATTTTTTCATTTATATACCACCTTAATCATATTCTTTCCCTTATATCCTCTATCAATGACTGAGTCTTTATCTTTTACGAATAAATCAAGTCTATTTTCTTGGACATAGGAGCATGCTCCACAACTGTCTAAAATTACACCTTCATATTGAATTCCATCAATTTCTATAAGCACATTATCATAATAACGAAAATAATGTTTGTCAGTCTTTTCACCATAACGACTTTTTAAATATACAGTAGCTCCAGCTAACACTAGTTTTCCCTGATAGGTATACCATCCTTTTTCATTGACTTGAAAATCTTTCGTTTCTAAACCACTTCCTGTATGATTTGAAATTTCTGCAGGGTAATAACTTGTTAATCGATAACTAAATGTCTTATTTAGTTTTTTTTTAAGTTTTCTTGACAGGTATTTAGCTCTTGTTCTTTCTCTTCAAGAGAAGCTGCGGTGTCTGTTAGAATAATACTTTGCTCATTTAACATAATATCCTGTTCTTTCAATAGAATTTCTTGTGCCTTAATCGTTTCTTCTAATTCAGATATTCTATCTTTTTGTCTTTTGCTAGCAATTCCATAAGAAATTGAAGTAATAAGCATAATAAGCACAATGGCGGTCATCCCTGTTATGATCTTTTTAGTGTTTTTGTTCATATGTTATTCTCCTAGATTGATATAATGAGGTTTCTTATCAAAAATACTGATTTGCTGAGCAACTAAATATGTTTTAATCCAACCCATTTTAATAAAACCAGATATGCTTATTGTATACCCAACTTCTATTTGATCAATGTCGTCCATTTCATCTAGTAATACTTTTATTTTACCTAATCCATAGTCAATATAGAGAGTATTTTTCTTCTTTTTATAAACGACTCCGTAAAGAAGCGTAAAGTTAATTTGCTTAGTTTTTACTTTTGCCACTTAAATAACCTCCTTTAATTTCCTTTTATAGAATAACTTAAAGATTAGGTTATCCTATAAAAAGAAACTAATAATTAGTTTTCTTTTTTAGTTTCTTTTGTAGTTTTTTTCTTATTAGATAATCCACTTAAAATTTGCATTTTAGCAAAATCACTTAGATCATTTTTTCCGTTTTCGTTACTCATCAATGCCATTAACATAATAGGATTTTCACTGAAATCAGCGATACCTTTTCCTTGTCCTGATAAAGCTTGGAACATCATAATTTTAGATAGATCAAAGTCTTTTCCACCCATTAACGCATAAGCCATCATAGGATTTGAAGCGATATCAGTACCTAAAATGTTATTTGTTCCTAAGCAATTAAATACCTTAGTGTAATATTTCATTCCAAATACATTTGTTTTTGGTACTAAAGTACTTTCAATTGCGTCTTCAAAATCGATACCTTTTACTACATTATCTTTTGATACTGTAATATAATAAGGTTTGTTTTGATGAAGAATAATATCTCCAACTTCTAATTCAGTTGTTGGCATTAAGAATAATAAATCTTTCATATCATCAAAGAAACCTGTTGTAACTTCTACTAACTCTCTAGTTTCTGGATTGAATGTAATATATTTGCCATCCTTTCCTTTTACTGCTAATCCGTTAATAGATAATCTGAATTGGTCTGAACCAATTTTCCCAAAACTAGAACCTAGATTTGAAAACATATTTGTTTCCTCCTTTACTTTTTTCTCTTCTTTATTCTCTTCTGCTACTGCACACTTTCTTTCAGTGTCGCAACATTTCTCACAAGTCATATCGTTTTCAGTATCACCAAGTAGACCCTTTAAAAGTTCTTCTATCGAAGGCTCTTGATCTATGCTTTCACCAATTAGATATTGACTTTCTTCTGACGGAGCTACAATAATATATTCTCCATTAGCTGCTTTTACCTCAACGATAGTATTATCTAAATAGATATTACGTTCGTTATCCCAGATGTAAACAATTCTTCCATCTTTTTTTGCTACAAATTCCAATAAACTTTTTACATCATCAGAATTCGGAGTAAATAGTTGATTGCTTACTCTTGCAAATTCAGTATTTAAGCAGTAATGTTCTTTTACAGAATCATATTCTAGCTCAACGTGTTCCCCAATGTTTAAATTAACTGTGTTCTTAGGTACTCTAAAAACTAATACAATCATTTTGTCTTTCATCGGAAACCTCCTTTTCCTTTTTTACAATATAATTATATAATAGATATGCGGTTCTTGTTTAGTCTTTTTTCTTATTTTTTTCTAAAAAATTATCTAAATACTCATGCTTTAGTATGATGTTTCTTTTTATGCCATTTTCTGTATAAGCTTTTGCCATATAAAAGAATATCTTTAATCTTGATAATAAATCATTGCTTTGCTGAAGATGAATCGTTTCAATTTTTAATTCATTTTCTATGATACAATCAAGTACATCTAAAGCATCATTTGTAGCAGGAATACTTAATAATTTAATTTTATTGAACTTAATAAAATCTAATAACTCGTCCATAGAGGATATTGTTATAAATTTTTCTATTTCAATATTTTGCCCTGGTAAATAAACTACTTGAAGCATTTTTCTCACCTCTTGTATTTATTATACCAAAAAATTATAATTTTGTAAAAAAACAGTACCTGTTATCGTAAGGTACTATCTGGTGACGAATTGCACGTCCTACGAGAATAGAACTAACTATTATACCAGAACGCTATAATTACTCGACCGTCGGTTTCGCACCAAAGGGGATTATAGAGCTCCCTACTATGTTTTTTCTGGACTCCATAGCTGAGTTTTCAGTATTCTTAAATAAGAAAATACTGTCGTGTATTTTAACGAGCAAACACGCCTAAGCTCCATTACGTTGGGTACTGCCCCCTTCGAGCTCAAAGGCTCGTGATCTATATCTTGTAATCATTTAACTGATAATATATAACATATTTAGACAAATAAAGAAACGAAATTGGATTGACTACCAATATACTAAGAGTTTGCATTAACTTATTCCACATCATATTGCGTTTTCTTAGGATTCTGCAGCTCAGCTGGATGCCCAAGAAATCAACTATATAATCCATATAGTCTTAGCCAGATGTCATCTACGAGTGTTCGGCGAACCTACTTACGCATAAGAAATCTCTTTATTTATCTAAATATATTATATATTATCAAAGAACTTTTTGTTAAGATAAAATCTTAATTTTCTTCATTTTCATATAATACTTTCATTAGCTCATTTGCTAACTTCTGTATTTCTTCTCCATAAACTGCTATGAATTCACAAATAAATTCTTCATCTCTGAATTGCTTATTGCTTATAGCATATGTCATAATAAATGCGTGAACTAATTCATGAACCAATGTTTCTCTCATTTCCTCATAATCATCTAATAATCCATCATCAAAATAAATAATTCTTAATTGTTTATAAAGTTGAGCTATACATGGCTCTCCATTCATTATTAAATGTTCATCGCCTTGATGTGCAGACTTAATTGTCCATCTCTTGTTTTTTATACGAAAAGTATATGTCATGCACTCAGTCCTTTCTTCTTTTTTAATAAAACATAGGAGAATGAGCGGACGAGATTCACATACTCGACATCCGAATAAATCGTGTCTTGCATTAAACGACAAGAATCTATAAACGAAATCCCCTTAATCAAAAAAGATTTACTATGCCTTAGCTTCTATTCTCATTCTCCAATAACCTTATTTCCAGTAGTTTAACTGGTTTGGTTTACTAACCGACTAATAGTTAAGTTATTTCATTCGTACAGACCCACCAAAACGCAGGCACCTTTATAGTCGTTTATTACTTTAACAAAAACTATTTTGGCTGAAAATATATAACAAATAGAAATTTATTATTTATTTGTTAAATAATAACTTCTAATGTTTCTCATTTCATTTCCTACTTTAACTCCATTAACTCCAGTCTTTTTTACATATCCCTTACGAACTAATGATGCTAATGTAGTAGATACACTTTTTTGTGTCATTTCACAAGCAATGCAATCTAATTCATAATCTTCCTCGTTTGGAAGGATTTCCTTTAAATCAACTTCTTCTAATTTATCTAAGATCTCATAAATATGAGTTTTATGTTCTTCATCATTTGCATTTAATCGTTTTAAAATGTCTAAAATAATTATTGCTTTTTTAGATAAGTCATTCATTCTATCATTCTCCTTTTTTTCTTATAAATATATTATAAATCTTTTTACAAGAAAAAATCAAGTTTTTTTGATAATTTTTTCTCATAAAAAGAACTATAAGACATTATAGTCCTAAAGCTTCTTCATTTTTTCTACGATTTATCTCCATTAGATGAGCTGTTTCAGCATCTATATCATCGTTTTCATCATCATAATCGTCATCATAATCGTCATCATCATAATCATCGTCATCATACTCATCATCATATTCGTCATCTTCATAGTCTTCTTCTTCACCGAATTGTCTATCAAGATTTGCTAATGTATTTTCAATAGAAAGTAAAACATCATCATCTTCAGTAATATAATCCGCAACATCAGCAAGATCATCCTCTTCAGCTTCTACTCCATATGCCTGTTCTGCATACCAAGCTGCGATCACCTTTATTAAATCGTCCTTATCTAATCCTGTAGCAATTTGTTTTAAATCAACATAAACATCTACCATAACAAAATTCCTCCTTTTCTTATTTACATTTATATTTTATTATGTTTATCTATAAAAAGTCAAGTATTTATTGTATTTTTTCCAAGATATTTTTTACAAATTCTGGAGAAGCAGTATAAGTTTTGCTGGAATTGGCGTCTTTAAATACAAATTTAGTTCTATTAAATTTGATAAAACTATATTCCTTATTATCTATTCCAATGAAATGTTGATTCTTTTTCATTTTTCTAACTTTACGCTCATTCATAAAATCTTGTATTGCTTTTTCTTCTAATTTATCAACAACTTCCTGATCTATTTCATCGGTTATTTCCACGACACCCTTTAAAATATATCTCTTATGGCTTTCTCTATCTTCAACAACTGCTCGAGTTCGTTTCGGCTCTATAAAGACAAATTCTCTTCCATCCTGAGATTTTATAACTTGACCAATTTTTAATTCATTCATTATTGAAGTCAGATTTTCTTTCATATTATCACTTCTTTTCATAAAAATTATAAAATAAAAAGCTAGTAAAAAACAAGTATTTTTTGTAAATTTTACCAGCTGTTTTTTTAATGATGAATTAGCATATTCCAGCTGAACGCATCATTTCTTCTAATGATTGTTTTGGTTTTTCTTGATTTTGAATTTTAGCTCCATCTTGAGTTTGCATTTTACGAGCCTTTCTACAATCAGCACATCTCTTTGGTAATGCTAATTCTTTACTTTCGTAAAATTCTTGCTCTGATGCAGTGATAGTAAATTCTTTACCACAATCTTTACAAGTTTGAACAAGATCTTGTTTTTCCATTTATTTCCTCCTATTTATATAAAAACCATAAGGTTTTTTTCTCTTTAGTGCCACAGACTATATTGCGGATAGTAAGTGGACTTTTTTGACTACCTTCAATCAGATTCGAACTGATACCACGATGATTTCATTCATCAATGAGCTTACCACAGGCTCTATATTCTTGTCTGGAGAAACTTTTTATATAAGCCAAAGAATCCCCCGATTATATAAAACCAACCATAGACTAGTCTGTAATACTAATCTTTCTGACTACCTCTCTTTATATAATCTTTCTTTTTAACAATATAATTATATAATTTAAAAACAGTTTTTGTAATCTCTTTTAAATAAAAATAAGAGAGCGATTTTTTTAAATACTATATCGTTCTCTTATTTCTTTGAGATTGGTATTTCTTTTACAGGTTCTGTTTTATAAAAAACATCTACATATAAAAGACCGTCTTTACATTCGTATTTAATTTCTTTTACTTTTAATCTATTTAAGGTAAAACGATTTGAAATACTGTATTTAGTTCCAGTTATTTCATTATCAGTTTCTCCTGTAATATATAAATAATTAGTTCTGTCATCATAAGTACTTTGCTTTACTTCAACTTTTATATCTTCTTCGGCAATTCCAAGAGCATTAAGGACAATGACATCTTTTCCATCATCTTTTAAAATTTGGTAAGGATGACTATCTCTAATTGCTCTATTAACCTTAGCAAAGTCTTTGTCAAAAAATAAATCATAAAACATATAAATCACTCCTGCCTACTTGGGCAAATAAATAATAATTTTTTCGCTCTCTTATTATTCAAGTGAGATAAGGGCGCCAGTCCTTATTTTCATAAAATGAGTTTTATTATAGGCTATAAACTACTCGCTATTTTTCCTGTATGTTCCTTTTGTTTTTGAATCCCAAAATACTTTTGGGCTTATTTTTTTACTTAATTCTAATAATTTGAAACTCAACTGTTTCTTTTTATAATGTCCTTCTGGAAGCTCATCTAATTCTTTTTTTATTTTATCAAATTTTTCTTTTCTTCTTTGGTTTATAGGTTTATATCGATCCAACACATCTATTAACTTTGAAACATTTTCAGCAGCTACTTTAGCTTCTTCTTCTGTCAAATCAACTTTAGGTTTCTCTTTTTGTGCTTCTTCATATTGATCTGCTTCATCTAACGAAACCTCAATCTCAGTATCCATAGGTGCTGTTGTATATTTTTCTTCTTCCATATTTCTATTTCCTCCATTCTTTTTATATAAATTAAGTATAACACTTAAAATTATTTCTGTAAACATTTTACATTTATATTATATAAAAAAAGACTACTTTTTGTGTAGTCTTTTTATTATTTTATGTTTATAAACGGAATACTGTCACCAATAACAGTAGAAGGAGTTTTTCCATCCCACTTTTCAATAGCCTTTAGTTGAGCCTCAATTCTTCTTAGCTCCAATAATTGATCTGTTATTTCTTGCTTTTGTAATTTTAAAGACTCAGCTTCAGCTTTTGCTTCTGTTATTTTTTTCTCTGCTTCAACTTTTGTTTTTTCTAATTCTTGTTGAGCTTTTTTAACTTCTTGCTCTGCTATTTGTTTTGCCTCTATTGCATTATTATATGCCTCACTAAAATTTAAGTTAATAATATTTAGTTCTGAAATTACGATTCCGTATTTTTCAACCTTAGCGTTTAAGTCTTCAATTATTTGTTTAGATACTTCACTTCGTCTTGTTACTAATTCTTCTGCTGTATAAGCACTTGTAGCATTTTTTAATGCCTCTTGTACAGCTGGATTTAAAATTATTTCGGCGTAATTCGCTCCAACTTTTTTATATAATTCCACAACATTTTCTGGATTTAAACGATAGTTTATTGCAAAACGCATAGACACATCCTGTAAATCTTTCGTTGCCGCAGTGCTGTCTATTTCAGCTTTTTGAACCTTCATATTTACTTTTGTAATTTTTTCTATGTAGGGAATTTTAAATACAATTCCTTCTGCGGTTGTTTGTCCTGTAATTTTACCAAATCTACTTTTTACTCCTATTTCTCCAGAACGTATAGTAGTAAAACTACAAAGTAATGTAATAAAAACTATTAACGAAACAACTCCAATAATAACTCTTTTAATGATTTTTTTCGTTTCATTCTCATCATGTTTGTACGGCATGTTTTCCTCTCTCCTTTTCTCAATGTTTTTTCAACTTTTTCTAATTCGTGAGGAAAGAAATTGTGGTCATCTACACCAATGTCAAAATGTTTTGGGCTAAACTGGGCTTCACTTGGAAGCTTATGTCTGTGACCATGAATATTATAGAATTTTCCAAGATCTCCTTGAATTGGATGATGACTAAGAATAAAGTCACTATCTACTATGATTGGACTTTTTGTTACTGTTTCAAATCCAGCTTCATAATAAGCGTTTTTGGTTAAATTGTCGTGATTTCCACAAATCAAAATTTTCCTACCTTTAAGATTTGAAACAATTTCTTTCAACATTGTTTTATTACCAAAGCAAAAATCACCAAGTACATATACGATATCATCTTCATTTATTACTTTGTTCCAATTATTTATAATAACCTCATTCATTTGTTCTACATTATCAAAAGGTCTTTGACAATATTCAAGAATTCTTGAGTGATTAAAATGTGTATCAGAAATTACATATCTTTTCATCTCTTTCCTCCTTTCTTATTTATAAATTATCTTTACTAATACAAATTGTAACATATTTACCAGTTCTATCTTCTATTATCTCTGCTTTTTGTGCTGGATTATCAAAATTTCCATCGCCCTCCCATATACAAGAAATAGATTCTTCCTCTCCTGTATTATATTTAAGATAAAAATGAGTGATGTCTCTGATTTGTTTCTTTTTATCTAACCCCAGCCTCTGGATTAAGCTTTCTTCTTCTCCAAAACCAAAGACTTTTTGTTTTCTATTTGCTATTTCATAAGGTAGTACAAACCATATATCTTGTGCTTCATTGTCATCAATTACAGCATTAGCACAAATACTAATATGTCTAACAATATTATGTAAAAATATATTACTAATTTCTTCTCTCGTAAAAGTATAGCATTCACAATTTTCAAATTGAATGGTTACTTCTACAATATCTTTACACTCGCCTTTTTTTAACTTACGAATTTTAGCCATGTCTTCACTCTCCAATCTATTTTACTTTTTTTACATATTTAACTTTCTAATAAATTTAATAGTTCTTGTCCTGTCATATCATTATTAACATAATCTAAATACCAATTGCAAACGTTCCATATTACATCTAAATCTTCTATATACTCTATATCATTATACATAAAAGTATAATCTCCAAAGTGGTCTTTCATTACTTGCTCCATATCTTCTTCTGTTAAGTTGTATTTAGTTCTATAAACTTCTTGTATCTTATCAAACGCTATTCTGCAATCATCAAGTAAATCTTCTGCACCTTGTACGCCGTTTCTTAGTGCTGTACTGATGAAGTTGTCAATAAGATCCACATTGCCACCATAATACTTATAATAAGCATACCAAAAGTCATGCAAGGTACTATATATTTTGGCACAAACTTGATCTTTAACCGTACGCTCTATTTTAGCCACAATTTTTACTCTCCAATCTATTTTACTTTTTCTTTATAAAAAAATTATATAATTTTTTTCTATAAAAGGTCAAGTCTTTTTTAATCATTAAGTTCTTTTTCTTTACACACTACTCTGTCCTTATTTTTATTTATCGGAATTAAATTAGTTGTTTTGTCAATATAATAAAGAGTAGGATCTCCGACTTCCACTTGATTTACTTCTTTCATGCACTTATAGCAATAAAGTTTTTTTAAGTGCCCGATTTTTTTCTTTAAAGATTTTTTTCTATTTATATATGTTATGGTTCCACATTCTGGACATTGAATTGCTGTTTGTATAAAATTACTCATTATTTATTATTTTCCAAAAATATTATATCGGTATAGTCATTTATATAAACATCTTTTTCACAGCCCTTTTTTACCGCTTCTTGAAGTATTTTTGTAATTTCCTCCTTTGTTAAATCACTTGTATCTCCAACTGAAGACAAAAATCCAGAAGCTTTGTCATCACCACAACCTATTGCATAATAATAATCATCTATTTCTAAAACAGAAAAATCTTGTCCTATTTCAAACATTTTATCTTTGGTGCAGTAAAGCATTACGCTATCCATACTTTCTGTCCCATTCGTCATAGTTATTCTTTTATTTTGTTGCAAGGATTGATATATTACAGGTATAATTGTTCTTATTACATATAAATCATTTATTAAAACATTATCTAAAATATCTTTATAAGGTAATATTTCTTCTATTGTTCTCATTATATTACAATCTCTTAAATATCCAACAACTCCAATAGCAGAATTTGAATATTTAAAATATTGTATTTTATTTCCATTATTTGATTTTGTTGTTCCGCAAGTTACTTGCTTATCAGCTATAATTGCTATGCCGTCTTTATATTTAGCACTAATTACAACGCTCATTCTTTATCATTCTCCTTTTCTTATAAAATTATACAATAAAAAAAGAGTTTTTGATAACTCTATTTTTTGATATTTTCTATTACTTCTTTTAGTCTAAGTGCATGCGTTTCATTTGCTACATTCAATATCAAAATGTTTTCTGTCGTTTTTATATGAAGCTCATTGCCAATCACTTCAACTACAAAATTTTTATTATTCGTATTCAAGAAAGTTTGTGTTTTTCTTAAATCAGCAGCCGTTTTAAAAGCTACCGTTCGTTCTGTGTCTTTGTCATATTCAAATATAAGACAGGCTTCTCCCAAACAAAAACTTTCCTTAATTTCTTTTATCTTTTTTCCTTCTATTGTTCCCCACATTTTATTCATCTCCCGTTTCTATTAAATAGGAGCACTTATAATAGGAATCTTTATTATACTACTGGAGAAATAAAAAACCATCATCATCTTCTACTGAGGAAAAATTAAAATATCTTATAAGATTTGAAACTTCATCTTTATTTCTTATTACTTTTTCTAAATTCATTATTCTTAGGCGGAAATCTTCTCTAAGCCAAGAATGTCTTTCATCAAAATTATAGTTTGGATAGACAGAACAAGCAAATTTTGCAGCTTCTTCTTTAAAATTGTTTTTTTCCTCAAACAATAGTGCAATAAGACTTTTAGATACAGTTCTAATAGTATCTGATATCTCATCTCTGCAATCCGTTTCATAGGAAGGTACTGTAGTATATCTAATCGCCCATAAATAATCTTTTATTTTGAATGTACTTTCTATTTTATTTGAACCATGACCAAGGCATTTATTACCAATTCTATTATCTTTTCGTAATCCTGCGAATACATTTAGTTCAGAGCTATCATCTTTTATATTTAAAGGCGTTATTTCTATTATTTGATATAGAAAACTATCATTATTGTAATTATTTTCATTACTTACATAACATCGTTTTATCACTTTTAAATTATTTTTATTAAAATAATAGATATCTTCATTTCTCCAGCGATTTTGTTGCTCAGTATTCTCATTAAAAACTAAATTATCTGTATCGAACCAATTACCATAAGTTTGGAAATGTTCTTTTGCGATATCTTCAAATGCTTTTATTAATTTTTGTCTTGTATGTGTTTTTCTTGGATCAAATGCAACTGGGAATATAAATGTATTATTTGTTTCCTCATCAATATAAGAAAAAATATTTAAAAACATTATATTATAATTCATATAATCACTCCTTTTAATAAAATTATAAGATATATTACTTGGAAAAGTCAAGTTTTTTAGAAAACTTTACAGAAATAAAAAATACAATATAATTATATTATAATAAATAATGGAGCGAAATAGAATGAGCGACATTATTTATATATTTAATATACATTATATTATATAATATATTCTTTTTTCTTTGCATACTTTCTTTTTCTTTTTTCTTTTCATTATTATAATAATAATTTTTTTAAAAACAAAAATACAAGTCTTTACAGAAATAATTTGTTATTATATAATATATGTGAAACTTAAAGTTTCTAAGCTCGTAGAAAGACGTGCGGTCATTTAGAATAAAATCTCTATGGCACTACGAGTGATGGGCACGATACTAAAAGGGGTTTCGGAGTCGCTATCCGATATGTTAGTTTTAGTCACCAGAGTTCTAACAGAATAAAATAAAAACTGAGTGTCATTTTAATTTTAAAAGGACTTGACTTTTGAGTCCTTTTTATTATAAAATATTTTTAGAAAAGTGAGAAAGGAGAAAAAGTTATGAAAAAGTATTTTTTATGTTCTGATATTCATAGTGATTATACTGCGTTAATTAATGCTATTAATGACAGTGGCTTTGATGAGAAAAATGATGATCATATTCTAGTAGTCGCTGGAGATATCTTTGATAGAGGACAAGAATCTATTGCTCTATATAATTATTTAAAAGAATTAACTGACAAGAAAAAAGCCATTGTTCTTACAGGGAATCATCATTTTATGTTAATAGATTTCTTAGAATGTAATAACCCATACTTATGTTTTTTCAATTATCGCAGAAATGGATTAAGTGCTACTATAGATGATTTTTCACATCGCACAATGGGTTGGGATACAATGATTAATTTAAAGTATAGTTCAGATGAACAAAGAAAGATGAGCGATCAAGATTGGAACAAGGAATGGGAATTATTTATTAAAGACACATCAAAAGAAATTAACGAAGAATTTCCTGACTTACTACCTTGGCTTAAATCTTTACCAGACTTTTTAGAATTAAAAAATTCTATTATTACTCACGGTATGATAGATTGCACTCATGGTAATTGGAGAACTCCATTACAAGGATGGAAAGACTGTCATTGGGCAAAACCTAAAGACGCAGCTTTCTTAAGAAATGACACAGGAAAACATATTTATCTTGGTCATATTGACGCAGATACTATCCGTGAATGTTATCATTTAGAACCAGATAATGAAACACTATTTACACGTCCTGGCGGTGATGTAACTTATTTAGATTCTTGCACTATCTTGACACATAAGGTAAATGTGGTCGTGATCGATGATGAACCAATTAATGGCTAAAAATACTTGACTTTTGATAGTAAAAAGTTTTATAATAATATTATAATAATGAAAGGAGAAAAGATTATGATTAAAAAGAGTATATATCCAAAAACAGAGAGAATTAGTGAAAGAGGAGACCGTATTTATTTAACAGAAAAAATGGACGGTTCAAATTTAGTTTTCTTTAAAAAAGATGGAGAATTATGGTTTGCCCAAAGAAAAACTATAATTTCTCTTTCTGAAATTGATGAGTATAGAGATATAATGTATAAAGGATTATATCAGTTTTTAAAAGATAACGGGAATCAACTAAAAGAGAACCTTTATGACAATTCTGCTCTATGTGGCGAGTGGATGGGAATGGGATCTACTAAATATCCAGAAGGAACATTTGATAAAAAATGGTATATGTTTGCAAAAGCAAATATAAATGAGAATTTTGAGTTGTGCAATTTTAAATACAATCACGACTTATTTATATACCCTTTCATTGATCAGATTTTTCCTTCATTTCTTGGAATAGTTCCAACTGTTTGTGAAATACAAACTTTACCAAATAAAGAAATACTTGATAATATCTATAAGGAATATACAGAAAAAATCAATAGGCCTGTAGAAGGTTTTGTAATAAATTATAGAGATATAATTTCTAAGTATGTTCGTTTAAAAAATGGTAAATTGGTAGAATATTCACAAGAAGACCATAAGGGTTCTGCCTCATAAGGAGGTGAGCAGAAATGCTAAGATTGATTAGAAAAATATTTGGAGATAAGTATGATAGACATATGAAAAAACCAAATCATTTTTATGCCAATCCTGTGAGTGAAGAGTGTTGGAATTTAGATTTATCTTTTATTGAATTTATAATTCCTCGCTTAAAAATGTTTAAAGAAGAAGCAAGTAAAACGATTGTCTATGACTTTACCATCATAGATAAAATCTTAGAAGGCTTTGAACTTTACCGTCATATATTTGATTGGGATACCACTAACGTAGAAACAGTCAAAGATAATTTAAAAAAAGTTCAAGAATCTATGGACTTGTTTAGTAAGCATTGGATGGAATTCGGATGGTGAGTTTTTATCTTTAATTTATCCTGCAAGGAGGATAGATTTTTATGAGAAAAGAAAGAATGAAAAGAAAAGATGACAAATATCCCTCCTCTAATCGAGGAAAAATAAATATAAGTATTGAAAAATCAATGCTAATTAGGGTTATTATCTTAATATTGACACTTTTTCTAATATTAGGTTGTACCATGAATTATGATACACCTAGAAAAAAAGTTTTTTGTTATGACGGTTATCATAGCTCCAGCGGCTGGGTAAGTGCTGAGAGCTCTTACAAATACTGGGTAGTTGGAGAAAATGGTAAAGTAATAGAGTATAGCAAAAGTAAATGCTCTACAAGGGGATAAAAAATTAAAGATAAAAATATCAAAAGAACTTGACAATTATCAGGTTCTTTTTTTATAATAATAATAGATAAAATAAAAAAAAGAAAAAGGGTGATGCTATGAATAATACGCTTACAATAATGGTTGGTTTACCAGCTTCAGGTAAAGATTTTTTTATAAAGAATAATATTGATAATGCTTTAATATTAAGTAGTGATAATTTACGAGTAGAGCTATATGGATATGAAGATCAAACCCATAACAAAGAAGTTTTTGAAGAAATGAACAGGAGAACAAGAAATGCTGGTAAAGAAAATAAAAATGTTATTTATAATGCAACTAATATTAACAGAGGCAGACGTGTGACATTGGCACAAGAAATGCAAAAATATTTTAAATATATTAAAGTTATAGTATGTGTTTGTTCTATTAAAACCCTTTTATATAGAAATAAAACAAGAAAAGAAAGACATCTCCCAGAAGATAAATTAAAACAAATGATAAGATCTTTTCAAATCCCAACTTTATATGAGTATCATTATGATGATATAGAATATGTGTGGACTGAAACAAAAAGACGAGGATTTGAAAGAGATAAGATTACTCTTTTAATGGATTATGACCAACACAATAAACATCATTCAGAAAACTTAGGAATACATATATTGAGAACTGCTGATTATTGCAAAGAAAACGACAAAGCTTGTAAAGCAGCTGTATATCATGATTTGGGTAAGCCATTTTGCAAAACAACAGACGAGGAAGGTTTTAATCACTTTATCGGACATCCTAATGTAAGTGCATATTTATATTTGACAGATACGGTTGGTAGAGATTTTGAGGCAGATGTTGCAATGTTGATAGAATTCCACGATTATATATTCAATTTTCAAGATTTTGAAAGTATGAAAAAGAAGCTAGAAAATAAATATCCTTCTTTAAAAGAGGACTTTTTTGAAGCTCTCAAACTTTTAACAGAAGGAGATAGACTAAGACCGAAAGGGGATGTGTGATATGTTTAATATATATTCTATTTATGCAGGTTGGATGACTGTTTCTTTTGGAGAAAGAAAGGATGAAGGATATAGTTTCACAGATAAGAATGGAGAAGTATTTCATTTTTCTTACCTAGATGACGTAAAAGAACAACTAGATAACTTATTCAATTTAGATTATGATGATACTAGTAATAAAAAGGACGAAGAATTTGATTTAGAGGGAGAAGATGTATGGATTCACACTGCTCTATGGGGAGATAAAATTCACATTTTTTGTTCTTATATGTATGTAGATGAACCAAGAGACTTTCATTATATTTTTGATTACAAAGACTTTCTAAAAGAATATGTAGAAGTAATGAAAGAATACAAAGAACAATATCTTAAGGATTTTTCTTATCACGAACCATATTATAATTGGGACAATAGAAATTGGGAAGAAATTATTGAAAAAATAAAATAAAGACTTGACTTGTGTTAGGTCTTTATTTTATAATATTTATAGATAAAAAGAAAGGAATGGTGAAAAAAATGAAAAGTGTTATGGAAACCTTATTAAAATATAAACAAGCATTAGAAAAAGACGGATACGATGTACTTTATATTGCACTCTATGGTTCACAAAACTATGGAGTTTCAGATGAGTGTTCCGATGTAGATGCTAAGGCGATCATCTTACCAAAGATAGACGACATAGTCTTTAAAAGAAATATAAGTTTTGTAAGAGAATTTGATAATGGTGCCTGTGATGTTAAAGATTTAATTACTTTTTATAATGTAGTCAAAAAGGGAAACTTTTCTTTCCTTGAACCTTTTCATACTCCGTATTTTATCGGAGATGTTTATCTAAAATGTTTATTTTCTTCTATACCAACTAATCAAATGTCATTATTAGGAGGTATGTATGAAAAACAAAAAGCATTTTTACACGAATACCCAAGCAAAAAGGAAGAATTTAGTAAATTTGGGTGCGATCCTAAACAATATCATCATATAGTTAGATTATATGATATTATAAAATATGCAGAAAATAAGAATACTTTGAACTTCCCTTTTTTGAGATATTATGGAGAAGGGGCAGAATATATGAAGAAGATAAAAAGAGACTTAAATGGATTAACTGTAGAACAAATACAAAAAGATATAGAAATGCGAATAGAAGAGGCAAAGGCTATTCTTGATAATAAACAATATAAGTTTCAAGAAGTAAACTTAGAAGAAGAAGTAGGATTTTATTTAAAACAAAAGATAAAGGAGGCGTTGTTAAATGAACAAATATGATATGGGGTTAGTAAGAATAGAAAAATTAGAATCATGCAAAACAAGATTAAAAGAATTAAATGAGTATGTAGAACAAATTGATAAAGAAATGGGAAAATTAGGTGGAACTTTTTCTATTAAGGCAATGCAAGACTTATTAGATAGAATAATAAAAAGTTTCGCAGAAGTAGAGTTTCTGGATAAAGAAAGTTATTGTAGTTTTATCAATGAAATAAAAGAAATAGAAAATACTTGTGATAAAATAGATGCCTTATATAGAAAAATTGGTAGTGATTTCGGTAATTTTAGTTTATTTGAATATATAGTATTAGCAACTGATTTATTAGAATATGCCACATATGATAGCATAATTTGTCCAGATTATCCTTGTACATCAGAAATTATGTATAATGGTGAGTTTAGTTATTATTTGACCTCCGATTCAACAAATGAAGTAGTAATAGATTCACCAGAAAAATGTTGGGATTATTTAAAAGAAAACTATGACGCAATAGAAGATTAAATTAACCAAAATAGTTGATTTTTTCTTGCATTTTGTTATATAATATAAATATAAAGAAAGGAGATTGAGAATTATGGAACTAATAAAATTTTTAAAAGAAAACGATAATTGGAGAGAATTGCTATCTCAATCTCCTTATTGTTTATCTATAAAAGAAAAAGATAATTGCGCAATTTTTAAGTATAATCAATTAGAGAGCGATATGTCATTGAAAATAGTTCAGGAAAGCCGAGGAGTAATTATAGATCTTAATGATTATACTGTTGCCTGTCGTGCTTTTGATAAGTTTTTTAATGTACAAGAACCTCATGCCGCTAAACTAACAAAAAACATAAGAGCATTAGAAAAGGTTGATGGATCAATTATAAAAGTATGGTCTGATAGAAACGGTAATGTGAGAGTTTCTACCAATGGAATGATAGATGCAGCTGATGCAGATATTCTATTGCCTGTTAATAAAATTAAGACTTATCAGGATTTGTTTAATGAAGCACTGAATGAAACTGATATGAAACTTGAAGATTTTAAAAAGTATAGAGATTATACTCTTATCTTTGAATTAGTATCTCCTTTAAACAGAATAGTTGTTCCTTATCAAAACACTGAATTATTCTTTTTAGGGGTTAGAAATAATCAATCTGGACAAGAATGGACTCCATATGATTTTAATGACGAGAACTTAAATAATAACTTCTCTCGTCCAAAATTATACGACATTCAAACAGTGGAACAAGCAATTGATGTAGCAAAAACACTTGGAGCAGATAAGGAAGGTTTTGTTTTAGTAGATGAAAACTTCAATAGAGTGAAAGTGAAGGGTTCTGAATATTTAGCAATGCATTTGTTGAGAAACAACACTTTATCTCAAAGAAGTTTTTTAGAAGCTGTCCTTGAAAATAAACAGGATGATTTAGTAGCTTTTTTCCCTGAATATGAGCCTTTCATACACAACATAGAGGGAAAGATAGCAGAATATATAAATGATGCTGAAAACGCCTTAAGAATGGCTAATTATAACCTCAATAAAAAAGATTTTGCTTTAGAGGTTTTAAACAATGAATGTATGAAGAAATTTTCTAGTATATTATTCAAGGTGTACGGAGATCGTTCCTATGACTGGAAGAGTAATATTTTTAATATTGCTAATATAAATAAAGTAATGACAATATTAGATCTTTAGAAAGGAGTGTGTCTAATGACGTTAGATGAGAAGAGAAAAAAATTAGAAGAATTAGCCTTAAAACACACCAGCTCTCAGACAGAAGCATATAAAAATAGTATTTATTTACCATATATAACACTACCAAATGCCAAAGGAAAAGGAACTATGATGGAGGAATATTTTTATTGGTTGTTTAATGCAGAAGGAATAAAAACACAGTGGATTAGAACTAATGAAAACTATGATTATATAATGGGCAAAAATGAAGTTAAAGTTGAATTAAAAGTAGCAAGTATTGGACATAATAACATTGTTGCCTTTAATCAGTTACATTTTGGTCAAAAAAGGAATGTAGATAAATTTTTGTTGATTATAATTAAGCCAGACGACTGTATTGATATGTTCCTCGTAGATAAGAAGATTTTTGCTAACGGAGTTATTTCATTGCAAAAGCAACATTCATCTGAAAAAAACGAATGTGCAAGACTATGTTTACCTTATGATAAAATGTGCGAACAATTAGAAAACTTTAAAGTAGACTTAGATACGCTTAGAGAACTATAATATGACAGAAAAACAAATTTATGAATACATAGTGGAACACTGTCCTTATTGTGCATTGTGTGGTTCAACTCAAAATTTACACATTCATCATATATTATACAGAAGCGAAGGGGGACCAACTTCTTTATGGAATTTAATTCGTTTATGTGAGAAATGTCATACGAAAGTTCATTCATCAAAAAGATATTGGCAACCAAAACTAGAAAGATTTTTAAGAACAGTTATTATATATGAATGTAATTATAGCAAAGAAATTATAGAGAAAATATTATCTGTTCCCTATAAATATGAAGATAAAAATTAAAAAAACACTTGACTTTTGGAACAAAAGAGTTTTATAATTATATTGTAAAATAAAAAAAAGGAGATGAAAATATGGAATTAGGTTATCAATTAAACAATTCGTTAAACATTTGTAATAACAGACCGCTATTTAGTTCTGTATTTTCAGCATACACAGATATTCTATATAGGCAATGCCATAAGAAAGGAGATAACTCTTAATCTCTTGACTTATGTTTATATATAGGGTAGCCGTGGATGCTTAGTAGTATCTACGGTTTTTTTATTGGAATGTAGCTCAGTTGGTAAGAGCAGCTGTCTGTTAAACAGCAGGTCGTGGGTTCGAATCCCACTATTCCAGCCATTATTGACAGATAGTGAAATGGTTATCACGAAGCTCTGATACGGCTTTATTCTGAGTTCAAATCTCAGTCTGTCAACCAAAAATGGTGCTATTGGTGAAATGATTAACACGCTAGATTGTGGCTCTAGTATTTGTAAGTTTGATTCTTACATAGCACCCCAGATGTCCTTGTAGCTCAATTGGATAGAGCAATCCCCTTCTAAGGGATAGGTTATAAGTTCAAATCTTATCAGGGACACCATATCGGATTGTTGGGGAGTTTGGTTACCCCGCCTGCTTTGGGAGCAGGAGAACTCGCAGGTTCAAATCCTGCCAATCCGACCATATAATGCACCCATAGCCAAGCTGGTTAAGGCGGAAGTCTGCAACACTTTGATCGGTAGTTCAAATCTACCTGGGTGCTCCATATTATGGAGGCATAGTCCGTTAAGGAGACGGGGAGGTCTGTAAAACCTTTTGCATTGCACCGAGTGGGATCAATACCCTCGGCCTCCACCATTTTGGATGAGTGATGAAATTGGTAAACATGCAAAGCTCAAACCTTTGTGTCTGAATGATTTGGGAGTTCGAGTCTCCCCTCATCCACCAAAAAATTTTTTAAAAGACTTTTCTTTTAATATTATAATATGATATAATTATATTGTGATAAAGAAAGAGAAGTGAAATATATGACTTTTAATGAATTAGCAAAACAAAGAAGAATAGAGGCTAGGCAGTATAATATTGTAGAAGTACGTAATGATGTAAAGAAATCTTGGGTTCAAGAGAAGATTATTTCTTTTTGTGAAAGACAGGGAGATATGTTTACACCATCTTTTGTGGAAGAGCAAATATTAAACAATGATATTGTAGCTGCAGTATTTGCCAAGGACCCATCTAAACAAAATATTACTGAAAAATTAGTGGAAGAACAATTACATATTAAAAAATTACCTGCTTCTGGTAAAAATTGTATACGCTTTGCTGCTAATGGTACATTAGTACATGCAACGGGAGTTAATGTTAGTAAATCTGCCGATTTTAAAATAGGAGATATATACTATACACAAAAATATACAATAGAAGCAGGAGGAGCACAAGATAATCAATATAATGATGTAGTAGACTTCCTTAATAAAGGCAGTATTCATCATAAAGTAGGTGCTATATTAGATGGAGATTATTGGGATAATACAAAAAGACAAGAATTACGTTCATATTTTGCTAATAATAATAATGTTATTATTACTAGTGTAGATGAGCTGCGAGGTGATTAAATTAATGAAAGATATTGTTAAGACACAGCATTATACTACTAACTATGATATTATATGTGGCAATTTGACACAATATATACCACATGATGCAATATTAGTTGAACCATTTGCTGGGCAGGGAGATTTGTTAAATCTTTTTCCTGAGCATCAGTGGGAATTATATGATTTAGAGCCTAAGATTGATGGATGTATAACTCAGGATACATTATTAAATATACCTGATTATAATAATAAATATGTTATTACCAATCCTCCTTATCTTGCTAAAAATAAAGCTCAGGATTGTTCTATTTATGAACGATATGAATTAGATGACTTATATAAGATAGCATTAAAGACAATATTAGATGCATCTGGGGGTATCTTAATTATCCCAACTAATTTCTTTTGTGATAGTTATAGTCAAAAGATTAGAGAGGATTTCCTAGATACGTTTGATATATTGGCTGTTAATGTATTTACAGAACCGATATTTGATGACACTACTTATTCTGTTTGTGCATTTGCCTTTAAAAGAAAAGTTAGAACTAATAATGTGCAAAGTTTTAATATAACCAAATATCCTAGTCGAGAGATATATCCTATTGTTATAAAAAAAGAATTTGGATACAGAATAGGCGGTCAGGTCTTTCATTTTTTAAGTAATATTAAACCAGTATTTACTCGTCTATTAAAAGATAAAAAACCAACTGGTTATATCACTAAAATAAATTTATATACGATAGATACTAGAACGAAACCTTTACATTTAACTTTTGGTGAGCCTAGTTTTTATGGCAAAAGTACCGATAGAACCTATGCTACTTTAGTTAGTAATGTTGAATTAAGTGAAGAAGTACAACAAGTTCTAGTAGAAAAATGTAATGATTTTTTAACAGCATATAGACTAGAAAATGGTAATTTGGTATTTACTAATTATCGAGATTATGATAGGAAAAGGGTGGAGTTTGATTTTATATATCGTCTTTTAACTTATTTATTAGAAAATATATAAAAAAGACTTGTAATTAAGTCCCATTATATATTATAATTATTTTAGAAATGAAAAAGAGATTTCATTTCTCGTATGGGCGAGTGGTGAAATCGGTAGACACCCGGGACTTAAAATCCCGTGCTTGTAAAAAAGCGTGCGAGTTCAAGTCTCGCCTCGCCCACCAATATGGCTATTAAGGAGATGTTCTTATGTTAAAGAAGTGTCTTATATGTGGTAAAGAATTTGAAACTATTAAGGGTGGAACTGCAAGAAAATATTGTTTTGAGTGCAGTCCAACATATGAACATGGAAATAATATAGAAAGAGGAAGTAGTATAACTGCAATAAGGCATGCGATTAAAAGACAGCTTGTTAAATATAAAGGTGATAGATGTATAAAGTGTGGTTATAATAAATGTATAGGAGCATTACAATTTCATCATAAGGATAGAAATATAAAAGATTTTGATTTAGCTTCTCAATATAATGGCGGACACCTAGATATGGAAGTATTGTATAAAGAAGTTGATAAATGTGATTTACTTTGTGCAAATTGTCACGCAGAAGAACATTTCTACAATTAAATGGCTGCTGAGCTAGTCCGGTGATTCAGCGTCAGACTGAAAATCTGAAGAACCAAGTTCGACTCTTGGAGCAGCCACCATTGAGATTATTATTTGGATACGCAACTCCAAGTCTGTAAGCAATAGCGTATCTATTAGATTAGAATTGGGTTTTGTTTAAAATGGAGTACAAAGCATTACCACATATAAGAATAATGGGGCTTACAGGCGAAGATTCTTATATTTCTAGTCTATATATTTTAAGAAAGTAGGTGTAAAAATGAAATATACACATTATTATAAAGAATTAGGTTTAGAACCAACAGATTTTCCATTTGAGGGATATGAAGATATTTGTGATAGAAATATTCCCGATGAAGAAGGCTTTAGTGGAATCGAGTTTTTCAGTCTTGACTTCTCTTTAGCGGTATATATTTATGGACGTTTAAGATATTTCCAAGATAATTGTTTATATGGACACCCAAGTTATATGACAGAAGAACAATGGAAAGATATCTTAAGTAAGATGATAAAAGCATTTAAGTTATATTGTGTCCACGAAGATAGGGATATAATTGTTTCTGAACAAGAAAGAAAAGCAAGAAGCAAAAATAGACAAAAACAAATAAACTATGGAATGAGATTGTTTATTAAATATTTCTCTCATCTATGGTATTAAAAATGTTCACGTACCCAAGTCAGTTGAAGGGGACACACTGCTAATGTGTTAGATCGAGTAATCGGTGCGAAGGGGCAGAGCCTTCCGTGAACGCCATGTCCTCTTAGCTCAGTAGGTAGAGCATTTGACTTTTAATCAAAGGGTCACAGGTTCAAATCCTGTAGGGGATACCAGATTATTATGTCGGTTAGCTGGATGCTAAGCTTTAAAGTATACTGTAGAGAGTTCAATTCTCTCTGCCGACATCTGTTCAAAGAAGTTCTTGAAAGTTAGGAGGAATCGCACAATCCTCTGGATATTTCCCACTATCACATAAAAGAAAGTGGCTGAACTTATTATGCCGTGTGTCCGGGCGGTGAGGAAGCGGTCTTGAAAACCGTTGATCGGAAACGATTTGCAGGTTCGAATCCTGTGCACGGCGCCATGTTTTAATTTAAAGGAGTTGATACTAATGGATTTAGAAAGACAGATAAAAATAAAGGACAAATATTGTCAGCTTATTATAAATTTAGGTTTTGATTATGATGGTTTTAATACTGTAGATAGTCTAAAAGGTCTAATAGATGAATTAGTATCTTATGCTCGAAAAGCTATTGAATGTGATGACAAGGAAGTTATATATGTAAATGGAAAAGGCGAACGTGATAATATCCTTGGAGAACCCATAGATTAATATAGGGGATTGTCGTAATTGGTAGCCGAGACAGTCTTAGAAACTGTTGCTTCAGAAGCGTGAGGGTTCAAGTCCCTCATCCCCTACCAAAATTTTAAAAAAATACTTGACTTTAAATAGAAAAGTATTATATAATTATATTGTAAAATAAAAAAGAAAGGAAAGTGAGATTATGAATCAAGTAGTATTAATAGGTCGTTTAGTAAAAGACTTTATTCAAAAAGAAGATATGTTTGTATCTAAGATTAGATTAACTAATAATGATGCTAACGAAATTTCTTTTCGAATAACAAATAGTATGTATGAAAATCTTAAACAATTTATCAGAGTTGGCAGTATAATTGGAGTAAAAGGTCATTTAATTGGAAGCAAAAATGGATTAAGACTTATCGCAGATAAGATTACTTTTTTAAACTAATGAAAGTAATATTTAATGATATTCCAAGTATAAAGCTTTCCTATAACCAAAAACTTATTTTGAAAGTTTTAAAAAGTGATTTTAGGGGTAGGGCTTTTGGTCCTCAGATGTTAGATGAAACAGATGACGAGGAGCTAAAAAAACTTACTATAAATCAAATTACTTGGAATATGCTTCGTCTTCGTGAAAATGGGTTAGTAGAAAGTGAAAAGAAATCTTATCAAGGTAGAATTTTAAATGAATATAAAATTACTCCAATAGTCCAATATGAAGCAATAGATATAAAGTAAAAGATAAATACTATTTATATAAGATGCCCTCTGAAGTCTTTGGACTGACAGTGAAAGCTCGGTAGAACTTAGGTAATAGCTATGCCGATAATAGTTCCGATCGAAGTTAAGATGTGTCTTAACATAGATTGCCCGTAGGGAGAGTGTAGAAAGGCAATGATTTTTAATAATAATGGCTGAACAAAAGACCCCGTTAATATTGGGAGATGGCACTTTTGGTGAGACGTGGCTCCCAACGATAGCCGTTGTTATATATGCAAGAGATTGTATCAAATGCGACCCGTGGTACGACAATTGTCGACAAGCCTTGGTCAACAGGTAGGTAGAAGCTCCTTTATGGCTTCGGATATTATCGTTTCACATAAAAGAAACGGCGTTGACATTATGAGGAAAAAGAATTATAGTCTTTTGCATAGGACGGATACTGTGTATTAGTATTATTTACTGTGGTATACAATGGTTTATAATATGGCAGTATGTGACCTTAGTTTTCTTGAGAGGCTAGGTAGATGGTTTCTTTCCCTACTCGGGACACATAAAAGAGTATCATTCCGCAGGCAGTCGGTTAATACTGTCCATTCTACATTTATTGGTGCGTTGGTCCAACGGTTACGACGCTAGACTGTCACTCTAGCAATAGGAGTTCAACTCTCCTACGCACCGCCATTTGAATATTATGGAGAGTGGTTCGCCATTTAAAAGGAATGCAGAGCTTGATGTAGAGCCGTGGCAACTGACAAGGTACGTTAAGTTGTGTATAGTTGCAGCGTTCGTTTAATGGTAGGACCTTACCCTTCCAAGGTAAAGATGCCCGTTCAATTCGGGTACGCTGCTCCAGTAGGTATATACTCTTTTTATAAGAGTTTTATATATGGGAGGTCGTAGTCCCAGCCTATCTTCGGCATTATAATAGAAGGAACGATATATTGGCGACAATATATCTACTGCCTTTTGAGAGTATAAGGGCAACTACGTGATGGAGATAAGGGAGATTTTATCTTCTCTTATCCTCAAAAACTAATGGCTAAATGGGAAACTTTGGACGAAGTACAAGTCCTTAAAGCCTTATTTATAAGTCCAATCCTACGAAACTTTCGAAGCCGTAGGACATTTATGGCGAGTTGGTGAAGTGGTTTAACACACTTGTCTTTCTAACAAGCATTTTTTCAGGGGTTCAAATCCCCTACTCGTCACCAATTAGTTTATAGCGGCGCGTCATTCCGGTGAGCTTTGCTCAGTTTGGCTAACTACTGAAACAGTCCGGAGCGTTAAATTTAATAGTTTAAAGTGCATACTAAGTGGTAATCAAGGCTTATGATGGGTAACCTCATAACTGAATTTTGAAGCGAAAGCGCAGCTCTGGTAACGGACTGTAATTCACGGAGAAAATCTCCTTGACCTAAGGTGCAATATTACTATTAAATATGCCGTTTATCAATAGGGAGATAGTTAACGGTAGACAAAACGGCTCCAACCCGTTAAGTGTGGGTTCGAATCCTACTCTCCCTGCCAATTATTATTGGGCGGTAGCCAAGCGGTAAGGCACATGATTTTGGCTCATGCATTCCCCTAGTTCGAATCTAGGTCGCCCAGCCAATTATAAGAAAGTGAGTGGTCTATATGAAATATATATGTCCAATTTGTAATAAAGATTTTTCAACGGAAGAAAAAGTATCTAAACATTTCTTAAAGTGTTGGAAAGATACTAATCCTCACCATAAATCTAAAGATGCCCCTCGTGGCAAAGACGTTATGACAAGTAAAATGAATAGTGATATGGCAGATTTTTTTACTTCTCTAAAAGGAGATGATAAAGAATGCATGAAGTGATGATTAAGACTCATCTAATAATCACCGACATTCATAACGAATATCATATGGACTGGTGTGGAAGTATTATTGATACAAAACCAAAAATAGTAGATGGTAAACCTGTTTTTGTTATTCGTGGCAAATCAGGAGCAGTAGAAATAAACACTACCGATGAAAAATATTTAGAAAAAATCGCACAAAAAATGACAGAGCCAAGAGGAAGGGCAGCTGTAACTACTGATAGAGTGAGAATTTATATTAAGCAAATAGATAATAGTGAAAAGTTGATAGGAATTTTAACTCATGATAAAATCAAAACGTTTGCTCCAATGTATGATTCTTTTTATTGTAATGGGGAATAAATAGTATTCGATTGCTATTTGAAATTATCATAATACAAGTCGCAATTATGCGTCAAATAATCAAACAAAAATAAATGGAAACTTATTTTCAAAAGTTGTTAATAGTGTTAAATCACTATTTGCAGTTAACTGCTTAGCGTAGTCTAAAACAACCTTCTATATGAGTATCAGTAAGCTGTCAGAAAAAGTATAGTCGTATTAACGTCAAAGACAGATGCTCAGTTAGTTTTCATTGTCGACTAATTGATGTAAACTAATTTTAGATAATGACCAGCCTTATGAGATTTGTTGCAAGGGTATGAGGTTTGGATAGAACGAGTGCAACCGAAACTTGTGAAGTAAGAATGAAACTTATGGTAAATAGAATAGTAAGACTCGGGGGCGGTACCCGAATTCTCCACCAAGAATTTTACGCATTTATGCGTTTATCTATATATTATTTGTAAAAAGACTTGACGAATGCCAGGTCTTTTTTTTATAATTATAATATAAAATAAATAATAAAAAAAGGGAAGTGATAAAAAAATGACAGAAAAAAGATATTTACTAACAGAAACAGAATTACTTGAATTGTTGGAAGATAGATATAGGTTGGCAGCTTTAGAAGCAATGGGAGTAGACAATTGGGATGGATACGAATATGCTTTTGAATATTGGAAAGAGGACGAATATAAAGAAGGACTTACAAATTATGAAGAGTATTAATGAGGAGAACTGATATTATGGGAGTAACTTTTGAAGATTATGATAATTTACTAGCACGATGTGAGCAGGTTAAGGACTTAGATAAAGAGATTGGAGAAATAAAAAAAGAGTGGGATAGGCTAACGGCAAAATTTTTTGAAACATCTACTAAAGAAGAGATTATTGATGCACTTCAGTCAATATGGACACGCTTAGACAATGAAATGGGAGATCAGACAAGAGAAGAACAGTGGAATTCTTTTGTTGCTTATTTATCTTATTGTTCAGACCGTATGAATATAAATAGATGGTGTCGTCTACAGCTTTTGATAGGTAATGCCCAAAGTCATTAAAGGAGGTAATTAATATGTTGAAACCCAAAATTATTAGATGGATGACATATGAAGATCTGGAACAAATACAAAAGGAAATACAAATTGGAGATGCTATGTATGGCTATACTCCAGAAGTTCATGAGGCTCCTTTTAATGAGTTTCACCAAGATGTTTTAATACAAGAGATAGTAAAAAATAATTACATAATATGTGGAGATACTCATCAAAATTTTGCAATTCCGATTTTTAACGATGGCTTTTTAATGCTTTCTATGCGTAGATGGGCAGAAGTTATGAATCAAGCATACGGCAACCAACATAATTTTTATATGGCAGCTGTTTGCGATATACAGGAGAAATTACCAAATGAATAATCCTGTCGTATTTTTGGATTATGATGGAGTGATTAATACTCTTGTGATTTATAAAGAACCAGTAAAAGCAAGGCGACTATTACAAAAAGACGGATACTATTTTGATTTATGCTACCCTCAAGATGAAAGAGTATCCAATGTTCAAGCAGTCTTATGGCTTGATAAGCTATGTAAAGAATTTACTGCGGATATTGTTATAACTTCAACTTGGCGTAAAGACTATGATCTTGCTTGTAGATGTTTATACAACTCTGGTTTATCAAAAAATATAAGAATAATAGGTGCTACTCCTTGGCTTAACCAATGTCGAGGAATGGAAATTGACGCTTGGTTAAAAGAGCATCCTTGTCCAGCTTTTATTATATTGGACGACGATAGTGATATGGAACCTTATCCGGACCATCTTATTAAAACAGATACTTATGATGGTTTTACTTTTAATTCTTATGTTAAAGCCAAAGAATTACTACGGAAACAATTATCTTTATAATTTTATCAAAAATACTTGCATAAGTGTAGATAAATGTAATATAATTATATTGTAAAAAGAAAAGGAGAGTGAAAAAATGAAATGGTATGTGCTTAATTATGATTTTAATGCAAAAAGGATTGAAAATTTTAACATCTTTCAAAGTGTTAGGTTCAGTGAAGGTATTGATAAATTAAGAAATAAAATATGGAACTCAGTTGAAGATTTCAAAGAAGCTGTAAGAAAAGAAGCTATGTATTCTTTCTGGTCAAAAGCCGAATATGAAATAATGATTGGAGATTTGTTTGAAACTGACTGCAATAAATTAGAAAAGTGGGACGTATATGATCAAATTTTACCAAATCTCGAACAACTATGTAGATATATTTTAAACTATTGGGCTAATAACCCAAGACAATAATAGATAATTTTATGTTAGGCTCGGTCTATAAAGGTGGAAGTATAGCCTATAAGTAGAAGTCCATTCAAAAGAAAAAATAAAGCAATCCTAAAATTATCAAAAACACTTGACTTTAGATAGAAAAATATTATATAATTATATTGTAAATTGAAAAGGAAAAATTCAATTTATAAAAAGATAAGATTTAGTAGAGAAGTAGCTATTCTCACAAGCCCAGACAATAACTTATGGCGTTGAAGTGGAGAGAAAGATAGAACCAATCTTACTCAAGACCAACCTCCAAAGTGAGAAAGGGAGAGAAAACACCAATCTTATCTTTGAATAAATGTCGCTCGACTTAAAATCGTTATGGGTTTTGAGTCGAGGGCATCCTAAATACTATTATTATAACGCTGGAGTACCAAAGTAGACAAATGGAATTGACTTGTAATCAATCGGGAAACCTTCGTGGGTGCAAATCCTACCTCCAGCACCAGTTTTTTTTATGGGGCATGGGACTGCTTGATGTGGTCACCTGACTTGCAATCAGGAAATCAGCGGGGTTTGAATCCCCGATGCTCCACCAAGTTAGAGTTTCTCCACACAATATCTCCTTTAATAATGAGGGGGAATTGTATGGAAGAGTATATATTAGAAAAAGATGGAAGAAAAAGAAGAGCAGTAAGGAAAACTTGTGCTTATTGTGGAAAGGAATTTTTAGTTAGGGCTTCTTGGGCAGAACGTCAGATGTATTGCTCTTGTAAATGTGCCCACGAAAATGCTAAAAAGAGAGTAATGGTAGTCTGTGCCTATTGTGGGAAACCATTTGAAAAGGTTAATAATAGACTATCAAATTCTAAATCTGGCTTATACTTCTGTTGCCGTGAGCATAAAGATCGAGCTCAGTCATTGAAAGGTGGCATTAAAGAAATAATGCCAAAACACTATGGTATTGGAGACGGAAGATACGATTACAGACCCAGAGCTTTTGAAGAGTATGAGCATAAGTGTGCAATATGCGGATGGTGTGAAGATGAACGAGTATTAGAAGTTCACCACATTGACGAAGATAGGACAAACAATGACATAACTAATTTAATGATATTGTGTCCGATTTGTCATAGATATTTGACCTTGCATCTTTATACGGTAGAAGAATTAAAACAAAGGAGAGGATAAATATGGATATACTTGGGTGCATATTTTTAATAATATTATGTTTAACTGTATATGCTATTATAACTGCTGATAAAGTAGATATTAAAATCTCCGTAGATGGAAAAGAAGTTTTTAAATATAATAAAAAAGATACAAATGAAAAAGACGCACCAGATGATAAAAACTAATGCGTTTTTTTAATACTCAAAATTATCAAAAATACTTGAACAGAGGTACCATTCAATGATATAATATATTTGTAAATGAAAGAAAGAATGGAGTGTGATAGTATGTTAGATTTTGTTATAATCAAATACAAAGGCAAAGCAATTTATCTAGGGGTAGATGAAAGCAGACACTCAAAAGACCCTTACAAAACATTCTTCAAATGGGTTAAGAACAAAAATGAGGCAACTTGGTTTAGTTGTGAAGGAGATGCTGAAAGATTTGCTAAATCATACTTCAAAAACTTCAAAAATTGGGAGTTTGAATTAGTTAATGGGGCTAAATATCTATAATTAAAATTTTAAGCAATTTTGAATAAAAAAGACTTGAACAAAGCCACCTAATTGTGTTATAATTATTTTAGAAAAAGAAAAAAAGAATATTTCCTGACAGGCGTACGGCGGTCGTGCGGCTGGGGTGGAACACCTAACTCACCAGACTGACCGAAAGGTTGGAGGTCCTTTAGGACATCACCTAGTAGGGTTCGTGATATGGAGCGTGTTACTTCATAGACATAAGCGATAGTATCTGGAGTTGTGTGGGGACATACACTGCATTAATGGAGCAGGAGGGTGCCAGCGGGAATTAGTAAGATTTTAATTTGGGGATTTGTCCTTAAGCACGCTGTATAAGTGTACTTGCTGCAACGGTAGTTGGTGATCTCTACTGCTCCAGCTTTTTGGCAACCAGTCCGATTCCGAGCTGAAAGAAATTGTGGGGGACTGAACAAAGGACGTGGATTTATGCTCGATTCAAAGATTTAAAAATGATATGTGTGCTATTTGAAATATAGATAGCGATGGGAGGACCGAGCCTCTCCGTTAAGCCGTAGCCAATCGGTAAACGTGTGGTGAAACATAGGTTATTAAACCACCTTATCATTTTTTCTTATGGTTATTAAGGTCGCACGGTTGATCCTGCATCAAGACCTTTAACAGACATTTTGTAATTTTCGTCATAAAAAAAATAAAAAAAGACTTGACCGAAGATGGCAAAATCGTTTATAATTTAATTACAAAAGTTGAGAAGAATATAATTGAACTGAGAGGGGTTGAGACCAGTGCAACTCTGGTCATTCATTAAGATTATATTTTTCAATAGAGTGATTACCCGAAGCTGATGCGAGAACGTCTGAGCCCAGTAGGATATCTATTAGATTCTGAAGTGCAATAGTGAGTTAGGTGCGAAGTAAAGTGGAATGAATGAGAGCGGTCATTTCTCACTCGTGCTTTTGTAAAAGTAATGACACATAGCCCGGCAGAAGAGGCGTGGCATAGCTTGCCGACCACGTGTTTGTGTTATTTGTAGCTGAATATAAACCCTAAGGCACAAGATGAGAGTGGTCTTGGCATCAGCTTTTCTTATAATCAAGAATAAGTATAAAGAAATCTTGATGGTGTTTTATTCATTTTCTTCCAGAAAGAAAATGTCTACTTAATTTTTGAAAAAAATATTCAAAAAAGACTTGCAAAGTCCTACGAATATATTATATAATTATATTGTAAAAAAGAAAAAAAGATTTTTTATTTATAGAAAGGAAAGTGATAGTTATGAATAAAAAGTATAGTTATGAAATTGAATTCTTATCAAGAGATGTAAGCCCAACAGGTACAAAATATTTTGGTGCAACTGGTGGGACATTGTTAAAAGAAATGAAAGCAAGTCTTGACAAATTTCTTGAAGAAAATGGATTGCAAAAAAAGGGTGCAACAAGTGGTCAAATCCTAAATGCAAAAGGTCAAGTAATTGGAAGATTTTGTTTCAATTCCCAAACTTTTTAAGAAAAAATTATCAAAAATACTTGATTTCTTATAGTAAAAAAGTTTATAATTTATTTATAAAGAAATGAGAAATAAATTAAGAAGTGTTATAGTGTAAATCGGTGCCGTATCTATAATTCCTTTCTCAACAATTTACCAAGTTTGAAATGTGAACTGGAGATTGAAATAACTAAACTTGACTTAACCTCTTGGGGTAGGAACAAGAGTTCCAGAGTAAGCCTGAACCTGTTATGAAGTAATCCCTACTATAAATCTAAAACAAACTTGAAGATGGAGTCAGAAACCTGCAAGCTGACAGAGGGTAGGCGACCCAACGCTGACATTATAACTGCGAATTGACGCAAGATTTTGTTGATAAGCAATAACAAACCAAGGAAAATGTCAATAACAACTTTCCTTTATATGAGAGAATGAAATCTCAGGGGGTATCATTCTTTCATATAAGAGAATGTTGAAACCATCGGCACAATGTGTTAGAGAGAAGAACCCAAAGGTGTATGGAAGAGCCTCAAAGCCAATGGGGAAGAGCCTCGGCGGTCCGAGTTGAAGGCTTGTAGGACGGAAGGCATCTAAGTTCTCTAACATATTGTGGCGATGTAGCAGCAGGGTAAGTCAAGAAACTGAATGGCACGCCTGTCTGCGATCTGAGATAGCACTGCTTCCAATCGGGAGTATCTAACAACACGTGTGGCTCAGCCGTTTCAGTGCCTCTTAAATAGGATCTATCGGGACGATAGAGGGTGGCACCATCATAGCTCGTCTAATAACCTTTCAGGGGGTTGGGGTTTGAGCGAAAACCTTGCAGATGATGGTGGGTGAATCAAAATTGCTTGGTTCATTGGCAAAAACTTGACCAGTAATAAGTTTTAAACTTCGGTTTATCACAATACTGCACAAGTAGGGACTTTGAGAGTAAGGTAATAATTAGTCCGTGGTGGAATATAGACACGCTAAAGAAAATAATGGTCAGCTCATATAGAGGGTAATCGAACAGGTCATCTAGCAATAATTTGTTTTGAACCTCGAGTTGGCGTCCCTTGGTGAGAGTCCTTGGGCGGGCTACTAAATATTTAATTAAAATTATAAAAAAAGACTTGACCATTCGTGGTAAAATGATTTATAATTTTAATATAAAATGAAAGAGAAATAAGAATGATGTGGTTTTACCAGTCAGTTTAAAGCCATCTTTCAACTGACATAAGATGTGGCTATTTAGAAAGCAACAGAGGACACGGGACTAAATAGTGCGTAAGCAACACTTATTATGAGCAGAAAGTTAGGATTGGGAAGGTTCTATACGTGCTTGAGATGATCCTTTGGGTGAAGCGATACGCAGTATAAAGTCGGCAATTAGGGAGTATGAACCAAGATAGTAAGGGTTAGGCTATCAAATTTTCTATAAAAAAATTAAAAAAAATACTTGACTTTTATAAGATAATTATTATATAATTATATTGTAAATAAAAAAAAGAATAAAAAGGAAATGTATAAGACTTAATTAGTAAGGCTGGTAGGTAGTGATAGTTCACAAGCCAAAGCCATAAGAGAAAGATCCTTCTAATTAAGCACTGTGGAAAACGAGCCATAACAGTTTGCGAAATGAGTTTACTCTTTCTCCTGTTTAAAAAGAATGTGGCATAGATTTTTGATAAGTTTGATAAATATGCCTTACAAAAACTTATCTCAAAAATATTTCACAAAAGAGTTGACTTTTAGTCCTCAAGTAGTGTATAATATATTTATAAAGAATGAAAAAAATAGTTATTCTGCAAACCAACCGAGTTTGGTGACGAGGCAACCATCATTCACTGTTTAAGACAGACATTTGGTAAAAGCGAATTGCAGACACATTCCTTTCATAATTAGTAGTCTATCTTTTATAGACTGCTTAGGACTGAAAAAAGGATTTATCACTTTCCTTCACTATAGATTTTTCAGTCCTAAGGAGTTTATAAAAGGCAATCTTCTACGCTGGTGGAGTCCTAAAGAGGGGAAGCCCCGAAGGAAGTAAAAAAATAGTTAAAGTGTCCGTTGTGGCAACTCCGATACTTATGTATCTTACACAATAGCTACCCATTTTGGAAAAGGCACTATAAAGAACCGTAGCAAAACGTTATGTGTTGTCCGAATTGTATATTACCTAAGGATGAAGCAACTCGTAGTAGGACAATAGCTCTTAGGTGTGGCGGGAAAATATCAGCTCCAAACTGTGGATTCCCTCCTAATACTATTGTTAAGAACACAAGCCGTTTGACTGATCGTAGACTGTTCAGTTGCTTACATTACTAAAAATGTGAGTCACTCCCACTGGGGCTGGGACGGATGTTTAGCACTTTCCATTCGTTAGGGTTTAAAGTGCGTTGTTCTTTGAAAAGGGAATATTTAGAACCAGATGAAAAACAGTGTGTCGACCACACTGGCTGGAATATAACTCAAGGGATAGAATTCCGATCAGCAGAGATGCGAACAGGTGAAATCCTTAGCTAGTTAGGTAACTAACCCGCTCGGAGCTACTCAGTGGCAAGGGAGTTATAGGTGCAGCTATATCAGTGTCAAAAACAATGCTAAACTGTTCGGGGCAAATCGGGAGACCAACATGGGCGTACCCACATATCCCACTACTGGAGACAGTGGTAAGGGCAATGAGTGAAGATCGCTAAAGCCTTTGCGTAATTGAAGCATCGCAAGATGTGTATAAGAACAGACGGCAGTCCAAGTAGCCTAAATTTACGCTTCTATTAACAATTATGATTGCGTTTAGTGCGAAAAAAGCAATTTACTGTACACAAAAGGTGTAAATGTCTATCGCAGGTGAAAGGTGCAACGAAAGATGTTGTCAGGGCAAGTTGGAAGCCTATGGCTTTGGCTAAACGTGGAGGTGCAGGCATGCACCAAGGGCGGTTAGTCCCCTGTGTGTGAATATTGGCTGGGATATGGTGTGTATAAGGAGGACTTACTAAATATTCTTTTTTCAAAGAACAAGAAGTTCTTAGGGAAGTGGTAGAAGATACCAGCTGCCCAAACAAATCTAACTCAGAAACTCAAGTCTTGAACGAAGCTAGCTTTACGTCAGTGTGCGAGCTGAGATATAGATCAACTGCTGGCGGCAGCCAAAGCCTAATGACGATTAGGACGAAGCTGCCCAAAGCGAACCAGCTGATCTGATTTGTTTAGATAAAGAGTAAATAACTTGAACGAGGAGGAAAGCAAGTGCTGCCATCTCGTTTTTTTGTTTTTTTAAAAAAAAATTAAAAACCGAATTGACCTAAAGATGCCCCAATTTGACCAAATTAACTAGCATACGCTGTTTTAAATATTCTTTTAATATAATTTATCATTAAAATATTTTGACCTAATTTGCTAGAAAAGATGCTAGATTGAATTATCTTTACAAAAACGGGATTGTGGTAATATAATATTTATATCATTCGGGAAAACCGAACGGACTAAGGAGGAAACGCTTATGGCAACGCACTATCTATTACTTAATAAAGAACGATTTGGGAAAGGGCTTACTATATTAGAACAAGCAATTTTAGCACAGGTGGAAGAATATGAAAAAAATAAGTGTCCTTGTTTTATAACCAATGAACAGTTTGCCTTTATGTTTGGCGTTAGTCTTTATCAGGTTAAGTTGGCTCTAGATAGATTAGAAAAAGTATATGGGCTTATCAAAAGAGAAACCTCAAACGTGCGTGCTGATGGAGGCAAGGGTAAAATGAGAATAATTAAACTAACCCATCAAGGTTAATATACGACCTTGGTAGCAGTGAATAAAATGAACTACCAAGGTTGAAAGAGTGTCATTACCAAGGTTGAAATTTGAACTTACCAAGGTTGATTATCGACCAATAATATAATAAATAAATATAATAAAATATATAATATAATAAATAGCAGGAGGAATTTATTGATGTGTGATTTCATAGAAGAGACTGCAGCTCAATTGCTTAGTGCAGGAGCATTTAAACTATGGCGTTATTGCGTTAGGCATAAAGATAATGAAGATAGAGTTATTCTTAGTCCAAAGATGGTAGAAAAAGAAATGAAGAAAGATCAATATTATAGGTCGAGAGATGAACTAATAGAGATGAGGTATTTAGTCTTGGAGGATAGGGAAAGAGGAGTTTATTTATTAAGGTGGTAACTCCTAATTATATCATAAAAGTAGCTGTTTTGTAAAGTAATAAAAAAGGCTAGCTCCTATTGAAGTGATAAAAATAAAGAGGAGTATAAGATATGTAGCGAAATTCTATGTTGTGGGGAAAAGTGGTGAAAAGTGGAGAGTAGAAAAGATGAGATGGGAGTTGGTGGCCAACTTCTTGCCCCCTTTTGTCAACATTTTTAGCAAATTTTTGCTTAAAATACTTGCATTTTCCTAGCTTTTGGGTTTATTATTATATTGTAAATAAGAAAAGGAGAGAAAAAGAGTGAGAAATGGGCTTGACAATAGCCAAAATATAATTTTTCTACATAAAATAATCAAAAATACTTGCATTTTTCCTCCAAAGTGTTATATAATATATATGTAAATGAAAGAAAGAGAAGAAAAAATACAATATCGCAGGTTGGAGAAGTGGTTATCTCAACTGGCTCATAACCAGTAGACCGTGGGTTCAAATCCCACACCTGCAACCAAGGGATAGTTTGGTGGGCACCTCACCATTAAGAGTTGGTGCTGAATTAGACAACTATTATTTGCTACCAATTATTTGAAAAAAGTTTTAAAAAAGACTTGATTCAAGGTAGCAACATAGTTTATAATATAAATGTAAAATGAAAAAGGAAAAATAAAAAAGACTTCTAATCCTTCGCCATTTAGCATAATAGCTCTGGTTTATTAGAAGCAAAAAATATTTATTTAGAAAGGGTATCCAATTGGCTGCTATAAGGTTGGATATTAGGGTGAGAATTATGGCTAAAGAAAGATTTAATGTAATGGGAAAAGAACTTACTGCAAATGAAAAAGCAGTATATGAATTCGTAAGGGACAACGGAGTAGTTGACTACAAGATGGTTGCTGAAAAACTAAACATTAGTCCAAAGAGTGCATCAAGCACACTAGCAAGACTAGAAGCAACTCATTCACTACTAAAGAAAAATGCTCCAAAAGTTGCAACAACTTATGAAGTAGAAGCTGAAGCTGACGAAGCAGAAGCCGAATAGTGGCATAGGAGTATCGGCTTAGCCGAGCTCCTATAATATAGGTTTTTATTCTTCACAATATAAAAGGGGTTGCTTGTGGTTGCCCCAACCAAAAACACAAGTGGTGTAGGTTTGCTCGTTAGGGGCTGCGAGGGTAAATAAAGAACAGCAGAACTGGTTGCATAATACGAGTGGCAAGGCAAGAGCCTTGTCTTTTTTTATTTTTTAATTTTAGACTTGACAAACGGTACTTGCATATGATAAAAAAACTTTTTTATTTTTTTTGCAAAAAAGACTTGACTTTTACTTGCAAACGGGTGTATAATTAATATATAATGGGGGAGTATTATTAAAAAAAAAAAAAAAAATAGATCCCAGCTCCCTTAGCCTGATCCAGCTCCAAATCCCAGCTCCCACCTAAGGGGTTAGCTATGAGGGCGCAGCTCCAAATTGCTACCAGGGGATAGGTGGCAATGAATTATTTCCTGGGAAATATTTGCTAGCAAAAAATGGGTAGACTCCCCCCTCCCTTTCTTCTGGCAGTTAGATCTCATTACACGGCTCGGGTCTAACTATTGCCCACATATTTAATTTTTCTTTTCCTCCTTTCTTTATAATATAATTATACATCTTTCAGCTCCCAATAGTCAAGTATTTTTTGAAAAAATTTAGCAGCTCCCATTGCCCCCACCTTCCAGCTCCCATAGCGCAGCTCCGGTAGGTAAAGCGCAGCTCCCACCCAGCTCCCAATAGGTGGCAATGCCAGCTCCCTGCTACCAAATTATAGGTGGCAACACCTGATCTGATCCATCTTGACCGGATCTCTTGCCCTTGGGATAATTTTTGCAATAAATTTTTAAAAAAGACTTGTATTTTACTCCATAATTTGATATAATTATATTGTAAATAAAAAAGAAAGGAATAGTGATAAAATGAAACAAAAACTAATTAAAAAATTGCACGATCTAATGCTACAAATAATTACTTGTAATGATGCTGAACTTGACAAGATAGGAATTGAACTTGCCGAAATAGAAAAACAACTAATTAATTGGCAAGAAAAAAAATCTCAAAAAAAATAAAAAAATACTTGACTTTAAGGACAAGATGTAGTATAATTAATATATCAAATGAAGAAATAAAAGAAAAGTAAAAAAATTAAAAAAATTAAAAAAAATACTTGACTTTTAAATCTGAATTTGATATAATATATATGTAAATAAAAAAAGAAAGGGCATTAACAAATTAGTCGGTTAATGTAATGGTGATTAAAATGGCTAAAGCAAAAGAATTATTTAATGTTAGAGGAGTAAACTTAACTGCTCACGAAAAAAATGTTTATGACAAAGTAAAGGAGTTAGGTACTGTTGATTACAACCAAGTAGCAACTGCTTGTAATGTATCTACTAAGTCTGCTATTGCAACATTAGCAAGATTAGAAAAAACTCACGGTTTATTAAGAAAAAATGAACCAGTAAAAGTAACTACTTATGAAGTTGCTGATGTAGAGGGCGAATAGTCCTCTTTTTTTTATTTACTATAAAGCGAACAAATGTTTGTCAAATACTTGACAAAAAATTTTTTTTATTTTTTTTATTAAAAATACTTGACTTTTCCCAGCTCCCTGTGGTATAATAAAAGGTTGGGGGGTAGGGGGGACTGGCGTCCCTTATTTTTTTTGATCTGAACTCTCTCTTCTATTATATCATATCCTGAAGCAAAAGTCAATAAAAATTGTGAAAATTTTTTTAAAAAATTTTTCAAAAAATACTTGACTTTGTGGGAGAAAGTGTGATATAATTAAAGGGGAAGTATTTTTTTTTTTTTTTTTTTTTAGTAGCTTCGCAGCTGCCACAGCAGCAGCTCAGCTCCCAGCTCCGACACACCCGGGTGCGTTGTTGCCCCCCCGTTAGGGGGTAAGGGGCTAGGTGGTTGCCCCTGGGTTGGGTTAACCCAAGATCTGATACGCCCGGTTGAGTTGTAAGATCTTTTTGATCCAGGAGAGGATCTCACGATACGCCCGGATGAGTTGTCTTTCATTATTATAATATAAAAAAACTTGAAAAACTTTTATAAAAATGCTTGACTTCTTTTTCTTTATTTGGTATAATTAAGATGTAATAAAGAAAGGGAAGGTGCTAAAAATGGCTATTAATAAAAATACATTTGTTGAGATTTTAGAAATATTAGAAAATGATGGTTGCATTGATAGTTTTCAATTTTATAAAAATGAAAATGTAATCAAAGTTTGTACTGATAGAGATGACGCAATTTATCATTTTGACAATAATAATAATCTAATAAACCCACAAATTTTTGTAATACAAAAGAAAATTGAGAAACTAGAAAAAGAAAAAAATAATTTAGAAAATCAATTAAAAGTATTGACAAATAACTAATTAAAATGGTATAATAATAATGTAAGAAAGGAAAGGTGTTAAAAATGACATTATATTTACAAAAAAATTACAACGGAAGTTTTGCAATAGCTGAACCTAATACAAACAAAAGTGATATGTTTGATGCCGACTTTTACACACTAATTGATAACATTGACAAAAACACAACTTATCAAGATATTATTAATTTGGTTGTTGAGCAATTCGGTTGTAAAAAGTTAGTGCTTGATTTTTAGCACTAACTAACCGAATAAAAAAAAATAAAAAAAAATATTAAAAAAAGTATTGACTTTTAAAATTATATTTGATATAATATTATTGTAATAAAGAAAGGAAAGTGATAAACATGGAAGAAAGAATCGACGAAATTATACAAGCAATAATTTTACAAGCATTAAAAGATAATCCAGATGGACTAACTCAAAGACAAATAGAAAGACTTGTCAAGAAAAAAATGAAAAAGTTAAAAAAATTACTAATTCTATTTAATGAGTTTGACAATTTAACAATAACTAAAAAAAATTAAAAAAAGTTAAAAAAAGTATTGACATTAAAGTTATAAAATGATATAATTATAATGTAATAAAGAAAGAGAGTGTGATAAACATGGAAAAAAAGATAGAAATTATTAAAGATTTTGCTAAAAAAATGGGATATACTATTAAAGAAACTAAATATCAACATGACTTTAATAATAGACCTTGCTATATGATTGAACTTATAGGGACATTAGATGGCGAAGGCGAACCTTATTCTTGGGCTTGGTATTTAGATACAAAAAAAGAAGTAAAATAGGCGGAAATGCCTTTTTTATTTTACTTTACATTTGATCTGATCCATTGCCGCGATACGCCAGGGTGCGTTGTAGAAAAACTTTTTAAAATTTTTTTAAAAAATGCTTGACTTATTTTTTAAATTTTGATATAATTATAATGTAATAAAGGAAAGGGAAAGTTAAAAAAAATTAATTAAAAAATTAAAAAAAACTATTGACTTTATTACAAAAAAATGTTATAATTATAATGTAAATAAGAAAAGAAGTCAAAAAGAAATTGATAAAAAAAATTAAAAAAGTTAAAAAAAGTATTGACTTAATTTAAAAAGTATGTTATAATTAATATGTAATAAAGAAAGGAAAGTGATAATTATGGCAATGACACCTGCAAAAAGACATCAAATAAGAGCAAAGCAAGAGGCAATGCAAAAAGCAAGAAAAGAGGAAAGACTTGGACTTGCTAAAAAAACATCAAAGAAAAAGGGAAGAAAATAATTTCTTCCCCCCTCAAAAAAAAATTAAAAAAAGTTAAAAAAGGTATTGACATTTGACCTAATAAATGTTATAATTAATATGTAAATGAGAGATAGCCACTCTCAAAAAGAAAGGAAAGTGATAAAAATGGCAAAAACTAAAGAAACTTTTAATGTAAGAGGTGTAGAACTAACTGCACACGAAAAAAATGTTTATGAAAAGGTTGTAGAACTTGGAAAAGTTGACTATAATCAAATTGCTACAAGTTGTAATGTAAGTCCTAAAAGTGCAATAGCAACACTTGCTAGACTTGAAAAAACACACGGACTTCTAAAGAAAAATGAACCCGTAAAGGTTACAACTTACGAAATCGCCGAAGATATAGAGGACTAGAAACCTCTATATTTTTTTATGTCCTGATACGAACAAATGTTCGCTTTTGCCCCCCCAAAAAAAATTAAAAAAAGTTAAAAAAACTATTGACTTTTACTTGTATTTTTGCTATAATTATGTTAGAGGTGGAGGAGAGCCTCTTATAAAAAAGATCCCCCTTTAGATCATCTGATGATACGCCTGGATCAGTTGTACGGGTTGGGATGCTCCCAAAAAAAAATTAAAAAAAATATAAAAAAAAGTATTGACTTTTGATTTGGTCTATGATATACTTAATATGTAATCAAGGAAAGACACCAAAGAAAAAAAATAAAAAAAATATTAAAAAAGTGTTGACACTGATTAGAAAGTATGTTATAATAAATATGTAATTAAGAAAGGAAAGTGAATTAAATGGAAACAAAAGGTTATCCACAAAAACAAAAAAATATTAATGTTAGAAAGGTTAAAAATGTTTTAGGAATTGATACTGAAACTATAATGGACTTACAAAATGCAATGCCTTTTGATATCGGTTATGTTGTTTATAATAACAAAGAAGATAAAATTGAAAAGCAAGGAACTTATCTTGTTAGAAAGTTTGTAAATAATAAATACATTATTTTATCAAGTTGGAGTGCTAACAAGTACGAAAGATATTATAAACCACTTTTAAACACTAAAACAAAAGATGTTAAAGTTGAAAGTGTAGAAAAAATAGCAAAAGAATTTGCTAAAATAATTAAAAAGTATGATATCAAATATATGTTTGCTCACAATGGACAATTTGATTATCAAGCATTAAAAAGATTATTTGAAGATGTTGGAGTTAAAAATCCATTTGAAAATCTTGATATAATTGATACAATGATGTTAAGTTATAAAACTATTACAACTACAAAAGAATATGAAAACTTTTGTAAAGAAAATAAAAACATCACAAAATTACAAGATAAAAAAGTTGTTAGTCGTTTTATTACTGATAGTAATAGAGTAAGACAAACTGCCGAAAGTATCTTCGCATTTATAGATAAAAATATTGATTTTGAAGAAAATCACACAGGACTTGAAGATATCAAAATTGAATTAGAAATCTTTAAGTATTGCAAAGGTAAAAAAGCAATTTTCCCTATCAATACACAACCAACTTGGCGTGATTTTGCAAAATTAGAAAGTTAAAAAAACTTTCTTTTTTTTGTAAAAAAGTATTGACTTTATACCAAAACAATGCTATAATTATAATGGGGGTGGATGATGATGATATATATAACAACGCCGCCTGGCGTGTCATAAACGCCCCCCCCTTTGGGTTAACCCAAATGATACACCTGGATGAGTTGTAGATAAAAGCCTAGAATAAAAAAAGTTAAAAAAGTTTCAAAAAACTATTGACAATGACTTAATACTATGCTATAATATATATGTAAGATAAAGAAAGACATATCTTGCAAATGATTATTTAAGAAAGGAAAGTGATACAAATGAATAATCAAAAAACTAAAAAAAGAGTATTAAAGAAAGGTGTTGAAAAGGTATTCAGTACAATTGTTGCTATTTGGTTTTTTTGGATAATGACTACAATTGACACAATAGACAACCCATTTAATCAAATTAAAAGTTATTTAATCATTACTGGAATATTAACAATACTTGCCTTATTTAGTTTCATAATGCTAATAAAATACTCCAATTTATTTGAAGATGCCGACTAGTGCATCTTTTTTTATTATTGCATCAGGTACAAAAAAAAATAAAAAAAATTGCAAAAAAGTATTGACTTTTGTTTCACAAAATGATATAATTATAATGGGAGAGAATAATAATAATATAAAAAAAGATCTAAAAGTGGATCTGATGACACGCGTGGGTGAGTTGTAAGAAAGTTAAAAAAAATTAAAAAACTTTTAAAAAAGTATTGACTTTAATCTAATAAAGTGGTATACTTAATATGTAATCAAGAAAGGAATGAAAAAAAATGAATTATAGAAACTTTAAAATTGAAATGGAAGAAAAGGACTTAAAGAAAACAAACTTAATCTATAAATGGTTGATAACTATGAAAGATGGAAAAGTTGCTACTTATGTTGGAATATCAACAAGACCACTTGATGAAAGAACAAAAGAACACATAAGAGATAAAAGAACATATTTTGATAAGTTCTTAACTGAAAATGAAAACAATATCAAAAGTATTAAAATTGAAGTTGTAAAAGAGTTAAAAAGAAACTTTAAAGATATGAAAACACAACTTGAAAAAAGAGAAACTAAACTTATAATAAAAGATAAGTTAGAAAATACTTTTAATCTTAATAGTAAAATTGATAAAAGATTTGCATAAAAAGTATTGACTTTTAAAAAAATATTTGATATAATAATATTGTCAATAGGAAAGGAACTTAATAAAAAAATTAAAAAAAGTTAAAAAAAACTATTGACAATATCAATTATATTTGATATAATAAATATGTAAATAAGAAAAGAACTTATTTACAAGTAGCAAAGAAAGGAAAGTGATATTATGGCTACAAAAAAAGAATTATTTAATGTAAAGGGTGTTGAAATGACAGCACACGAAAAAATGGTTTTTGATAAGGTTGTTGAACTTGCAAGACCAGTAAGTTATAAGGAAATTGCAAAAGAGTGCAACATTAGTGAAAAAAGTGCTTGTGCTACACTTGCAAGATTAAATGCTACAAAGGGAGTTTTGAAAAAAAACGAACCTATCAAAGTTACAACTTATGAAATAAATGAAGATATCGATTAAGATATCTTTTTTTATTATTGCATCAGATGCAAAAAAAATTAAAAAAATTTGCAAAAAACTATTGACTTTATACTCAAAGAGTGGTATACTTATAATGGGGGAGAATAATAATATATAAAAAAAACGATCTACTTTTGGATCACAAAAAAATGAAAAAACTTTAAAAAAAGTATTGACTTTATACCATTTATTTGGTATAATATATATGTAAGATAAAGAAAGGAATGATTAAAAATGAAAAAGAAAAGAGTGTTAAAAAGTTGGGTTAAGGAAACATTATTATTTATTGCTTGTGGTATTGCCTTATTTGGTTGTTTCAAATTATTACAATTACAAGACCAACACGAATACAACAAAGCAATTGAAAGATGTGGAAGTGTTGAAAACCTAAACACACACTACACACAACAAGGCGACAAATACTACACTTGCAAGGTTGAGAAATAACCTTGTAAGTGCTAGAAAAAAAAACTTAAAAAAGTTTTAAAAAAGTATTGACATTGTATCAATAGTATGATATACTTAATATGTAATCAAGGAAAGGAAAGTGATAAAATGATTACTAGAAACCATAAAAACATTATGAAGTATGCAAACATAATGACAAACATTCAAGATATTGCAAAAGCAACTAAACAAACTGAAAGTCAAGTTGAAAGTGCAATAATCACACTTGCAAGAAAAGACTTAATGACAAAGTCAAAAGCAAAAGAACTTTTGAAAGACAAAAAGTCAATTAAGTTTATAGACTTGCCATTTGGAAGTAGACTTGCAAAACCACTTCCAGTATCAACTGAAAAAGTAAAGACTATTTATTGCAAATAGTCTTTACAAAAAAAATTGAAAGGAATTGATTAAAATGAGAAAAGCCGATAATCTACCTATTAAGTGGGTGTTAGATATGGACGACACACTAGCACACTTTCACGAACAAAAAAATGCACTTGAAAGATTTGCTACTGAAAAAAACTTCTTTAATATTTTGAAACCTAGTAAGATGACAAAGTTTATCAAACAACTTGTTGAACGCAACGAACTTGACGCAAAAGATATTTTTATTGTTAGTGCTTCACCTAATGAACAAGCCGACAAAGACAAACTACAATGGATTGAAAGACACTTGCCTGAAATACCAAAAAGCAACATTATGTTTACAAGACTTGGAGAAAATAAAGCCGAATTGTTTATCAATAAATACAACCTATCAAAAGAGGACTTTAAGTATTTTATGCTAATTGATGACTACACAAAAAACCTTATTGAGTGGAAAAACTTTGGTGGAATTGCTAAAAAGTACATCAATGAATACAACAACACAACAAAGAACTATCTTAACTACAACATCAGTGCAATAGTATTATAAATGATAAATCAAAAGACTAATAACAAAGTCTTTTTTATTATAATAACTATAACACAAACAACACAAACGCAAACACAAAGTCAAACACAAACAACACAAAGTCAAAGACAAAGTCAAACCAAAATACTTAAAACACTATCAGTGCCACCTAGCATAGCACGATACGAACGAAACGGAATAAAAAGACCAATTATATTATAAAGATAAAACACGCCTAAAAACGCCCTTAAAATGCGTCTAGTGGTGTATTAAAAAAATAGGGTTGAATCGATAGGAAATAAAAAAAGACTTTTAGAAATTAAAAAGTCTTTTGCTACAAACTTATGTTTGCTATTACTTGCAAGTTGCCAAATACCGAACAAGTGTTTGAGTCTTAGCATTCTAACCCCGAGAGTGCCAACACGAACACGAACGAACAAGCGTTCGGCTGAAGGGGGGATATGTTTAGTAAAATCTGCCCGACACGCCCGGATAAGTTGCCATATGTCCTATACGAAATCACTTACCCAATTTCTACTCCTCGGGTTCCCCTTTTAGTATTTTCAGAATACTTTCCTCTCTGTGTATAGCTATGTTACATTTTTCGTAAGCGCCTTGGCTATCATTTTCACAAAAAGTAATTCCTCTTTCAAGTTCATGAACTGCTTTCTCTATTATATCTTTCAATTCTTGGTTTTGTCTAGTCAAAGCTCTCACTTGTCTTTCTAAGTCTTCTATTTTCTCATTTATTTGATAACCGCTAGCCACGTCTCCATCAGGACTCGTGATTAAACATCCAGATTCATAATCATAAAACATTTAATTCACCAATCCGTAATCTTTTAATATTTTTACTAATTCCTGTCCAATTGCACGTTGCATTGGGTCAGGACTGCTTTTTAATTCATTTGCCTTATGCACCATTCCATCAATTTTGTCTTTTTGCATAAAATATCTACCATAGTCGCCAGTCATATCATTAAACGGTGCAATTGGAATTCTTTTTTCTTTTGAAACAAGAAAAAGTGCTCCGTCTCCAGCTTCTAGAGTTAGTTTCTCATTTGGCTCGATTGCAAAATCTTCAACTCTGCCGCCAATAGTCTCTATCTTAACATTAACATTAACTTTGTAACTGGTAGTGGCAAAATCCATTGCTTGCCAATTATGGCCATCCAAGTTTATATAAGTTGTATTAAATCCATTATTCATTTAAGTCCTCCTCAAAAAATTTTTTTAGCCTTTCTTGGCACATACGCTCGATTGGGTCGTTTGTTTCTTTTGTAATAAAATTAAAAAGTTTTCGGCAAAAGTCATTACCGTAAAGCCCAAGCATTTGCGTTGGTGTTGCAATTACACGTTTGTACCAACCCCCAGAATATTTTTCTATATATTCAATTCCATTTGGCGTAATACTAAGCTCGCCAGAATTTTGTATCACATAGTCATTAAGGTTATTTGTCACATAAAACTGGTGTTCATTTTTTAGGTCGCATGCGGCAATAGATTTTCTTGGCACAACTTTAATCACAGGACTTGAGCTAAATATCGTAAGGACGTCACTGTTTTGGATATTATCAATTGCGCCCATATAATCACGTACTGCGAAACCATTATAGGTACGCATTATAAGGCCACCTGTTCTATAAATATTGTTCATATATCTAGCTAAACGACATTCGTCTTTGTTATAGCAAAAAACAGGGATAGCACGCCATGGATTTTCATTAGTGATAAACAAAAAATTATCGGCATCTAAAGTACTAAAAGCAGAGTGATAGTAAGGAAATCCTTCACGATAGAATTTTTCTATGTCTTCTGGTGTTGATACGTCTGCCCATTCTTGTAATTCTATTAGGGCGTTGCGGATTTGATAGTTCAAACTAATCACCTTGCTTTCCGGCTGCCATTGTGCGGATTTTGTCTAGTCCCCACATGTGCTTCATAAACTCGATAATACACCAATTAACCTCGGTAATTTGGGCATCTGGTTTGTCTTTTTTATAATTAGCCCATATGTTGCATAAGCCCAAACTATATACAAGCAAATCATATAGCGTTTCTGTATCATTTGAGTAAACATATGTATTTTGGTCAAATGCCTTACATTTTTCGGCAAGGTCAAACACTTCATTGACCGTAAGCTCGGGTTTGTCTGTATCTATTTTACCGATTAGGTCTTGCATAAGGGCATCTAATTCTATTTTAAGAGTTTCTCTTACTTTCATAACATAAACCTCCTTAGCTTTTTAAGAAAAAAACCTGCAAATTTTTATTCTTCTGCAGGCTTTTCTACTTTGGCATTTTTAGAGTCGAATTCGGCTTTAAAAACGGGATCTAATAAGCAAAGTAAATTTGCATAAGAATTAGCATAGCCGCTTTCAAATCCATTTTGGAAATTATCATAAGGACTAGCTTCCACATCTTCTTTTGTAAATAAGTCATTATCACTAATGTTTTCACGAAGATAATTTGCTAAGTCTTTTAAGTTTTCTATTTTTTCCATTTCTTCACTCCCTGTTAGTTAAGACTAACACCAATTATTGCATATCTATATCCTAAACAGGAAAAAACCTGTATAGTTCAATTAAGTGCTCATTGCGTGGCTAAGCACAATGAGCGTAAGAAAGGGGTGAATACCGTTGCATTAAACAACGATAAATGGTTTACCATCATTGCGACTTTTTGTGTAATTGTTAATCGCACGGACGGGACAAGCCGTCAAGTTAATATTTTTAAATTAACATTTTTTCTTTTTTTTTCATTTTCTAAATATATTATAAATGAAAATGATATATAAATTCAAGTCTTTTTAAAGAATTTTTGTAAAAAAGTTTTTTTAATTTTTCTCTTTTTCTTTTTTACAATTATATTATAAAATATATTTCTATAATAAATCAAGTCTTTTTGTAAAATTTACCTAGATCTTTTATTATATGAAAAATATTGATAAGAAATTAAGCTTTTTTCTATTTCTAACAATTGCTTGCCCATTTCATCTAGTGTTTTATCATCAAATGTGGCAATTTCCATTATAATTTTATGTAGCCACTTTAGTATTTTCTTTTTTACAATCATAAGAATTACTCCTTTCTTTTCTTTTTACAATTATATTATATCATTCATTAGACAGTTTTGTAAATAATTTTTATTCATTTAATGTAAGAAAAAGAAAAAGAAGCAAAAAGAAAAAGAATATATTTTTATTATATTATATATATAGAGAATAATACTCGCTTCGCAAGCTACGCTCGTATTATTCATTGTATATAATTATAATATTGCACCTTTATTTTGTAAAGTTTTTTGATTTTGGAATAAACTAGAAATAAAATTACACAAAACTCTTTACAGAAATCTTTTAGAGTGTTAATATATAAGTAAGAGGGAGGGATTGGCATGAAAGTTGATGATCCTAATACTATAAAAGTTAAAGGTAGTAAGAAAAAAATTGTATATTCATTAGATTGGACAGCACAAGCCTATGAAGACAGACTTGCTTGTGTAAAGAATTTAGAGAGTGAAGGACTATTAAATGACTTGAGTCCGACGCAATTGAACGAAGTCTCTAATTATTTACTTTATTCTGCAGATGTAGATTGTGATGTTGAGTTAAAGCAACCTTCGAAGAAAAGCGTTTCTTATGAAGAAATGGTTGAAAATGGAGTCGCTGACATGGCATTTCATAATGCAAAATATAAGAATATATATAAAACTTACAAACCTTTTATAGATAAAGAAAAAGATAAGGATATCCCAGGAATGCAAGATTTATGGGAAGAAATGGAAAAAATTAAGGTTGTGTATGATTATTTAGATGATTGTCTAAAAGGAAGAAGGGAAAGAGATCTTACGAATCCATTAGAAATTAATTACGTAAATCATCATTACTACAAAAATTGGTATATAGATTTATGCTTACAACAATATACTTTAAAAGATGCATATCGTCCAGTTATGCAATCACAACAACAAGGTTATCTTAATATTAGACCTGATGATGATATGTATTTTGGACTAAGAGTTGGAGAATTTGTCATATGCGAATCCGATGAAGACAAAATGATAGATTTATCAAATCCTCTTCATGTTTATCTACTAATGAAAAATTATAAAACCATAAGATATGAGCATGCGAACAGAGTTATTGATGATTGGAATGAAATATATGATTTATTAGATAGAGCTATTGCAAGGGTACAATTTAGTGATTGTATATGGGATATATTGGAAATGAAGATTAACGGAGAAAGAAATGATATCATAGGAGCATATGTAAGAGATACATATAATGTAAATTATAATGACAATTACATTAGCACTTTATTTACAAAATCAATTAGCAAGAAAATAGCCAAAGCTGCTGTGATTAATGCAAGAAGAGATTTTCATAAGACTGGAAAAAGAAAATGTATAAGATGTAAAGAAGAAAGATGGGATGACGAATTTTTCTCATTTGCAAAAAGTTGTGGATATTGTTTACATAAATTAAATGGGACTGGTAGAAAAATTCACTTAAAGGGGTGATATAAATGGATTATGGGACAAGACGATGCGGTAAATGTTCTCAAATAAAATTAATCCAAGATTTGGTTCCTTGTGGTGAAAATTGTTTATTTGGAACTGATGGAGTAAGCACAATTTGTTATGACTGTGCTTTAGAGAGTATAAATACAAAAGATTTAACTATGGTCGATAAGCTATGTCAGTTTTTAGATATAGCATTTATGGCTGAAGAATGGATAAAAATATCGAAAACATCTGATAATGAAAGATATATTTTAGAAACATATATTAAAACCGTTAAAAGCAGCGAATATAGCAAATCATCTTGGAAACAATATGACTTATTATGGGAAAAAGCGAGAGAAACTGACGCTGTATTGAGCAAATTACCTACATTATCTGCTGATTTATTTATTTATTTAAGAAAGAAGTGGGGCTCATATGACGATTTCGGTGTAGAAGACTATTTGAAAATGGAAAGCTATGAAAAGAATACTCTAAATTATTATAATTTTAGGGACGAGGCAAGAAGAGACATGATTCGTAAGCTTGCTTTGGTATCTGTCTTAATAGACAAAAAGTTAGCTTCTGGAGACACTCGTGAAGTATCAACGTTAATAAGTTCTTATCAATCTTTAATGAAAGAATCTGGTATTCAAAATGCAGTACAAAATGATACTGAGACTATTGAATCCTTAAGCGAGTTAATAGCTTTTCTAGAAGAGCATGGATGGTTAATGGATTATAAAGTTACAGAAAGCAGAGACATTGTAGATGCAACAATAAGAAATTTCCAACAATATGTTGCTGCAATAGTTGCTGGTTCTGGAGAAGAAGTTACTCAGATGTATAATACTAAATTAATGGAACAAAACTCAGGAACAAACGTCAATGAAGAAGATATAGAGAGTATGTTTGAGACACAAGAAGCTCAAGAAGAAAGATTTGAAGATGAAACTCTAAATGAAGAAGAATTAATAGATATGTTTAAGGAGATAAGTAAAGAATATGACAAATAGTTTAGATGAATTCATAGATGCTTATCATCATATGTACTCTGAGCGTAATGATATAAAAAGGATTGTTGTTACGCCAGATTATGTAATGAATAATTGGGATAATATAACTTATGCAATGCGAATATTGTATCTTTATCCAGATTATTTTATAGATATTGTAAAAAGGAAAAATACATATTTACAGCAAGTATTCTTTTATCAAAGAGTTTTTTTAAGAGTTATGGCGAGATATCAAAAAGTTAGCGGAATTTTCGTTCGTGCTTATTCAAAATCGTTCTTAAATTTCATATCAATAAATATGAAAGCAATGTGGCAGCCGATGAGCAAATTATTCTTATGTGCAGACACTAAAAAACAAGCAGCAATGATCACAAAGGAAAAAATGAATGAAGTTTATTACTTAATTCCATTTTTTGTTAATGAGCTAGACATAGCTGATTTTGATAAACAAAAACAACATTATTCAACAGGTGGAGAAGATCAAGCTAAATTAAAATTCAGAAATGGCTCTGCAATAGATATCGTTTCTACAACAGATAGTGCCCGTGGAGGACGTAGACATGGAGGTACTATCGAAGAGTTTTCATTGGCAAATCAAGATGAAATTGAAAATGTTGTTATTCCATTATTAAATGTTAATAGAAAAACAATGTGCGGTAAGAATAATCCGACAGAACCGCATGCTTCACAAATAATGATTGGATCTGCTGGATATAAAAATACCTATGCCTATAATTTAACGGTTGAGATGTTAGTTGATATGGTATTTGAACCAGATAAAGTATTTGTTTTTGGTGGAGATTATCGAATTCCGGTTATGCACGGACTATTAGATAAACGAAAAATTTTAGATAAAATTAAATCTACTGGTACTTATAAATTGGAAACATTTTTAAGAGAATATATGTCAAGATGGGCTGGTGGTAGTGAAGAGAGTTATTATTCTTATGATCTAATAGATAAGCGTAGGAAAATATTAAGACCCGAGTTTGAACCGGAGCATAGAAGCGATGTTTTTTATACGCTTGGTGTCGATGTTGGTCGTTTTAGTGATGAAACTGTTTTAGAGATATTCAAAACATACACATCTGGAGAAAGATTTGTTACCCATTTGGTTAATATAATAATAATGCCAGGAATAGGTAGACATTTCCAAGACCAATCTATTAAAATTAAACAACTTGATTCTATATTTAACTTTAGAGGAATAGTTGTCGATATAAATGGACCGGGAGCTGGTATTGCCGATTTCTTAATAATTGAGCAAGAAAAAGATGGTGATTATTATCCCGCATATGGTTTTAGTAATAAGCCAAAATATAAAAAGACTGAAATGCCAGGATGTATAAGAAAATTATATGGTGTCGAGGCAAGCCCAGGTGCTAACTCAGATTATTATAAGAATGCACATTTGATGCTTAGTTTAGACAGAGTTCGTCTCCTTATTAATGAACGACAAGCAAGAACTTATTTTGCTCAGTTTGATTATTGGAGAAAAATGAAAGTAGACAAAAAAGCCACTCAGTTAATTCCTTATATATCTACAACTAAATTGCAGGATCAATTGGCGAATCTGAAGGCTAATATTGAAACTGCGACAAGTAATATAAATGTTCAAAAGATTAAGACAACAATCGGAAAAGACTTAGTTTCCTCATTTATTTATGGTTTGTGGTTTATAAGTCTAGAAGAAGAAAAAGAATTAAAAAAACGTGCCGGAAAGGGTACGTTAGGACAATATTCTTTTTATAATTAGGAGGTGTAGAAAATGGAGAAAGAGAAAAAAACCAATACTTTTGAAGACAAAGACAAATTAATAGCTCGTTTCCAAAAATTGGCTAAAGCAATAAATAAATATGATCCTAGTTATGATAAAGTTTTAGACCTAGACCGTGTTAGGGGATACAATCCAAAGAGTATAACTTATGAGAAGTTAATGGAATTATCTCCAGAAGATCCACTATGGATTACTTTATCAAGGGTTTATTATAATGAACCACAATATCAAAGAATTATACTTTATTATGCAACATTATTTTTAAATTATTATTATGTGTCTCCTGTTGATTTATCAAGTACAGGAAGAACTATAAATAAGAAAAAATTAGAAAAAGAGTATAATGATGTTTTAGCATTTTTAGATGACGAGATAAAAGTAGAAGACTTTACTGTACGTACTTTAATCGATATTCTTGTAGATGGTAGGGTTTTCTATTATTATGATTTTATTAACATGGATGGAAAACCATATTTTCAATTATGTAAATTGCCATCAGATTATTGTGAAATAATTGGAAACGCAAAAAATGGACAAATGCCAATTTTTGAATTAGATATGAGTTTTATTGACCAAGTTATGGCATCTTTAGTGTCAGTTGATCCTAATATAACAAAGGAGGATGTATTAAAACAATATCCTAAAGGATTGCGAACTGCCTATTACCGTTGGAAAAATAATGGAGAAAGAAAAATATTAGTAACTCCAGTACATGGTATTGGCTTTACAAGTTATAATGGAATGCCTCCTTTTGCCGGCATATTAAGACAAATTGTTAGAATGAGAAAATTCGAAGATGTACGAGATAATTATATTGAAGATAGTCTTCAAAAAATCTTGTTCCAACATGTTAAAATCGATAGTAATGGAGATCCTGAAATCGATTTAGCGCTTGCTGCTGAATTTCATGACAACTTAAAGAAAATCACAAAGAAGATGGAAAGAGTAAATGCTTTAACATCTTTAGCAGATGTAAGTGTATTAGACTTATCTGATACTTCAAGAGAAAATGATTTGGACTTTATTGACAAATTTGAAGAAAAGATGTACAATGAAGCTGGTGTTCCTCAAGCTATTTTCAATGGGGACACTGCTGGAGTGTTAGAATTCTCAGCAAGAAAAGATGAATCATTTATTTGGAACATTATGGAAAAAATAAGTACATGGTTATCTTTTATTTGTAATGCCGAGATAGGTGCAAGAGGAAAAAGAACTTACAATTTTGTAGTTTCATATTTACCGATTTCCTATCGTAATAGGGAGAAAATGATGGACACTTATTTGAAGAATGCGCAGTATGGATACAGCAAAATCATTCCTCAAATAGCTGTTGGTGTTAAGCAAAGACACTTTGAGTCTCTTTTATATTTGGAAAATGATTTATTGAAGCTCGACAAAAGACTCGTTCCCCTAATGAGTTCTCATACAATGAGTGGAAAGGGTGGAACCGCTGCTCAACAAACTGCAGATGCAGCTAATAATGTTGAGGGAGGAAGACCACAATCATCAACAGATGAAAAGACAGACGGAACTCTTAAAAAAGAGGATAGTCAATAAAGGAGGCAAGTGATATGGACTTAACAAAATATGCTGCCCTAAACATCAAGATTACTAAGTTTTCTAAAGTTAATAGTCAATTTTCATTGGGAAGAGCAAGAGTATTCTATGAAGGACCAAATGTCAATCGTACTATTATTGATGCAGACGTAGCTGAAAAGTTGATACAAACCATTCCTGGTACTCCTATTGTTGGAAGATATAATTCTGAGGAAGGAGATTTTGAAGGACACGGCGAAGGTCAAATAGCTTACGGCTTTGTCCCATTAGATCCTCATCCTATGAGGGTAGAGGTTACAGAAGAAGTTTATGGTTTGCCTGTAAAAAGGAAATATTATGAAGTAGATGCTGTAATATGGGACGGAAGATTTCCTGAAGCCCAAAAAATTTTGGAAGAGGAGAAATCTCTATCAATGGAACTTAATCCTGAAACTATGGACGGTGAATTTGAGATTTATGATGACAAGCATTATTTAAGAATTACTAATGCCGAATTCTTCGGAATTACTGTTCTTGGTGATGCACACACTCCTTGCTTCAAGGATGCCAAGTTCTTTCAAGCATATGCGAGTATGCTTAGCGCTTATGAAGCGTTAGAACAAGAATCGAATATAGGAGGTACAAATATGCCAAACACAGAAAAAAAAGTAGATGTTGTTGAAGTTAATGAAACAGATTCTACTATAGTTAATGAAGAGGCTACTGTTGAAACTGAAACTCCTGAAGTTGAAGAAACTGAAGCTGTTGAAGTGACAGAAGACGAAGCGGCTGAAGCTACTCCTACTGAAGACGGTGTTGAAGAAGGAACAGAAGAAGAAACTGAAGCCGAAGAAGAATCTGAAGACGAATATGCTTGCAAAAAGAAAAAAGAAAAGTATGAAGACGAAGATTCTGAAAATTCTGAAGATGAAACTGCTGAAGAAGTAGAAGAAATTGAAGAAGAAGCTGAAGAAGAAACTGCTGAGTCTGAAGAAGAACCAGAAGTAGAAGAAGAAACAGAAGCTGAATCTACTGTTGAAGATGAAACAGAAGCATTAAAAGCTAAAGTCGAAGAATTAACAGAAAAATTAGAAGTATATGAAAATGCAGCTAAAGAAGAATTAATTAATAAATTCTCTGCTAAAATAAACGATAGTGATTTTATGTCTGACATAAAAGAAAATATTGGTAATTATAGCATAGAAGATTTAAAATCAACTTTAGGTGCAAAACTTGCTGAACAAGTATTGGTTGAAGAAGAAAGCGATGAAAATAAAGTAAATGGTATGATATATTCATTTAATGGCATTGCTAAAAAAGAAACTAAAAAAGGATGGCAAGAATTAGTTAGAGCTACAAAAGCTGCTAATAAGAAAAATTAAATGGAGGTAATTAAACATGGCTCAATATAAGATTTCTGGTCATGGTGTTGTTGAACACAATTTCTTAGCTTCTGAAGCTACAAGACAAATTGAAGCTCAAACACCTGTAAAAGATGGAATTGAAACATTAGAGAATGGTATGATCCTTTTCATTGATCGTAAGAACAACGAAATCGTTAAAGAAGAAGTTTCTTGTCCTTATTTAATGCATTCAACTGTAAGATATTACAGAGCAGGAGAAAGAGGACTTAATCATTTCGTTTTCAACGTAAATAATGAAGAAGAATTACCAAGATTATGGAAATTATCTGAAGGAGACAGTTTCCATACTAATTTAATTTCTGGAGACTATGCTGATAATAAAGCTTTCGATGATGCTTTCGCAAGAGAAGGAAGTTTATATGGATATCCAGATGGTAACGGAATGATAAAAGTTACAGATACAAAAAATGAAAACGCTAAATGTGAATTTATCGTTAAGAAAAGTACAATGCAAAATGACGAAGTAGGATTCTACGTTGTTGTTAATAAAGCGTAAGGGAGGTAGAAAGATATGGATAACATGAAAGATATCGTTGACTTAGCAGTTGCTACAATTACTAAAGAAAATATCCCTTCTGAATTCACTGCTGCTGACCTTGAAAATTCACTTCGTGAACAATTAAGTGCTTTCCAAGATTACAAATATCTTAGAAAACATGCAGCTGATTTATATGAAATAATCGAAGAAGTAGCTAATATCGTTATACCAAGAAAGGTATTAGAACAATTCGGTGGTTTCGCTGAAATCAGAAGAAAAGGATATGGAGAAAAAATTAGCTTCACTGTAAGAACTGGTAAATACAGAGGTAAAAAATTCGTTACTAAAGCAGGAGATCAAGGTATTTATAAAACATTTACTTTAGATAACAAAGAATTAGTAATGCAACCAAGAGTATATGCTGGTGCTACAAGATTAGAAATTGAAGACTTCTTATTGGGAAGAATTTCAATGTCTGAACTATTAAATGTATTAACAGAAGCTCTAGAAGAAAAATTATATATTGAAATTCAAAAAGCTTTAATCGCTTCATTCAATGCTCCAGATAGACCTCGTGCAAACAAATACGAAGCTGCTGGATTAATGATGGATGAATTCGATAAGTTAATCAACACTGTAAGAGCTTATGGAGACAGCGTTAATATTTATTGTACATTTGCTTTCGCAAGTAAATTATACAATAACCCAGGATGGACTACTGTTACAAATCCTAAAATAAGCGACAGAGACGTTGAAGACATAAGAAACCAAGGATACGTTGGAACTTACAAAGGATGCAACGTTATAATCCTTAACCAATCATTCACTGATGATACTAACACTGAAACAATCGTAAATGATGCTTATGCATACATTATGCCAGTTGGAGCTGAAAAACCAGTTAAAATTGCATTCGAAGGTCCTACATTCGTAAGAAACTTCACTGACGCAGTTTTATCTCAAGAAATTAGTCTTGAACAAATGTTCGATGTTGCTGTATTATCTCACAATTATTGGGCAATCTACAAAGACACAAGCTTAGAAGCGTAGTTATATAAAAAGAGCCGAAAGGTTCTTTTTTATTTATTATAAAAATATTTGACAAAAAGAATAAAATATGTTAAATTATTATTAACACGGAGAGTGCCTACTATACTGTAGGAAAAGAAAAAATCCGTAAAAGAGATGATGGAGGTTGAAAAAATGGACAATAAATTTATTGAAATTAGATTATTAAATGTTGGCGATTGCGGAGTTGGATTAAGAGATACTCAAGGAAGATTTTATAATATTCCTATGAACAGTCAATTAAGAATATCTTTAGATAGTTTTAAAAATATCTTAGATTATCCAGTTAGCAAAAAAATGATTTGCCAAGGATTAATAAAAGTAGATGGAATCACAGAAGAAATGTTATATGGAAGTATTCTTAGTGATGAAGAAAGAGATTACATTTTAGGAAATCGTGTTTGCGAAGTTGAAGAAGATGCAGGAATTCATCAAATTCATGTAGAAGAAGAAACTGCAGAAGTTCCTATTGTAAAAGCTATCACTTTCTATAATTGGATTAAAAATGATAAAGAAGATAAAATAAGAGAAGCTTTAAAAAATCCAGTAAATTATGATACAATCAAAGAAATTATTGCAAAGAATGATAGATATAACACAGATTTAGTTAAAAAAATATTATCAGAATAAGGAGGGATAAAATGGGAACAAAGTATATAGAGATATACGAATCCTTTCTTAGTGCCGTAACAGATGATAGATTTGCGGTAATGTCAGAAGAAGAATTAATGACAGATTTATTACCTCTTCTAAAGAGATCAATATATTATTTATGTAGAATAGCAAAAGAAACAGAACATAGAGTATTGCCAGGATATGATCTTCATGCAAGAAACGATGAAGAAGGATATTTTGAGCAATCTTTATCAGATCATGAAATAGAATGTTTAGCTTGGGGTATGGTTGTTTCTTGGACAGAGCAACAATTAAATTCAACAAGATTAATAGAACAACAATATTATGATGCAGGTATTAAAACTTATTCACCAAATGAAACAATGAAGAATTTGCTTGAATTACATGATGGATATTATAAACGTTTAAAAAATAGACTTACTGAATATGGCTATAAAACTATCAATATCTCTACATTTGGAGGTAATGAATAATGCAAGATAAGTATATTAGAGAACATATAATATCTATGGTATATAAGATGCTTTGTTGGAGAGAAGAGGGCAAAGAATGGGAAAGACTATACGATGAATTAATGATGGAATTAACAATGAATAACGGACTCTTAGACAGTCTTACAGCAAGTACAATTGCTTTTAAGGTTGCTCCATTAAAATATTTAGATGGAGATTGGTATAAGAGAAGAGTATTCGACGTTATAAATTATTTAAACGGAATCGCAAAACCACAATAAGAAAGGGGGTGTCAGAATGGGCGCATTGGAAAATTATCAAAGACGTGTATCTGGCACTATTGGTTCAAGCGTCAAGGAATATGTTAAGGGACAAGTAAGAACTAATCTTGATAAATTCCTTGAAAATTCCCAATACGGAATGGACGTTATCATTAACGGAAAAGAAGAACGTATTGGTATTATGACAGGAGCTATGTCTGATACAAGAGATGAAGTTCTTGTTCTTTCTAAACCAGATACTCTTAAAATGGGAACATTATTTGAGTGGGAAAATGAGTTTTGGGTTGTTGTAAAACGTGAAGCTCGTGTAATTAAGGAATCCTTTTATGGTACAGCATATCGTTGTAATGTTGATTTGAAATGGGTCAATAAAGACGGTATATTGGTAAGTCAAAAGGCTTATGCAAAAGGACGTGGTTTATCTTCAATTTTAGTTGAAAATAAATATACAGATCCTCCTGTTATATCAAGAGAGGTTGATACTCCTATTACAGTTATTACTCAACGTAATATAGAATTAGAACAAGATATGCGTTTCTTATTCGACAAACAACCTTATCGTGTTACATTTGTTGATAATCTATCAATTGATGGAACTACAATTTTAGGTATGTATGATGATATTATTCATGATGGTGATGACTTAGAAAACAATATTGCAGATTATAATAATCATTATACAATTGAGTTAGATTTTGATACTCCTATAATTGGAAAGGTTGGAGAACCATTTGAAGTTACTTATACTTTATTAAATGATGGTGTAGAAGATGATACTAAAGAAATCATCATCTCAGCTCCAGAAGGAAAGGCTGACATTGAAGGAAATAAGATTACTCCACTTGTTGAAGAATCTATTCCTGTTGTTGTAAGTTTAGCACAAAATGAATTAATTTATGCTGGATTCACAATTGAAGCAGGAGAAGAATGGACAAGCGAAGAAAACTTATTCGTTGTTGGACCTGATAAAATTGCTTGGAATAAGAGTGCTAAATATTATTTAAATACTCACGCAGATGTTCAATTTGTTATTGATGATGAAGCTGCTCCAAAAGTAAAATATAAAATTACAGAAACAGCTAATGAAATTACTATTAGCGTTGGTGAGAAATATTCAGGAAAATTAGTATTATTGGCTATAAATGATATGGATATTATTACCAAAGAAATAGAAATAGTTTCGGTGGAGGGATAGTATGACAGCATTTTCAACAAAAAATCAAGAAGCAAGTTTATTCTTGTCGTTGAATAATGACATTACTAAAATTGCTTACACTTTAGATTCTATTCCTGAAATTAGAAAACTAATTTATCATATTGAAAAAGATCCTCTTCAACAAAAAGAAGTAAAAACTTCTTTAGTTGATAAAACAATTTGGCGTACTCCACTTGTTCCATTACATAATGAAACAGATATTGATGCAAGTTATATTTCTATCAATTTGCTAATGGAAGATATCGGTAATGAAAGGAATAACGCTATAACTACAATAGCAATTGATGTATGGACTCCACCAGAACAATGGATAATTAACGATGGATTAAGACCTCTTATCATATGTAATTATATAGATAAGGTAATGAGAACGAAATTTGTTCAAACTTCTGGCGTAAAATATAGATTAGATAAAGTTATAAATGCTAAGTTATCAGATAGACTAATCGGTTTTAGGATGGTTTATGAAACAATCCTTGAAAATTAATATAAGCAGAATACTAACTGGAGAAGGAATAGAATTAAATTCTAAGATTACTATTTTCCAACCGACGGTCAAGGATATTGTTATTTTAGGAAACGAAAGATTTGGGAATCTTTATTCGATATGGAATTTATCAAGAAAAGATTTAGTTCCAGAAGAAACAGATGAAACGTGGAATCTTGAGGACTGGGACATATATAAAAAGTTTATGATATATGATTTAAACTTACAAAAGATATTTAAAGACTCTGTTTTATTCTTTATGCATAAAAAAGTTGAGTTTTTAAAGATGCAGAATTCTATATTTATAGGGGAACTAGAGTCTGGGATAGAGCTCACTGAAGAACTTTTTTCAGAGATTCAAAGTGTTATCAAACAGATAACATCGCAAAAAGAAGAAGATACTAATATACAAAATGCACCGCGATCTAAACGTGCTCAAGAAGTTCATGATAAGATTGTTAAAGGCCAACAACGTTTAGCTGAGATAAAAAAGGAGAAGGGCGAAGATGACCTTGCTTCTCAAATTGTTGCTGTTGTTGCTCACGGACATTCTTATGAAACGGTATATAACATGACGTTATTACAGTTTAGAGCTGTGCTAGAAAAAATAGTACAAATTGAAAACTATCAAATAGCTTGCTTATTGTCACCTTATGCTGATAAAAAGCATAAATCAAAGACTAAGCATTGGCTAGAATAATTCAATGGAGGTAAAAATTATGTTTGAAATTATGGGACGTAAATATGCTTCTGTTACTTGTGCTGATGTTGTATTATACGATTTAGTTTGTGGAAATCCAGTTGCTAAATTTGATACTTTAAAATTATCTACAATTGAACAAACTGCTGATACAAACGACGTACAAGGTGGTAAGGGTAATCCAATATTAGCTCGTATCGCTTCAAACAAGGCTGTTAACTTAACTATCCAAGATGCTGTTATGAGTATGACTTATTTAGCAGTAGTTACTGGTGGAGAAGTTGTTAAGTCTGGAGATCAAAGCGCTATAAGAATTGCATATAATGAAAAAATTAAAGCTACTGACACAGGTTTAAAATTAACTCATAGTATGGCTGCTGGAACTACTCTTTGGTTAGCAGAAGTAAAAGATGGTATCATAAGCGAAAGAAAAGCTCGTTACGATAGCAAAACAGCTGTTCAAGACATTGCTTTAAATGCAGAAGCTTGGAGACCAAGTGATTATACAATTGTAAAAGACAAAGAATATCAAGTATTCTATAGTTATGATATAACTGAACCAGAACAAGCAAGAGAACTTACTGTATTTAGTGATATGTTCGCTAAAACTTATAGATTTGTAGGAGATACTGAATTATACAATACATTTACAGGACGTAATGATGCATTACAAATCGAAGTTCCAAGATTTGCTTTAGACAACAACTATACATTTGAATTAAATGCTGACGGTACTGCTGCTGTATTTGATATGAACGGAACTGCTTTAGCAGACGACGACAAACGTCTAATCGTTTATAGAATTTACGGAGAAAATGGTACTGGTGAAGCTACTGAATGTATCGAAGCTGCTACTATATAATATAAAGAACCGCAAGGTTCTTTTTATTTGACACAAAATTTAATCTATGGTACAATGAATGAAGTAAAGGAATACAAAGACTACTAATAGACAGAGAGGATATTGAAAGAGGTGAGATAAGATGCTTGATCGATTAAGGTTTCAAGAGGTTGAAAAAGCCATTTTCAGAGTAAGAGAAGACGGACGATATGGAGACAAATGTCTAAAAAGAGGAGAACCTTTTATGGTAATAGACAATGCGTCTATTTCGAATTTCGTTGTTGGAGAAAGAGATAAGAATATTGTCGGTAGAAGCACTGAAGCGGGCACATCAACGATTAAACATGTTAGTTTTAGTTTAATGAATGGAAGTATGATGTTAAATTTGTTTAACAGTATATTTGGAGAGACAAAAGCAAAACAAAAAACGAAAGCAACAATAACAGATACGGTTTTAACGAATGACCAAGATATAATTAAATTGCCTTCTAAACCAATTGGAGAAGTATTGTTATATTTAACAGACGATTATGGTAATTTGACAAAAGTTGCTAATGATCAATTTGAAGTTGTTGAAGATGAAATACATTTAATTAAAAAAGTAAGTCATTTATTTACATATCTCTATGAAGAAGAGAATGAGGCAAAATCCTTAACAAGTATAAAACAACTTGGAGCAGAAGTAATAATGTCGCTAGAAATGCAATGCCAAGCGATGGATATTCTAACAGAAGAGAAAATGAATATAATTATTAGATTTAATAAAGTGTCCGTTGGTACCAATTTCTATATAGGATTTAATAATTCAGAAAAAGCTTATGGCTCCACCATTTATGTACAAGGTTTGGCCGATGATAATCAAAATGGGGTAAATAAAGAGATATTTACGATCGAAGTGATTTAATTATGAAGAATGAAAGAAATTTGCATGGTTCTAATAGTATTGGATACTGGGCAGAAGACGGATATTTACATAGATATTATTTATTAAGAGATCCGTATATTACAAAAAGTACAACCTTACTTGCAACTTTACGTAGTCAAGTTAGAGATGCAATAATGGCAGAAGTTAAAAATATCAGAGTACAAGAAGATGAGCGTTTAACAATGTTTGGTAAGGCAATTGACTATGGTGGAAATGTAAATGAGATCTTTGCATTACTAAGGAGTTTTATAAGTGATGCTGGAGCTGGTTTAAAAAATATATTTGAAGTATTAAACAATGAGAAATTTTTTACATCATATACACAATATAATGGAGGTTATATTTCTGCAATATTTGATAAGAAACATAAAGATGAGGCAAGGGGCTTAGCCGTTAATGCGATGATAGATTTACTTGCAGAAAAGAATCCAAATGAACAGAACGGATTACAAAAACAGCATCAGCAAGAAACGAAATTCAACGAATATATAAGTACGCAAGTTAATGATTTAATGCGCGGAGTAAAAATGGGATATTTAACTACTACAATGGGTAATATAGCAGAACCATGGATAACGGCATCTTTAGAAAAAGGTATATATAAAGCAATTAATAAAAATGGCAATACATTAAAAAAGAAAGTGGAAAATGATGCTATATTGGCTTCTATTAGCGTAGATATCACAGGCCAGAATAAAAGTATGGGTACGAGTCGTTTATCACCTGCTGATATTATGGTTAGAATAGACGGTCAAGATTGTTTGCCAATACAGGTAAAAGTAGATACGACAGGAAAGGAAAAGGCCGTTTTGTTAAAAAAAGCTTCTTATGAAGAAGTTGCAATGGAATTGGGTGATAGTGCAGTAAGGGATTATATTCAATTTGCGATTATACATCAAAATGCTTTTTCTAATAAAAATTATCAGAAGTTGGTTGAACATTCTACTTTGGAACAGAAAAGTCCTGGAAAAGGATTTGCATATGAATTTAGTTCTGATATGCATGCAATAGAAAATTTTAATTCGGCTGGAGCTATCCCTGAATTAGAACCTGCTATAGATATGTTGCGTCAATTAATGTGTGTAAAATTAATTCGAGGAGTTACTGAGAATAATTTGAATTTATTTTATGTAACGGGTAGTATTAAAGGTACAGCTGGATTAATTAGAGTTTCAGATATGATTCAAGAGGTAGCAGGGAATCCCGATAGATTAGAAGTTTATCAAAAAGCAACGGGAAGAGTATTTAGTGAAAGTGGTATCAAGGCAGAATATAATAAAGCCAGAACAAGACAAGAATGGGCTGAATTTATTACTCCAAAGATGAGTAATGCTTTATCTAAAATTAAAGCAACGATGACGTTAAATTATGCCGATATAAATAAATAGGAGGGTTTAGATATGAAATTAGAAAGATTAGAAGAATTAAATAAAATTAGTGCAAGAAACGTAATAGTAAATGAGGTTATGAATAGTTTAGAAGAAAAAATATTTTATACAAAATATGATATAGAAGTAGCCTTAGGATTAGTTATTTTAGCTTTTTATGGAGATAAAGAAATACACAAAGAAATGGATAGAGAAGACATTAACTGGATAGAATTTATTGATAATAATATGCATTTAGTTGATGATTTAAAAACAGGAGATTATAAAGATATTTATGATGAATTATATGCTGAAATTGAAAAGCTAACAGATAAGATGGCAGAATATAATAGAAGTTTTTCAAAAGCCATGGACAAAATTATGGCTGAGTTAGTAAAAAATGGAACTTTAGATAAAATATTAGAAGAACAAAAGAAGACTGCATAGAAAGATAAGTAGAGGGGTGAGTTAGATGGCTGTAGATAAAAATATACAAATTGGCATTAAATATATTCCAGATACAAGCCAGGTTGAGAAAGCCATTGACAAATTAGGTAAAAAAACTAATATAAATATTGATGGTAAAAATCTTAATAGAGATTTAGTTGCTCCAGTTAAGAATGCTTTTAATCAACTAAATAAAGCTGCGTCTCAAGGAATACACTCTGAAGCTTATACGAAAGCTTTTGATGACATTATAGCTAGAACTAGAGCAGCATCTCAAGAACTTGAGAATTATAAGAAAAAATTTTCTAATATATATTCAGGAGATAATTTTAATAAACAAGAGACTGCTTTAAAAAAATCAATGAATGCTGCTATAGCAGATAAGAAAAAATTTGATAAAAATGACGACAGGTTAAAAACAATAAGGGCAGATAAAGACGGAATAAAATCAATTACTCAGGCTAATGCAATTTTAAAATCCGAGTTAGCGACTTCAAAGAATTTAACAGTAGAAGAAGAAAAACGTCTAAAATTTGCTCAAGAATATGCAAAACTACACGAAGAAAATATCAAATTGGGTGGATCTAAGACTATTACATCCAACGTGAATAGGACAACAAAAAATTATAATGATTTTGTAAGCGGAAAAGAGGCTTACGATACCATTGTATCCAGTAGTGTTGATTTTAAGAATGCTCTAAATGAAGAAACTAAGATTTATGATACACTAGCTGATCGTGGAAAAAAAGCTTATGATGAAATAATTAAAGAACAAGAAAAAGCAAAAAAACAAGCGTTAGAATTTGGTGATATTGTATCATCAAGCTTTTTAGGTTTTTCTCTTAGTAATATTTTTTCTTCAGCTTTAAGACAAGGAGTTAATTTCTTTAAAGAATATGATGAGATTTTAACCAGAACTATGATGGTTACTGGAATGAGTAGAAAAGAAGTTAATAATTTGACAGAAGCCTATGGAGAAATGGCTAAAAGATTAAAAACAACAACAAAAGATGTTGCTTCAGCGCAATTGGTATTTTATCAACAAGGTTTAAGCACTAGAGATGCTGCTGCAATGACAGAAGCTTCTATGGCAATTTCTAAAACTGGTGGGATAGAATCTTCTGAAGCAGCTAATCGTCTAACTTCTGCAATGAGAGGTTATAAATTAGCGACTAGTGATGCTATGGAAATAGCAGATAAGATGTCTGCTTTAGATGCTAAAGCTGCATCAAGCGTTAATGAACTGACTATAGCAATGCAAAAATCTGCCTCTCAGGCTAAAATGGCTGGTTTAGACTTAGATTATTACATGGCTTACTTATCAACAATGCAGGAAGTAACTCGTGAAGCACCGGAAAATATTGGTACTGCGATGAAGTCTATAACTTCTCGTTTGCAAGAAATTACAGATATAGGTAAAGTAGAAGAGGATGGAACTACATTCAGTAATGTTGCAAAAGCATTAAATAGTGTAGGTATTGCAGCAGTTGATAGCACAGGACAACTTCGTTCTTTACAGGACGTAATGAATGATTTAGGTCCAATGTGGGCTACATTAGACAAAAATCATAAAGCATATCTTGCTACAGTATTAGCAGGTAATAGACAACAATCTCGTTTTATTGCTTTAATGGATAACTATGACAGAGCAATGGAACTAGTTTCTGTTTCTCAAAATGCAAGTGGCGAATCCGCAAGACAATTAAGAGCTTATAATTCAGGATTAGAAGCAAGTTTCACAGCCCTAAGAGAATCTTGGCAAAAGTTAGCAACTAATCTAGCAGATTCAAGTGCAATTAAGCAAATAATAGATGCTGTTACCGATTTGATAGATCTATTTAATACATTGCCAAAAGGTATTAGCTCAACTATGTTGAAATTAGTTGCTTATACGAAAATCTTAACAACAATGAAGAATATTTCTAATGCAAAAATGAACGTTGGAAAATTTTTGGGAATAGAAGATGCAAAAGATTTATTATCAGACGCATCTAAAAGCATAGAAAACCTCATTGTTTCGATAAAAAAATTAAATGGACAGAAATTAGATAACTTAACGGATAGCATGGGAAGCGTACAAGAAGGCACCGAGGCAGCAGAAGCTTCTGCTATTCAATTGGGTCAGTCAGAAGATATGTTATCTTCTAAAAATACTGCATTAACTGGTACTGCAACATTAACGGCTGGAAGTGAAATAAAGTTAGCAAATGCGATAGAGAATGTTGGTGACAAGGCAGAAGGTAATGATAGCGCATTAGATCAAGAAATAGAACAAAATAAAAATTTGGGCACAAGTGCAGAGAGTGCATCTAAAAAAGTTTCTTATAAAGCAAAGCAAGAAACAAAAAGTATAACAAGAACAGGAACTTACGATGAGTATGTTAATACTCATACTGCATATGAAGCAGTAAAAGGCAAAATTGAAGCCTTAGATGGTGCTTATTCAGACGCCATAGAAGAAGCATTCGAAGAGTTTGCTAAACAAAATAAACAAAAAGCAACAAATGCTAAAAAGAGATTTGAAAAGAATAATCCTTATGCCAGTAGTGGAATAGTAAATTCGAAATTAGATTCTGGTTCTTATGGCGGTGTTCGTGAAGAAATGGCTGCCGATTATGTAAAAGATAAGGGATTTGGTAGTAAGTTAGAAGAACTATCTGCAAGCTATGCTAAAAAGATGGCAGAACTAGTTGCGGAAGAAAATGAGATAAGTGAAAAATTAAAGATAATATTAGAAAAAGCGGAAAAGACAGCAAAAGAAATTTCTAAAGAAGAAAAAGAAGAAAAAAAACAAGAAAAGGAAGAAGAATTAATAAAAGAATTAAAAGAGAATACTATCAAGACTGAAGGTAATACGGAAAGTGGAGACAAGAATACTCAAGCTTTAGAAAAAAATACTGAAGTTGAATCTAATGATGGTAAGCAACCAGGGGTACCAACCGGACAAGGAAGTTTAGAAGATGATATCCTTGCTAATATGGGGAAAAGTAGAAAAGATACTTTTACAAAAGATGCCGCAGAAATGCTTGGTCTTGGAAGAACAAATCCATTAAAGAAAGCACAGAAGGCTTTTAAAGGATTAAGTAACGACGTTAAAGTTCTTGGAGAAAGCTTCAAAGAAGTAAATGTTCTTGGTACCGCAATGTCATCTTATATAAAAGGAACGATGATATCTTCTATTGTAAGTTCTATTGGAGTATCAGAGGACCTTGCAAAAACCATTGGAAACGTTATAACGATTGGAGACTTATCTATTAATTTAGGTGGAAAAATTGCTAAAGCCAGTACAAAAGCCTTGAATAGCGGGAAAGCACTTACTAAAGTTGGTTCTGCATTGGCAAAAATAGGAACAAAGGCCCCTGCAATTATAGGGATTGCTACTACAACAATAATTGCTGGCGTTAAAGCATGGAATGAATATAAAAATGCGATTGAAAAATCGGAAAAAGCATTAGGAGAATCATTAGATGCTTTTAATGAGGCTCAAGAACAGATGACAAGATTAAATAATGCTGAAACAGTATATAATGAATTGTCTAAGAAAATCAACAAAACAGCTGAAGAGCAAGAACAATTAAATCAAGCGTTAGCAACTATGGCAGAGTTAGTTCCTGAAGCTGTTAGGGGATATGATATTAATGGTAATCCGACAATAGATAAAGCCGCTTATGATGCAGGAAAGAAAGAAAAGAAAGAAGAATTAAAGAAAAAGGGTGCTGATGTAATCAGTAAATCAGGTGATTACGCGGTAGATAGTGCTTTTAATAATGCCGATACTAAAGGATGGAAATTCGGTCGTTCTGCTGCGTCAGCAACAGGTGCAGCTATTGGCGGTGGTGTTGCGGCTTATTTGACAACTACTGTAGTCGCTGCTAAAATAGGAGGAACATTAGGAACAGCGATTGGCGGACCTCTTGGTGCTATGGTCGGTGGTGCAATAGGCGCCGCTGCAGGAGCAGCAATAGGATATTTTTCAGCAAAAGCTATAGAAAAACAGGCTCGAAAAGAAGCTAGGCTTAAAGAATTAAATATTAGTTTAATGAAACAACAGGGTACTGTTAATAAAGCTATAGCAGAAGAAAATGCTGATGCAATTTCTATGGGTAGTGAAGACAATGCAGCAGATAGACAAAAATTATCGACATATATTAATTCAGCTGCTTATGAAAAAACTGCTAATAGTATTGTTGATATGCAGGAAGATAAAAATTACAACAAGAGAAAGCTTAAAAAGAAAACAAAAGAAAAACTTAAAGAATACCAAGACACTATGTCAGATGTATATACACAGTTGGGTGCTAGTGGCGGATTAGATAAGATTGATTCTATTACAGAAAAAATGGGAGAAAGATTAACTAAAGGAGAAAATTGGGAAAAAATTCAAAAAGAAGTAAAACAAGAATTAAATAATGTTTTCTCTGAAGCTGACATTGATGACAAAACAGCAGACTTACTACGTCAAGGCATATATGATAAAATTTTTGAAGGTAAGGCGAATGTTACTCGAATTAAAAAAGAATTTGGTACTTTTAGTGCGTTAGACACTAAAAAGATGGCTGCAAAAAATTCATTAGATACTATGAGTCAGTCTTCCGTAAATTTATTGGAAAAAGCAGGACTTACAAATTTAACAGATGAAAATATAGAAATCTGGAACAATCTTTTAGATAATTTTGGAAGCATTGATGCTGTTATGAAACAATTAGATGGCACAATGAATGAAAGTGCTGGAGCATTCGCAATGACATCGGCACTAATAGAAGATATGAACAAAGAAACAGATCCAGAAAAAATCAAAGCTTATAAAGAGGCTATCGATTCATTGATTAATACAATGGAGACTCCGGTTGTTCCTAAATGGTCTGAAATTTCAGACATGGTTAATAATAATATTAAGGATTTTAAAACGTTGGCTGGAGTAATAGAGAAGTTAAATGAGTCAATGGGGCATGTTGATTTAGATACTTTCACTGAATTACTTAGTACATTAGATTCAATAGAAGAATCCATGTATGGCGATTTGGCAAATATGGAAATGTATGGCTCAGCCTTTAAGCAATTAGCTGACAATATGTCCGTAATAAATGGTGAAATGGTTTTACAAGCAGATGGAGTTAAGGCTTTAGCAGATATAAAAAGACAGGCTTTCATTGCTTCTATAAAGCAACAAGAGATGGAAATTGACGCAGCTATTAATTCAAAAGAGATGGAAATTCAACTTTTACAAGCTGAATTAAAAGCTTTACAAGCTGGATTGAGTGCTAAAGGTAACGGTGCTAAGAAAGAAGCAGAGATAGAAAAAAATCTCAAAGAGAATTTAGCAGGTTTAGAAGTTGATTGGCTAGATAATGAAGCTGCTGCGGCTGCTAACTTTGTAGCATTAAATTCAACAGCTATTAAAAAAGTTGCAGATATGTATGCTAAATTAGCACAAGCCAGAGCAACAGGAAAATTCTCAGGTTTTGAAGAATCTGATGCTAAAAATACTTTAGAGTATTTAAAAGGTAAGATGACTGCTAATGTAAAAGAACAATTACAATTAAAAGGCAAGAGTGGAGAAGAGGCTGATAAAATACTTAATGAAGCAATAAAATCTACTCAAAATTCTTTAAATTTGGCTAATCAAGAATTGGAAATCTTAAAGAGTAAAAAAGTTGTTCTTTCAAATATGAGAAATGTGGCAGAAAGTGGATACGGAGCTTTGGCTAAATTCGCAGGAGAAGCCGCAGACGCACAAGATGAGTATAATGAGAAATTAAAAGAGACTCTGACATTATTAGAAAAAATCGAGGGGCTAGCACACGAAATAAGCAAAAATGATGCATTGAAATCATTATATAGCGGAATTGATGGTAAATCAGATGCTAGATTATTAATGGCTAATCTCGAGTTATATAAGCAACAATATGGCGTACAAAAAGATTTATTCAAATTACAACAAAGGATGACGGACGAAGCTGCAGGAGCAGTATTGAATTCTGACTATGGTAGCTTATTTAAAATAATGAAAAACGGTGATATAGGCTGGAGCGATGAAAATGCCTATAAAATTTACAAAGCACTACCAGATGATGCACAAGAAGAAATCGACAATCTAGTAGATGCATTCCAGGAACAACGTAATGAATTAAGAGCTACAGAATTAGAGTTAAGTAAATACGCAGAAGCATTACAAAAGGCACGTCAGGAAATAGTCGATTTAACCATATCAGCAGAAGATCAAATAGTAGAGGCATTAAAAAATAGAGAAAAAATAATGCACGATGCTCGTACGAAAGCTCTTGATGATGAAATCAAAATGATAGAAAAGGCAGTTGATGCCAGAAAGAAAGCAAGAGAAGATGAGAATAGTAATAAGGAACTTTATAAAGCTCAAGAGGCATTAAGAAGAGCGACACTAGATTCATCTGGTAAAAATAATGCTCAATTATTACAATTACAGCAAGACCTTGAAGATAAACAACTTGAGATAAGCGAAAAGCGTTTTGAAGATGATATGGAAGACCGCAAACAATGGTTACAAGATACAAAAGATGCTGAGACAGAAACATATGAATATCGTCTTGAAACGATGACATGGTATTGGGAACAAGTACAAGCTATAATGGAACACTCAACAGAAGAAATAATGGCATTCTTAATAACATGGGATGAAAAGTATAGAACAGCAAGTGCAACTTCTAGAAGCGAAATGGAATTAGAGTGGGAAACAACATTTGACAAACTAAAAAAGATTACAGAATCTTTAAATGAACCAATACAATCACTTACACACGCTTTATCTAATGTTACTGCCGAAGTAGAGAGTATGGACATATCTGTAAATGCTTTAGCAGATAGTTGGAATAGAGCGGCCAAGGCTAAAAATAATTATGCAAATACTAGTTCTGGCGGAGGAGGAGGAAGTCCTAAACCAAAAGAAAATCCAAAGCCAAAGGATGATAAGGACAAAAAAACTACTAAGTCAAATCCGGCTCCGAGTCCAGCTGCTGTACCAAAAGAACCAGGCAATCTTACAGCTTATAGACTTAAAAATAACAAATTGGAGAATACTTATACTTGTCCTATGCCTAGTAAGTACGATGAGGGTGCTGTGCCTTTATCAATTGGAGCAACATTTAGAGATAAAAATGGTAAATCATATTATAAAGGAAAAGACGGATTTATGTACTTAGCGTCTGAGTTCAAGAGGGTTTATAAGAGCGGAGGTTATGTAGATTATACTGGACCAGCATGGGTTGATGGAAACAAAACTCATCCGGAAGCATTCTTAAGTGCATATCAAACTGAACAGATTGGAGCATTAGCTAAATCACTAGATCCTTCTACCATCAATAATGCTACTACTAATTCTAATGTTACATTCGGTTCTATTAACTTTAATGTTGCCTCAATGTCAAGTGCCGCTGATGGCAAGAAAGCCTTAGATATATTCGTACAAGGAGCAAATGATATGATGGCAAAGAAAGGTATTGGAACTAAGTTAAATATAAATATGAAATAAAAAGGAGGTAAGATTATATGGCTGCACATGAACCAGTATGCGGAAGGGCAAATATAATGGATGTCATAGACAAGGGAGAAATATATCTTACCTTCGTCTTTGACGGAATAGATTCAAGTCAGATAGGAGTAGCGAGTGTCTCAGACGGAAGCACTTATGACACTCCTATTCTTCCTGAATTTAGTGACAATAGTTTAGAGGTTGATGGATATGATGGCAAGTATTATTTTAATACTAGATTGTCTCAAAAAAGTTTTACCTATAACTGTTTTATTGATAATCTATCAGCTTTTGAATTTGATCAATTAAAATCTTGGATAAGGCCAAAAAAGATTGGGAAATTAATAAGACCAGAGGAGCCTTATAGATATTATTGGGTAAAAGTAAGTTCTGTAGATAATTTAGGAAATATTCCTTTAACACATCCGGATACAGGCGGAGTTAGTTATACTGGAAACTTTAGTATAACTTTTACAACAGTTGGACAAACTTGTGGTTATGGAATGTTATACTACCAAGATGATTTAAAATATTATGAGTACAGAGACATCTTTGATGGTACGCAAGACTACTATTATGATGAGGGATTATTATATAGAGAAGAAAGTTTACCGATGTCAGTAACAATGGCAAGCGGAGAAAATGAAGTTCAGATATATAATCCAGGAACATATAATTCAAAAATAAGAGCTATTATAAGTACTGATACTGCGATAGATTCTGGGGCAATGATATTGCGCAATGAAACTGTTGGAGATGTTAGTGTTATTACTTTAAATGGATTGACAACTGATAGTAAAATGATTCTTGATTGGGGCGAAAATATATATACTCTAAACGGAGTAGATTGCTCAGATAAAGTTGAGGGCGATTTAATGTATTTGCAACCAAGGAATTATGTTGAAAGACAGGAGAATGCATCTATATCGAATGATGGAACTAATACGATGGTAAGTTTCGATGAAAAAGTTAGACAAGTAAGAACAGATGATATTGGAAAGACAGTCATGTTCAAAGATGAAATGAATATAAACTCAAAAGATGGCGCAGGTGGAAGAATTATAGGAATAGATAAAATAACAAATCGCTTTATACTTGATAAGAGTGTTGGACTATATTCTAATCCAAATGCCACAGTCATTATAACGAAATTAGACAAATTGTCTTGTGAATTGAATATCCCAGAAGGACAATCAATAAATGTAGAATGGCAAATAGTGCCAAGGTACTTATAGGAGGTAGAATTATGGCAATAACTCAAAAATTAAGAGAAATTGGTGGAATAATCAATTCTACCGACCTTAATTATAATTTTAATAGAATGGCGGAAGATTTACAATTAGCCGTAGAAGGAGTTATTTTTGACAAAGAGTATTCTCAAGTAGAAACTATCGCAGACAGAAATAATATTCCTTCTGATCGACTAACTCAAGGATTCTGGTGTGCCGTTAGTGAAAATGGTGTTGTGTACGAATATAATAAAAGAAATGATTTAGTTACAGCATCGGCCGAAGAAAGATATTTTGGAATCAATGATGGTGATTTACCAAACATACCTTATGTTGTGGATGGAGATCCAACTTCAGGAGTATTACTAAATGCCAAATACATCTGTAAAGCAGACGGAAGAGATAATAATTGGAAATATACTTCTACAACAACTGGAGATACTTATGAAGACAGTGACTGGGCTATTTATGTGAAAGAAGATTATGCTGAAGAAGGTCATTGGAGAAAGATACCAAAATGGATACCAATAATGAATGTTACTTCAATATTAGAAAATAACTTAATTGGTAAGCTAGAAAATTTACATACTGAAGATAAGAGCAGAATTGTTAATGCAATTAATGAAATTCACGATGATTTAGGTACGATAGAAGAATTAACAACAAAAGATAAGAGTACCGCAGTTGCGGCAATTAATGAGCTTGACAAAGAGATGGGAGATTTAGAGAATCTTACTACTGCTGAAAAAAGTACTATCGTTGGAGCAATTAATGAAGTAGATACAAATGTTGGACCTGTAGAGGAATTAACAACTACAAATAAAATCGTAACTTACGCAATTAATGAGCTAGATAGTGAAATGGGAGACTTATCTAAGTTGCATACTGAAGCAAAAGACAATATGGTTAATGCTTTAAATGAAGTTCATGATGATTTGGGGACTATAGAGGAATTAACAACAGACGATAAAAGTACTGCTGTGGCAGGTATAAATGAATTAGATAAGAGAGTGGGTAAACTTCCAGAATTAAAAACAGCAGATAAGTCAAGTGTTATTAATGCGATTAATGGACTTGGTGATATTAGTAAGCTTGAGACTACTACAAAAGAAACTGTTGTTGCGGCAATTAATGAATTAGATAGTCGTGCTGGAGAATTGGTCGATTTAACAACTGCTAGTAAAACTAATTTAGTATCTGCTATAAATGAGTTAGATAAAGATATTGGTAATGTAAGTACATTGACAACTACTGCAAAAGATAATACTGTAAATGCTATTAATGAATTAGATAAAGAGATTGGTCCTCTTAATACATTGACTACTACAAACAAAGAAACAGTAGTAAAAGCCATTAATGAAGTCGATAAAGATATTGGTAATGTTGGAAATTTAACAACCAATAATAAAACTGATGCAGTTAGTGCAATAAATGAATTGAAGTCAATTACAGATACATTAAGAGGGGCAACAATTTTAATTGGTAAAATTGACTTAAATACCAAAGATGTAACTCCTGAAAAGCTAACAGCTAGAGCATTAGAAATAATGGGCGGAACAACAGTTCAAGCTGGTTGGGAGTTAGTTGATAAGGAACAACACGAATGGATTTGGAATGGAAACAATTGGCAAGATTTAGAACAACCTAATATTTATCCAGCACAAAATGGAATATTAGGAACAGTTCGTGGAAATGCTAGCGGCGACATTTCTATAACCGATGGAAATATGACTGTTTTACATGCTACCAATGCAACTAAGTTAAATAATCAAACATCAGATTATTATGCTCGTTCAGCTCATTTGGGAAATATCACATCATTAACAACAACAAAAAAAGATAACATTGTAAATGCAATTAATGAATTAGATGCAGAACACGGAACGTTATCAAATTTACATACAACAAAAAAAGACAATTTTGTAAATGCTATAAATGAAGTTAGAGATGATATCGGCACATTAAGTGATTTAACAACAACTGATACAACTAATATTACAGGTGCAATAAATGAGTTAAAAACAGGCTTAGATAATGCAAATGTAAATATTAATAAGAAGGCTGATAAAGATAACGTATTAGAGTTAGATAATATTAACGCCTATGAGCCAACCAAAGATTATCATCCTGCAACTAAAAAATATGTTGATATGATTGCTGGTGGAGCTTCATGGGGTAATATATATAACAATATAGAAGACCAAGAAGACCTAATGATGTTAATAAATGACAGACCAACAAAAAATCAAGTATTAACAAGAGACAATACGCTTATGTATACTCCTACAAGTGATTATCATCCAGCTACTAAAAAGTATGTTGATGAGACATTTACAAAAAATAACAAATGGGGACAAATAAGTGGAGATATTGCAGACCAACAGGATCTTCAGAATGAATTTACAAAAAAACAAGACAAGACAACTGCTTGGAATACAACTAATTTAGTTGTCGGAACTCAACAGCCTGAGATTCCAGAAAGCGGATATATAATTTGGATAGATACAAATAGTTAGAGAGGTGAGATAGTATGGCAGCGGTGAATTGTAATTACTCCGGAGAACCAGTATATACAAGTTGGTATGATAGCTCTAGTAGGGGTTATTTAGATATAACTGGTGTATCTTATGAAACAACAAACGGCAGATATACAATTAGTTGGTCATTAAAACTTGGTGATAATGGGAATGGAAGATACAATTTTGCTGCAGCAGCTGCGTGGATAGACGGCTCAGAAGTTAATTTTACGCATGGTGCTGATAATTATAGTACTTATTGGTTTTATAATCAGTGGTCTAACGGTTCAACAGTAGCGAGTGGGACATTCACAACGACAAAAACGTCAGTAAGTTTGTCAGTTAAAGCTATGTTTGATGGCGGATATACTTCAGCAAGATGGAATAATAATCAATATTGTGTAAGTGGTAGTGGTACATTAAATATCATTGCTCCTACTATCGGAAATCCGTCAGTTTCTTTCTCAACAGTATCTCATGATAGAACTAACATTACCGCTTCTATATCTGCATCAGCTGGAACAAACGGTGGTAACGTTAGTGTTTCAACAACATTGAATAATGGAAGTGCTAAAACTGGTACTTCTCCATCATGGAGTGGATTGACACCAAATACTTCTTATACATTAAAAGCAACCGCTACAAACAGCGCAGGTTTGACGGCAACAGCCTCAGATACAGTGACGACAACGGGAAATGCCCCAGCCATAAGCAGTGTTGCGATTTCTCCTTCGAGAACCACTGCTGTTCTAAGTCCAAATGTATCTTATGACACAAATGCAAGTTTCAGTAGTTATTCAATTAGATATGGAACATCGACAAGCTATGGTTCAACTTCTACAAGTACTACAATAAGTGGATTAACTCCAAATACTACTTATTATTACAGTATGACCGTAACGGATAATTGGGGAAGAACATCAGTAGCTAAGACTGGTAGCTTTAAGACAACTGGAAACAATCCTACAATTAATTCGCATGGAGTAAAGACCTATGCTCAGACTTCTGTAGAAATGCAGTATTCAGCTTCTTATGATACTAATGATTCATTATCTTCATATAAGTGGGAATATGGTACTTCTACAAGTTATGGAAGTTCAGTTACTGGAACAAATATAATTAATGGTTTGAATGCAAACACCACTTATTATTATAAATTGACCGTCACTAGTACGCAAGGAAGAAACTCTACTACTACAGGTTCTTTTAAGACAGATCCTGCTACTGTTACAATAAGTGCTTTAGGTATATCTGAAATCACGGAAACGACAGCAAAAGTAGATTATACTTTCAATAATCCATCGAATGTTGAACAGTTTTATGTTATAGAAACTGTTCTTGAGAGAGAAGATGGAACTAGTCAAAATTATCAAGCAAATAATATAACTCCCCCTTATACAAAAGTATATGATAATTTAGAGCAAGGTTCTAAATATACTTGCAAAACTAGAGTTGGCATTAAAGGACAAGGCGGAACGATATATTATTCTCAATGGGCTTCACAAGATTTTGAAACTTTGGCTAGTACTCCTTTTGTGAAAATAGATTCTAATGGTGTGATTAAACATTACAAAGGATATGCTCTTGGAAAAAGTGATATCTATAATGGATATAGTTCAGAATGGAAGAATGGGAACTATTCAGAGACGGTCAATTCTCCCATATCTTTTAATGGAGAAGGATCAGGCGTTTCAAAAGTAAAATATATCGAGATAATGCCTAATGATGCTTATGCGTATGAATTTCCTGTTGAGCAATTCACAACTTCATCTAATATAACTCTTATATTAACGAATGTTTCAGATATTGTTCAGAAGGTTGTAAAAGTAACACCGGGACAATCTGGATCTATAAATACCGATAGTAGTACTCGTTTATATATAACTTGTACAGGAACAGATTTAAATAAAGAAACAGTAAGATATGTTCGTTTTAGTATTTATAGGTCTATAAGTAAGGTTCCGTTAGATAAAGAATCAATAGTTACGTTAAATAATAAGATAAGATATATAGATATATCGCAAAATGGATATATAAAAGGAACAACAGCAGGTTCTGACGGAAAAATTATAGAACTTGATGTTTATGATAAATTAGGAAATAATATTGCTCTTAATAAAAACGTTACAATGGAAAGGGGTAGCGGAAGCAATCTTGAAAAGATTACCGATGGTAATCATGATGGTTCTTCTTATTGTACTTTAAATGAGAATAGCGCAGGAACTACAGTGAGAGTTGATTTAGGTCAAGAATATTCTTATGACCAAATAGATAGAGTTGTATTGTGGCGAGATGTTGATTGTTTATATCAAGAAAGTAGATTATTGGGATTAGATGCAAACAAACAAATAACTTGGAAATTTCAGTCATATAAGAGTGAGGGGGTTTATAAAGAGACTTCTGAGGGATATACTTCTAGACCAAGAAAAGCTAAAACAAAACATAACATTTATATAACATCATTGCTTAATGAATTGGACAGTACTCCTTTTGCAGATAAAATAACAATAAATGCAGATTGGAATATGTCTATTCCTCCTGTAATAGCAGACTTGACAACACATAGAGTAGATGCTATAATAGCAGCAAATAGTGGTAGATTATTAAAAAATGATGTTGGTGATTTAACAGCATTGACAACTACAGAAAAATCAAATTTAGTAGATGCTATTAATGAGATTTGGAATGGTATAAATAAAACAGAAGAAGAATTTACAGTATTAGATTTCGTATTAGAATCTATATTATGCGGTTAGGAGGGAGATTGATATGGCAGAGAAACATCCAGATGTAAAATTTGAGTATTCATTTTCTGATGGTAAATATTGGTCTCCTTACAACCATTGTCGTGTTTGGGAAAATGGTACTTATGATTTAATGATAAGAGACAATTATGGCCAGACGGCAAAAAGAGTTTATGAAGAGACAAGTATTATTGAGGACAAGGAGATACCAGTGCGAATAGAATTTATTGACTTTACTGATTTTAATGGCAATCCTATTGAATATTATGATGGTATAGTTGTCGCTAGAAGTACTGGCAAGATGATTATTACTATCCTAGGGGATTTTGACGATCCTAGACTTTATATGAAAACCAAAGGACAAACAACTTGGCAAGAAAATGGAGGTTTTACAAATAATAAAAGAACTTTAATTAATCCAGGTCAAGCCGAATATTATATAGCGGATTCATACGGCAGAAAGTCAAAAATTTTTACTTCCGAAGTTGTCACATATACCCCTTATGCTCCTCGCCCAGCAATAACAATATTACATGCAGATTCTGGCGTGCTCATTACAGAAGCAAGAGACGATACGGAGACAAATGCCGTTCCAAGAAGATATGCAATTAGTTATGATGATGGGAAAACTTGGTCAAATTGGCAATTGGGTAGATATTTTCAAAAATTAAAACCATCAACGGGGACTTACTGGATAAGAGTAAAAATAAAATATACTACTGGAGTCGAAAGTAATTCTATAGGTAAAATGGTAACAATAAAATAATGGAGGTGTTGATATGGCAATTTATGTTCCTAATATAATTGATAATTTAACTTCTACTTCAACTAAAGACGGATTATCTGCAAACCAAGGTAGAGTGTTAAAAGAGCAACAAGGAGATTTAACTGAATTATATACAGGTAATAAAGGTAGCCTTGTCGAAGCAATCAATGAAATTAAAGAAATGGAAACTACTTTAGCATCTCTATTAGATGAGATAAATGGAGAAGTAATATAGCGTAAAAACCACTGGTGTTTTTGCGCCTTTTTTTATGGAGGTTTAATTATGGATGAAAAAGAAATGATGAACAAAATAAAATACCTAATAAAAAAGAAAAGACCTTTGGAAGATATTCTTTTAGAAACTGGATTAAAAGAGTATGAAGTGTTTGGTTTTGTAGAAATGTTGAAACAAAATGGATGGCAAGCAGAATATAAAGATGGCTTCTTCGTTTATCAAAAGGAACAACTTATTAAGGATAGGGACGTTTATAAAATGGCAGCTGGTGAGAAGCATAAGTTATTGTTTATTAGTGACACGCATTTGGGAAGCAAATATGATAGATTAGATATTTTAAGATATTTATATGATTTAGCAGAGGATGAAGAAATAAATACAGTATTTCACGTAGGAGACTTATGTGATGGCGCGTATCCAAATAGACCAAATCATACTTATGAATTAAGGGCACACGGAGCAGAAGAGCAACTTGAATATATCGTTGAGAAATACCCCTCTAAGACCGGAATTAAGACAATGTTTATTGGAGGAAATCACGATTATTCTCATGTAAGAAATGCCGGTTTTGATATAGGGAAAGCAGTCGCAAAGGAGCGTCCTGATATGATATATTTAGGACAAGATGTTGCAGATGTTGATTATGGGAAAACAAGGTTGAGATTATTTCACGGTTCTAAAGGACAGAGTTATGCGAGAAGTTATAGGATGCAAAAATACGTAGAGCAAATTCCTACAGAAGAAAAACCGGACATATTGTTAATGGGGCATTATCATAATTCATTTTATATGAAGTATGCAGATGTACATTGTTTCCAAGTTCCATCTACAATAGATCAAACTCCTTATGCAAGAAGTCTTGGATTGAATAATGAAAAAGGAGCTTGGATTGCAGATTTGACAACAGATAAACAAGGTGGTATAATGACAATAGAACCTGAGTTTATAGACTTCAGCGGACAAAAAAGACTTGTAAGAAGAAAGAAGTAATTAAACCTTAATTTATACTAAATCTATCTACTAAGTAACAGAGGTAAAAAGTAAGAAAGAGAAGGGGGTAAGACTATGGACGCAGTTATAGAAACAGCGAAAACAATAGGCATTACTTTGGCAGAGATTATTTTAGTTATCTATTTCTGTGTTAAGTATATAAATGCAGCTTTGAGAAAAGAAGATATAAGCAAAGGTGTTAAAGAACAAAGTAATCTTGATTTACAAATAATTGAAAAAATGGATTATTATAAGGAATTGCTAAATGCGGACAGAGTATTATTATTTGAATTTCACAATGGCCAACATTATTCTAATTATAGATCTGCATTGAGAATGTCTCCATCTTATGAGGTATTCAAAGCGGGACAAAAAAGCAAAATGGCAGAATGTACAAATCTTCCGATATCTATTATGCCTAAATTGATATACGAAATTACACACAATGGGTATTCAGAGTGTAAGACAATAGAGGAGATAAAAGAAGATAAGGGGAACACTTATGAATTTAAAAAATCTATAGATGTATACTCTTATTATGATGTAGCGATTAGAGATAAAAATAATAATATTATTGGATTTGTTGCTGTAGAATGGGCATCAGAAAGACCAGATGATATTGATGTGCTTCAAATAGAAAGATTAGCTGGTTTCTTAGAAGATAAAGTTAATGAAATAGTAGAAAATAATAAAAAAAGAAAAAAGAAGAAATTCTTAGGAATTTTTTAATGGAGGTGTAAAAAATGGAAGAGTGCAAAGAAGTACTTACTTGGGAGCAAAAAATACAAAACATTGAGAGCGCACCTGAAGAAGCAAGATTGATGATTGCAAAGGCTTACATAAGAGACGATATACCAGATGAAAACGTTCAATACGAATTTAATACAGATAGTCCTGAGCAATTAAATGAAGACGGAGAAATTGAAAATTTAAATGCAGATGATCCTGAGGGGATAGGAGCTACAGGTTTTACAATGAGAACTACAAGACCTGCAAATAATAAGAATTTTATTACTAGAGGTTCTGGTGGTTGGAATACTTGTATAAAAGGAAATCCTAGATATCAATATGCAGATGCTTTAGCAAACTGTGTTGGTTATGCTAGCGGTAGATTTAATGAAATTATAAATATTGCTAGAGAAACAACTGGCTGTACTTATACAACATTAAATTGTAACGCAGTAGGATTTAAAGAAAGAGCAGAAGCTGCTGGATTAAAAACAGGTTCTACTCCAAGACGTGGTGCTATTATGTGTTGGGGTAAAGAAGGTGGCGCTGGACACGTTGCTATTGTCGAAAGAGTAAATAATAGTAATTCAGTATATACTTCAGAGTCTGGATGGGGTTCAAGTGCTATATTCTGGAACAGTACAAGAAGTAATAACAATGGTAGATGGGGAATTGGAGCAGGATATTATTTCAGATGCTTTATCTATTTACCAGATGATGTGCAAAAAGCTATAGATGCAGAAGAGCCTACTCCTACACCACAACCAACTCCAAGCGATAAATTTAATATTGGAGATAAAGTAGTTGTTAATGGACCTTTATATGTAAGTTCTACTGCTTCATCACCAGCGGGTCATGTTAGCAATAAAGTGACTAATATAACAAGAAAGAATCCTGGTTCAGCACATCCATATAACACTACAGGAGATCTAGGTTGGATGGATGAAAGTTCTATTAAAAAATATGAAGAACCAACACCAGCACCAACACCTACTCCAGCACCATCTACAGAATTAAATGTAGGAGATGCTGTAGAAATTATTGGAACAGGAAATGGTAGTGCTTATGGTGGAAGTAATACTGCTTATGGAATTGGTTGGAAAAGACAAATACTAAAGATTTGGAATGGAAAACCTTATCCATATCAAGTAGGAAATAATACTGGAACTACTGGATTCTATAAAAAAGAAGCTTTAAAAAAGATATAAAAAAAAGATAAGCGACTACCTAAAAAGGAGTCGCTCATCCTTGTAAGGAGGGGATAAAAATGTTAAATGCAATTTTACTTACTTTAAAAACAATGGGATGGCTTGGTATAATTTTAGGTCTTTTGGTTATTGTTAATACTATTTGTGGAACATTATATAACGTTGCTACAAAAAAAGAAACTTTTAGCTGGAAGAAACTATTTAAAGGAATTGGCAAGTCTGCTATATTTTATGTAAGCGCCGCTCTATTATCAGTTGCTTTTACAATGTTACCTTTTATAAACGAAATGATTGTTAATACATTTGGCGTAATATTATTATCTAATGATTTATTAAATACTATGTCAAGTATTGGTGTTCTTGGTGTTGTAATTGGAACTATTATAGTTCAAGGTAAAAAGGCAATTGAGGGTGTTACTAAATTGGCTAATATTAGTGCAGATACTGAAGTTATAACTTGGAAAGTTGAAATCCCAGAAGAAGACGAAGAAAAGGACACAAAATAGTCCTAATATAATAGACGAAGGGAGGGGAAATCATGGAAATATTAAGAGATAAGACTATCAATGCTGGCACTGTAAAGCCACAAGATAAAATTATTAAAAATATTACCGGAAATACTATGAGTATTCAAATTGATGGCGATGCAAAACTTTCTATGAAAGGCTCTCATGCAAATTTTGAATCAAACAACTCCTATGCTATTGCCTTAATAAACATGACGACTCTTGATAAAGTAACTGAGACAACAACTCCAGGTCTTTATCTTGCTATCGTAGAAGGCATAGATGAAATGGAATTAGAGATTTCTGGTAGTGGTGTTATACATTGGAAGGAATTAGGTGATTAATATGGCTAAGACAGACGGAGTAGCAAGAATAATCGCTCTTGCCGCTTTGGGCAAGAACGGTGGAAGTAGTACAGGCGGTACTACAAATTATTTAGAATTAGCCAATAAACCTAAGATTAACAATGTAGAATTAACCGGAAACAAAACATTAGAAGATTTGGGTATTAATATACCTGATTTAGAAAATTATTATACGAAAGATATAGTTAATGAAGCTTTAAGTAAGAAACAAGATACTTTAATAGCTGGAAAAAACATCATTATTAATGGTGAAGTAATAAACGCGGCTGATGATGTTATTCCTACATATATTTTACAAACAAATATTCGTCCTAAGTATGACGAATCTGTTGAATTTACAGATGTTTACGATGATTTGGGTAAAATAATAAATGATAATCCAGGCAAGACCGTCCATTTATGCTTATATATCCCAACGAACGGAATATATATCACTTTAGCCTATTATGGAACAATGGTTTGTCCAGACATTAGGACTTCAACATCTACTTCAGCATCATATCCTAGTTTTATGACAATGAATCAAAATAATGCCCGTATTATATTAAGATTGGAACTTGATATTGATAAGACTGTATCTCCATATAAAGCTGTTGTAAAGAAATTTTCTTGTGATGAAGGTCCAACAGAATATGCCATTACTAAAGATATAAGTAATGTTGAAAATAGAACTATGGAAATGGTCATGATGATGTTGGAAGATAGTAATAATAACTTTTTAGCAAAAACTAACACAACAGAATTTGTGCCTACTGGAGATTATAATCCTGCAACAAAGAAATATGTGGACGATAATGTAAAAACATACACTGCTGGAGAAAATATTACAATATCTGAAGATAATGTTATTAGCGCTAATGTATCTGGAGGAACAGATAGCAATGCTGTTTATACATATTACGCTCCATATTCAGATGAGGATTGGTTTACTGAAGAAAACGTAGCAAACATATTACAGACAGTAAAAGATAAAGGGTATTCTAACTTCGAGTTATGTACTTTAAATGGTAGTCATTATGCATTAAGAAGAGGCGGAAATTTACAAGCTTTAACTACAGAAGGGGAGAGCTACCAATTAGAGTATTTACAAAATGATTTAAAAAATTATGTTTATTACTTTTTTGTCGCTCGTTTAAATGAAGGCGGTAAGATCGTAGTAGATGGACTAGGTACGCAAACTTATACAGCTCAAGAAATGATTGAGACCTTTCTGTCACCAACATTAGAAAAAATGTCTGGCTACGATGGTTCAGCATCTCATTTAATGTTACAGTCAAATAACGGAATCTTCGAGTGGGATTCATCGTTAGATGGTGGTATATTCGGAGATAACTATACCGATCCTGCTTATTATACAGAAAAACAAGTCGATAAAATAGTTACAGACACTGTAAATGAAGCATTAGGAGGCAGGTACTAATGGAGACAGAAGGCAAAAAGATATTAGTAAATTATCTTACTGACATCGCAGACACTTTCAGAAGTATTACAGGAGAAACTGATACAATAAGTGCTGAAAGTTTTTCTAAAGAAGTTCAAGCAGTAGCTACACCAAGCTCAAAAAACTCATATCAAAGAAATTCTATAGAAGAAATGAATGCGATAACAGACGCAAAGGATGGAGATACTTGTTTGTGTTATTATACTAATAGCTTCAACATTACTGAAGATCGTGCAGTTGGTGTAATAACCTTTCCAAAAAAAGTTGTATTTGAAAATGCTATTACAGAATATTATAATGCTAGAATAGAAGCAACAGATAGTAGTGTTGAACTTTGGGGAATGATTGATTTGTCACCTAATGATTTCATGTTTCGAGTAGATAAGATGGATGACCAAAGTAGAGCCAATGCTTTCTATAGCTCAGAAGATGGGATTACATATACATTAAATCAACCTCCAGATGTAGAAGGAAGTTTTGAGTTAGTTAATGAAAGAACAGTAGATTTTAAAATAAATATCGTTATTCAGAATACGAATGAACATATTGGAGCATTTTTGATTGGCACCGATCAAGTTTTTGATGGTTTATATAAATATGATGGTAATTGGAAAATATTGAGCTTAAACTATCCTTTAAATGATTATAATGTTGAGGTTTCAAAAATATATTATAACAATGGTGAGCAAGAAGGAATGTTAGGTAACACTGAAACAAAAGAAGGATTACTTAAAGTAGAGAGTTTTATTAATAAATATGGAATAAATGCACATTATCCAAAAGATATGAAAGAGTATTTTAGGTATCGACAAGAGGAGAAAATTCCTTTATTAGAACTTAATCCTAATACAGGAGATGTCATTAATATGGCCGGAATGTTTGGAAACTGTGAGAATCTTAAAACAATCCCATTGCTAGATACGCGTAATGTCACTAATATGGCAGGTATGTTTAGTTTTTGTCGTAATCTAAAGACAATTCCAAAAATAAATACTGCTAAGGTTACTGACATGTCCACCATGTTTAGTGTATGCAAGAATTTAGAAGAAATTCCTTTATTGGATACCTCTAATGTAACTAACATGCATGAGATGTTTGGTAATTGTGAGTTATTAAGAACAATTCCTGAACTTAATACAGTAAGTGTGAGTAGCATGCCATCCATGTTTATAAACTGCAGCTCAATAAAAGATATCCCCTTGTTAGAAGCAAGTTCTGTAACAAATGTATGGCAAATTTTTGATGGGTGTGAGCTTCTTGAAAATTTAGGAGGGCTTAAAAATCTTGGACAGGCTTATTCAACTACAATGACAGCTAATGATGGTTGGTATTCTTTGGTTTTGTCTAAATGCCCATTATTAACACATGATAGTTTAATGAATGTAATAAATAATTTATATGATATAAAATCTAAAGGAGTTAAACCGCAAACACTTCAATTAGGAGATACAAATAAAGCAAAATTAACTGCAGAAGAAATAGCAATTGCAACCAATAAAGGTTGGAATGTTATATAAATAAGGAGGGAGAAAAATGGCAAACATATTAAAAATTAAAAGAGGTTTAAAAGCCGACATCAGTAAACTAACATTAGTAGCTGGAGAGTTAGCAGTAGCATTAGATACTCAAGAGTTATATGTTGGTGATAAAGATGGTAATGTAAAAATAATCAAAGGTGGAGCTTCTGGAGCTGTTGAAAGCGCTGATAAATTAACAGTAGCAAGAACAATTACAGCAACAGGAGACGCAACTGGTTCAACTGCTTTTGATGGATCTCAAAATGTTGAGATGGCATTAGAATTAGCAACTAGCGGAGTAACTGCTGGTACTTATTCAAAAGTAACTGTTGATACAAAAGGTAGAGTAACAGCTGGTTCTAATATTACTGTTGAGGATATTGGAGATTTATCAACAACTTTAGCTGGATTAGCAACAAAAAAAGAATTAAGTGGATATGTAAAAACTACAGACTTAACTACTGAATTAAACAAAAAAGTAGATAAAGTAGCAGGAAAATCTTTAATTGATGATACAGAAATTACAAGATTAGCTTCTGTTGAAAACTATAATGATACTGCAATTAAAGCAGACATAGCTAAGAAAGCTGATGCAACTGCAATGAGCACAGCTTTAGAAGGAAAAGTTGATAAAGTTGAAGGAAAAGTATTGTCAAGTAATGATTACACAACAGCAGAAAAAGAAAAATTAGCAGGATTATCTAACTATGATGACACAGAAATTAAAGCTTCTATTGCAACAAAAGCAGAAGCAGATAGTGTTTATACAAAGGAAGAAGTAAATACTGAATTAGGTAAAAAGGCTGACAAAACTACAGTCGAAACATTAACAACAACTGTTAATGGAAAGGCAGATAAAGCAACAACTATTTCAGGATATGGTATCACAGATGCTTACACAAAAACTGAAGTAGATGCAAAAGTTTCATCTGTTTATAAATATAAAGCCAGTGTAGCTAATGAAGCAGCATTACCTACTGAAGGTCAAGTAGTTGGTGATGTTTATAACCTAGAAGACACAGGAATGAATGTTGCATGGACTGGTGAAGGATGGGATAAATTAGGTTCTGTAGTAGACTTAACACCATACTTAACTAAAGAAGATGCAGGTAGGACATATGCTGCTAAAGCAACTACACTTGAAGGTTATGGCATCACAGATGCATATACTACATCAGCAGTTGATACTGAATTAAACAAAAAGGTAGATAAAGAAACAGGAAAACAATTATCTACAAACGACTATACAACTGCTGAAAAAACAAAATTAACTGGTATTGCAACAGGAGCAGAAGTTAATAAAATAGATGCAGTAAAAGTTAATGGAACAGCTTTAGGAATTACAGATAAGGCTGTAAATATAGATTTATCTAATTACGCAACTAAATCTACAACATTGGCAGGGTATGGAGTTACAAATGCTTATACTAAAGATGAAGTTAATACTGAATTAGGTAAGAAAGCCAACAGTAGCGACGTTTATACAAAGACTGAAGTTAATAACAGTTTAGCAAATAAACTAAGTAAAACAGACGTAATTGATGGGGGCACTTTCTAATAAGTGCTCCTTATTTTTTTAAAGAGGTGAGAACGAGATGGGCTCTATTAAAGAGAAAATAAAATATATAAAAGAAACAAAGAAATTGATAAGAGAGGCTATCATCGCTCAGGGCGTAGATGTGCCAGAAAACACTACATTTAGAGATTATGCAAACAAGATAGATAATATAAAAAATACTACACATGTATCAGATAATACAACACTTACATCTGGTACGGCAGTAGAAAAGAAAATATATTATTTAAGTAAAACAAAGGAAAATATAAAAAGAGCTATCGTAGCAGCAGGAGTAAGTGTATTAGAAACAGACACTTTTAGAAGTTATGCTGACAAAATAGCTCAAATAAAAAAATAGGAGGGGTGAAAAATGGCTAATAAAATTACATGGGCTGATAAGGTAGCCCTTCAAGAAAAACCAGATGTTGTAGCAGAAAATAAGGTTACAGCAGCAGATATGAATCAAATTAAAACAGCTGTTAATGAGACAATAGATACAATGCCAAGTAATTTGGTAAATGGACAAGCTAGGGGAAGTATTAGATCTATTGGTGCCTATGATACAACGATAAACCCGTTGGGTCCACATGCACAAGCTTTTGGTTCTGGCACAATAGCATCAGGTGAGTATTCTCATGCAGAGGGTGCTGGTCCTAAAGCATCAGGGGCAGCTTCTCATGCAGAAGGATATAGTACAACAGCGTCAGGACAGACTTCCCATGCAGAAGGAAATCGAACAGAAGCGTCAAGTCCTAATTCTCACGCAGAAGGAGATAGCACAACAGCGTCAGGTAACTCTTCCCACGCAGAAGGATATATTACAAAAGCGTCAGGTGAGTATTCCCATGCAGAAGGTCGTACTACAATAGCACAAGGAAATAATCAACATGTCCAAGGTAAATATAATATAGCAGATACAACAAGTGCTCATATTGTGGGAAACGGTAGCGATAGTTCTAATAGATCAAACGCACACACTCTTGATTGGAATGGTAATGCTTGGTTTGCTGGTGATGTTTATACTGGTTCAACAAGTGGAACAAATAAGGATGATGGATCTGTTAAATTACCTGTAGTATATAGTGGAACAACTGCTCCGACTAATGACATAGGGAAAAACGGAGATTTATATGTTTTATTAGATAGTTAGAGAGGTGAGATAGATGGCAACATTATATAGCGATAAAAGATGGAACGGCGAGGGGTCTTGCTATTGGCGTATCCGTGTAGATTATAGTGCTAATAGTGCTAGTGTTTATGTTGATGTAGGTCCTTCTGGTTGGTCTATATGGCTACGTTTCACCACAGGAAACAATACTTTCACAAAAAATGCTGCTACTTATTATGCTAGTAATAACGGAACGGGTTCAAATCTTTTAGGGACACTCTCTATAAATCCTAATAGTGCTACAACGATAACTCAAACTTGTTCCGGAAGTTCGTGGGGAGGTTCTGTCAATGGCTCATCATCTGTCACAATTCCTCAACAAAATGCATCTTTCAATTTGAATATTTTGAATCCCGATGATTCAGAGCCTTACCAAACTGGTGAAGCAGGAACAGTAGAACAATCAATAAATGGCGGAAGTTATACAAGAGTCTATAATGAAGGAGCTAGTTCTTATCCGTTAGGGACAACTTTTAATTACAGAAATTTTACGCCAGGAGCACATAGAGAATTATCTTCTGTAACTGGTATTAGTCCTAGTAATACAACAGGTCCTTGGAGTTTAACTTTATCTAGCAGTGGAGCGTCTGTTAATTTTAAAACTGCTTGGAAGAATTACACTTTTAGGACATATAAAGGAGAGGGAACGACCGAAATTTCTACAATAACTCAACAATATAATACGACTTATAATGTTCCACACCCAACTCCACCAACAGGGTATTTATTTGCTGGATTTTATAGTACGGGTTCGTTAAGCAGTATCTCATCTAAAGATTCCGTATTTGAATCGGGAAATGGAGGAATTGAAGTTTATAATAATAGCGCAAATGGAACAGTTACTCATACAAGAGTACAAGATGATGATGGTGTGCCATCGGCTTGTAAATATTTTGGAAATGGTGGAAGAGCTTACTATATAAGGATAGACAAGGCAGTTGGAACAGCTTCTCCTTATTGTGGAGGATTCTATTTATCAACTAATTCTGCTGCTAATCATATATATAGACATATAATATGGGCAAAAATACCTGTAGGTTATACAATTGGAGATTATCGTAATTCAATTGGCGACGGAGGACGTAGTGAATGGCTTACTGATACTGCCGGAACGGGTGATTGGTATAGATACGTATATGATGTTCATGCAGGTTCTTCTGGAGATTTTTCTACTTTAGGGTTTGTTGCAATAAGAGCAAATAATGGGGATGATAATGCTGCTGTTACTTGGTATGTATGTGCCACTCAAGTAACTGATATTACAAATAATTATGCGACATATACCTTTGATGCCAATGGGACAGCTGAATATTTCTATGCTCCAGTAGCTTATAACATTGCATATGATGCGAACGGCGGTAGTAATGCACCATCAACACAAGTAAAAACATACGGACAAAATCTTGTATTGAGCTCACAAATTCCAACTTATAACGGTTATGATTTTGTTGGTTGGGCGCAAGCTGGGGAAGATACTATTTATTCTCCAGGACAAACTCTAAGCTCAGATTTAAGTAGATATAGCGGGGCAACGATAACTTTTTATGCTGTTTGGGTTCAAGATCAGGCAAAATTAAGTGTAAATAAAAATTCAACGTGGTCTCAAGGAAAAGGATATTTTAAAAAGGATAATGAATGGAAGAAGATAAAGACGATATATACAAAAGTAAATGGGGAATGGAAAGCTGGACATTTGGAAAGATTAAAAAAAGAATGGGAAAATGTATGTTGTTTTGTTAAAGGCTCTCAGGTTAGGATAACTTTAGATGGAATTGCCAAGAATATTGAAGATTTAAAAGTTGGAGAACAGATTGTTATTTACAATGAAGATAAAAAGAAATTTGAGTTGTCTACAGTTTCTGATACCCCAAGAAACAACAATGTCACAGATAAAGCCACAATTGTATTAGAAAATGGTATAACTATCGAAATGAATGCATATCATCCTTTATTAACAACAAAAGGATACCACTCTTTAACAGAACATGAGGGCTTACCTTTATTGACAGATGAAGACATTCTTGTTACAATTAATGGAGAAATAAAAATTAAGCAAATAGTTAGAGAAACAATAGAGCCAATTACTATGTATAATTTATCCGTAAACGGAGAACATCATAATTATGTCGTTAATTCTGTTGTTGCTCATAATGCAAATTGTCCAGTGCAATAAGGAAGTGGTATAAATGGCAAATCAAATAAAATTAAAAAGAGGAGGAGGTAGAATATTATGGCAAATACAATAAGAATAAAGAGAGGCAAGTCTAATAATTTATCAGTGAGTAATTTGCAAGATGGAGAATTAGCTCTTACTCTTGATACTAATAAGCTTTATACTAATAAGGGACAAATTTCTCCAGACAATGTATACGTTGGAGATACTGAGCCTACAGATTCAAGTGTAAAATGTTGGATTTCTCCATCTGGTAAAATAGACTTGAGTTCTCTATGGGATCAAATATACCCTGTTGGCTCTATTTATATTACTGCAAATGCAACTGATCCTTCTGTATTGTTTGGTGGAACTTGGGAACAGTTAAAAGGCAAATTTTTAGTTGGTGTTGATTCATCTGATACAGATTTTGAAACTAGTGGAAAAACAGGCGGTGAAAAGACACACACTCTAACAGTTGATGAAATGCCATCTCATACTCACGATATGGACGACGCTGTCTATGGTAATTATAAAAATAGGTTGGGTATAAGAGGAGACGGTGGAGGTGGTAATGGCTTGATACCTAGTATGATGCAAACGACGGGCTACTCGAGATATAAACCTACCGATACTGGTGGTGGACAAGCTCATAACAATATGCCACCTTATTTAGCTGTATATATGTGGAAAAGGATTTCGTAGTTTTAAAAAAGGAGATGATATAAATGGCTCAGATAAATTGTGGAACTTTATATGGGTATCAGAATAATAATACTGCTTATGGTGCTTTTACCGTTTACTTTGCTTATGATGGCACTAAAAGAAATGGCACAACTGTTACTATTACTAATCCTCGAGTTAAATGTACAGAGTATGGTGCAGATGGATATACTACAAATACTATTTTTATCAATAGTGTAACTTTAAATGGTACTAGCTTGGGCATATCAGGGTCATTTAAAGGAAGCGATTACTGGAAAGGTAAATCATGGACTAGTACTGGAGTGGGCACTAAAAGCGTAAGTGCAGATGCGTCTTTAACATCATTAACAGTTTCAATAAGTTGCGGCAGAAGTGCAGCTCAGTATAATCAAACTTTAACTGGTACAATTTCGGTTGCTGCAGGAAATTACACTGTTTCATATAATGCAAATGGCGGTACAGGTGCTCCATCAGCACAAACAAAAGAACATGATAAAACTTTAATATTAAGCACAGTAAAACCAAACAAAGCCAACACGAGTACAGCTGGCTATATAATAACATTAAATGCAAATGGCGGTTATGTATCCACTCCTGAATTAACGCAATATAATACTACTTCATATACTTTTAGGTCTTGGAATACAAATTCTTCTGGTACTGGTACTACATATAATTCTGGAGGAAGTTATACTGCAAATGCAGATGTAACACTTTATGCCATTTGGAATACTAGTATAACGAAAGGGTCTGTCACATTACCTACTCCTGCTAGGGCTCATTATAGTTTTGTCGGATGGGGAACAACGGCTTCTGCAACGACTGGTGTCACTGGTACTATTACACCAACTTCATCACAAACGCTATATGCTGTGTGGGAAAGAACGCCAAGTCTAGTAAATTGGAGAGATTCTGCTGGTAATTTTATGTCAGGTGGTACAATAAGCGTAAAAGATTCTAATGATAAATGGGTAGTAATAAATAAAATAAAAATAAAAAATAGTTCTGGTATATGGGAAGAACATTAAGAGAGAGGTGAGATAATGGCAAATATAATAAAAATAAAACGAGGTTTATCCTCTAATATTTCTAATGCAACTCTTGAACAAGGGGAATTAGCAATAACGACTGACACTCAAGATTTGTATGTAGGGACTGACTCAGGAAATAAAAAAGTTGGAGGAGTGCCTAAAAATATATTAGATGGCAATGCAATTGGTTCAGCAAGAACAATCGGTGCTAAAGATTCGGAAGGACACTCCTTAGGAGAATATGCTTGGGCAGAAGGTAAAGATACTATAGCTTCTGGAAAAAGGTCTCATGCAGAAGGAGATAATACCAATGCTTCAGGAGAGAGTTCTCATGCGGAAGGATATCACACTAAAGCATTGGGTTATTATTCTCATGCAGAAGGTGCTTATACGGAAGTATCAGGTTCTTATTCTCATGCAGAGGGCTATCAAATAAAAGCATCAGGAAACTTTCAGCATGTCCAAGGTAAATATAATATAGAAGATACAACAAGCGCCCATATTGTGGGAAATGGTAGTATTTCTGTTAGATCTAACGCTCACACATTAGATTGGAATGGCAACGCATGGTTCGCTGGCGATGTTTATACTGGCTCAACGAGTGGTAAAAATAAGGATGAAGGTAGTAAGATATTAGCTACTAAAGAATATGTAGATAGTAAAACATCAGCAAATTACACATATGATAAAGTAGTTTATGTACTACCACCATCAGAAGTAACAACCACAACGGGTAAAACAGCATTCACTCAAGATTCAGAAGCAAGAACATTTACTGCGATAGGAGCAATTACTGGAGAAGATCCAGTTACTTATGAAAATGTAATAACTTTAACTGCTGATGTAAAAAATATTTTAATATATAGTGTAGGATCTTTGATAGGAGATATGGGACCAGCAGACCAAATAGCACAAATATCTATAACTGATGCGTCAGGTACAACATCACAAATACTTAATACAAGAGGATGCTCTGAGAATTTAATTAATACAGGACCATTAACATCGGGGTCTAAATTAACACTTACCTATACATCAGGTACATATGAACCATCAAATGCACAACAAGTATTTACTTTAGAATACTATACAAATACAGTAACTGATGCATCGTTACAGGATTTTATCTCGAGTAAGGTAACTCATGAATCAACAGACAGACGTCAAATGGATATGATCCTTCAAAAGGCTATTGATGCACAATATTCAGATCTTCAAACTCAGATATTTGATTTACAAGGTCATGTTATTGAAAATATGTTGGATGCTGTAATATTCAGATTATCTAATTTAGATAATAAGTCTGAATTTAGATTTTTTGGACCATCAAACTCAGGAGTTACTGATTTAGGACTATCATTTGAGGATGTTTCTTTAACCAGCGGGGATAAATTTGAAATGTCAGCAACATTTCAAACAGCGTCTTCTGGATGTACTTTTGGAATAACTGAAAGCACTTCTGTTAAAGTAAAACTCACAGGAGACGACGTAACGAACGGAGTACTTAGTCCTGTAGCAAACAAAGTTTATGAAATTGCATTCTACTGGAATGGTTTATTTATGAGTGGTGTAGTAAGAGGAGTTGAGCATCAAGCAGTTGATACTAGAAATAAAATAACTATAACTAATATGGCTAAGGCAGATCTTGGTCTTGATTTATATGTATTTTCAGATGAAGGATGCACCAATATAATTGGAACAATAGCAGCGTGGGGGGAATCACAAGAATTTGCAGTAGATGGTAATTTAATTTATGCAGGGTATAAAAAGACAGACGCATCAGGTATATTAGCATCTTCAAGTTCAGGATGTACTCCAACACTTATAAGCAATTCAACATATCATGCATATAAAATTGAAATTACTAGTTCACCAGCAAGTATAGATTTGAGCAAGAAATAGGGGGTAGTCTAAATGTTTGATTTAAAAACACGAGCATTACTTTATCACACTACAAGTAAAAAGAAGGAAATTTATAAAAGAAGGATAATGGTTGGGGATGTCTTAGCAAATAAAACATTATACGCAGACTTTCCTGATAATTTTGTCAATATTGTTGAACTTGATGGAATATATGTTAATAGAAGTATCTGTGGGTATAATAATAGTTCAGCAGGAACATTAGATACTTGTATTCATGAGTGTTTAGAAAATCCATTTGGATATAGCATTTATGTCGGAACCAATGACAATGATAAGACTATATATTTTTATGCTCTTAAAACAAATAAATTGGAAGTAAATAAAAATGAGTATAAAATGTCAGATACAGTACAAGATGTTACTGAAGTTACTGATTGTCAAGCATATAGACATATTTATATCAAAGATCCTAACATAAGACCTTTAAAAGTTGGAGATGCTCTTAAGAATGGTACTAAATTATATTTTAATATCCCTGATGACATTTCAGAACGATATACAGCTTATAAATATCCACCATCAGCACTCATGCCATTAGCAGTAGAACCAGATTCTGATGTAACTTTAACATTAATAGATAAATTTTTATCTATTACTTATTATGATTCAATTACTGATGTATCAACACGTATTGTCGATATAACTTTAAATGATGGAAGTTCTAATATTGGTATATTTAAAGCACAACATTTTGGGCAACCAAAAATAAATATATCATCATATATTATGACAAACACAATAGTAATCACAGATTACAATGAATTTGATTTTTGGTCTCAGTTTATCTTGGTTGATGAAACTACATTATAAGAGCCTTGAGCTCTTTTTTTGTTTGACAAAAAGCATATTATCTGATATACTGTATTAAATACTGTGAATAGTTTATCGATACTATATAATAGGAAAAGGAGGGGATAGATATGGCTTATACACCTACCGCATGGCAAGACGATGAAACATTAGTAAATGCACAACGTATGAATAACATTGAAAGTGGAGTAAAGAATGCTAATGATAATAAGTCAGATATTAATCATAATCATGATGACAGATATTCAGAATTAAATCATAATCATGATGATAGATATGCGAAGAAAGATGAGACATACACAAAAACTGAAATTGATTTAAAAGTAGGTCCAATTAAGAAAGAGATAAAAGATTTGCAAAGTGACGGTACAACAATTAACAATAAACTTACCGTTTTAGAAAAAGAAACTTCTTCGTTGAGGGGAGACGTTAGAACCAATACTCGAAGTATTAGTACTGCTGAGGAGAATCTAGGAATATTGAGTGAATTAAATACAACGAATAAGAGTAGTTTAGTAGCTGCTATTAATGAAGTAAATATTTCCGGTGGAGGAGGTTCTGGAACAAAAAATTATGAAGAGTTGTTCAAGAAACCTCTAATAAACGGAAGAGAACTGATTGGAAATAAGACATCTAAGGAATTGGGACTGATTTCATCTGGCATAGGTAACGCTCAAGAAGTTATATTTAATGATGGTGAAACGCTACAATCTAAATATGAAGATGGCGGAATTAGAGGTCCGCAAGGCCCAAAGGGTGATAAAGGAGATCCTGGTATGCAAGGCGAAAGGGGATTAACTGGTCCTCAGGGACCTCAAGGAATTGCTGGTCCAAAAGGAGAAAAAGGAGAACAAGGATTAGTTGGTCCTGAAGGGCCTCAAGGACAAAGGGGTCCAGCAGGTCCTCAAGGTCCACAAGGTCCTATTGGAAACATCGGATTAACTGGTCCAAAAGGAGAAAAAGGAGATACTGGACCTAGGGGTATCCAAGGAGAACAGGGTCCAAAAGGTGAAACTGGAAGCGTCGGTCCTCAGGGAGAACAGGGTCCAAGAGGAGATAGCTTTAGAATAACAGACGTGTTAGATAATACGAAGTTATTACCGGATGTTTCTGCAGTTACTGATAATTTTGCTTATCTTGTTCGAAAGAATGAAGAAGAAGTAGAGTATGAAGATGGAGCACACTTGTTTATACTATTAGTTGGAAATAACACCTGGACTGACAATGGTCCATTTAGTGGAGTCGCAGGACCTCAAGGTCCACAAGGAGTACAGGGTGAACAAGGACCACAAGGAATACAAGGAGAAACAGGAAGTCCATTTCAAATTTATGATACTTTAGAATCATTTGCTTCTTTACCAGAGCCGTCTACAGTTACAAATAATAATGTTTATTTAATATTGAAAGATGAAGAGGGAAATGTCTTTCCAATACCACATATTGCAGTTTTACTTGTCGCAAGTCAAAGCTGGTATGACGTAGGTTCTATGGGAACACAAGGTCCAAAAGGTGATATTGGTTTGGGTGTTCCTGAAGGAGGAACTGTAGGACAAGCGTTGGTTAAAAATAGTGATACTGATTATGATACTAGTTGGAAAACTTTAATTCAAAAAACAACAGCAGAGTGCATTTTGGCAGAAGGATGCTCTATTGCTTCTGGACAAATGCCAGTCGCAATAAAAGAAGCTTTTACTGGTATCGTTCAATTAAGAGGATTGATCAGTAGAGAATTGACTTTAGGCACATGGAATGCTTTATGTACAATACCAGAAGGGTATAGACCTTCAGACACAAGAGATTATATGTCTCCTAATAACTCCAATGGCATCGGAGTACATATTAGAATAGATAGCGATGGAAATATACAGGTGTTCCCGACCGCTACTACTGCAGTTGCTAATGAAACGCCGATTTACATAGATACAATATATATGATTTAAGAGAGGTGAGAAGATGGAGAAGATATTTATAAGAGAACGAATTAATGCTGTTGATTACAATAACGTAAATCAATGTCTTTTGTTTACTTCTTCAGATGCGGATATAGAAGGAGGAATTGTTAATGTCAACCTTGAGAGTGATGTGGCTGGATGGTATCAATTAACATTTGATGCTCCTGCTTTTATATTAAAAAATGGAGAGTTAATAGATAACCCAATATTAAAACATTTATTTCCCTTGTCTAAGTTAAAGTATACACGCATTACAAAGACGGGAGATAAAGAGGAAGAACTAATATTATATTTTATAGTTCAGCCAGAAGAAGATAGTCGAGACGAAAGTGGAATAGTTCTAAAATCTTACACTTGTATTGATTATCCAAGACATAATTTATCTAAGGCCAAAAATGGTATAACTATTGGAGAAGATACTTTAGATGAAAAACGTTCTATGACACCTAATAACGAGGTCCCAAACGTAGACGGGAAAGTTCTTTACGTTAAGGCTGACGTTCAATCTCGAATGAATTTTAATAATTATTCAGAATTGGGTGGATGGTTAGATGCATTACCTGGAGCATTTGCTTATATACCAAGTGAAAATAGAGCATTTAGATTAGTGAATACTGACCCAAGTAAAAAAGATTTGAATGATGAGAGTAAATTCATCAACTGGTATGAGTTAGAAGTTAACTCAGAAACGGGAACTTTTCAAACTTGTATAAAAGATAGCGATGGCAATATTATTCCAGAACCAGTATGGAGTCCTGAATGGGGCGGATACCCACTGGCACCAGATCCAAATAAGTATGACTACGGTTCAATTGGAATAAATGATATTGATCCTGCTATAGTTCAATTTTATTGGGATACCGTGTGGTTTAATCCAGAAAAAACAATGGGACGTTATGATGGATTGTTATATAGAAAAAATAGTAGACTTTTATATGATATATATGAAACTTTAGATTTTGAATTTCCAAATGATTTTCTAGGAACTAAATTTAAAATTGAAAATCTTGATGATACTGTTCCTTCTTATACTGGCGGAGCAACAATGTATGTCATCGAAACTGGAACTGTTTGGCAATATGTAAATGATACTTGGGAAGATACACATAAGAATAAAAGAGAAGTGTTTAAAACAAAAGATACTTTAAAGGGAAAATGGGCAAAATTAGATCCACAAAAACCTTATCTCGCCCCTAACTATGCAGATAAATACTTAGATTATATTTTAGAAGGAACTGGATGGAAAGTCGGAGAAGTAGATAAGATATACATAGACAACGGAATTGTTGAATTAGCCGAAGATGGAGTAGTAAATCCTAAGAAAGTTGAGTTAAGTACATATTTATATTTTGATAATTCTAATGCATATAACGCAATATCTGAATTATGCAATGCTTTTAAATGTTATCCTCGTTTTGATCATGTTAATAAGATTGTTAATTTAAAATCAGTTCCTGGGGAAGACAACGGATTAACATATCTATATAGAGATAATTTGAAAAGTAGTAGAATTACTCAAGATGGAGAAAAAGCCGTATCTAAATTATGGGTATACGGCGGAGAAGACTTGAATGGACAAGTGTACATACAAGATTGTAATAGAGTAAATCCAGAGTATTATTTAGCGGATTACAATTCTTTGGATGATTTAAATGCTAGAGTAACTAATCCTAGGGAAGGACAGTATGCTAAGATTAGTTTAAAAAAATATACTTGGGATCAATTAATAGAAAAAACGAAAAAAGATGGCAAAAGATTGCCTATTGCAAATACATTTTTAGTTGGTGAATTACCAGTTAGTTCTTGGGGAACAGGAGCTATACCTGAAATAAATGGTCTGGATCAATTACCTGCCACAGGAGAACTAGGACAAACAGCATTTATTAGAGAACAAGATTCGTATTATTCTTGGGTTCCTGAAGCAAACGCTTGGTTCGATACTTATTTAAGTTCAGAGCCTTCTGAAGCAAGCAATATCATTACTTTTGAAAGAAGATTTGATAGAGAAAATGATCAATGGGTAGATAAAGGACAATTCTATCATTGGTGGGAAGTATTATCTCCATATGCAGATAACTATATAATGGATTTTTCTTATTTCTTGGACAGAAAACTAATGACAGAAGAACAGGTTAATGATATTAAATATAATTTTATTTTACCAATAAGCCATTTAAATAAAAAGAGAGCTCCATTGCTTAATGAATATAGCACATTAAGTCAAGAATTATTGAATTGGAATAATGCTTATGACGAAAGTAAAATAGCAGCAGAAGCCATTGATAAGTCTTTGAGAACGACTTATGCAATTTATGAAACAAAAGATGGAATTACTTCACTAAAAGATACTGGACTTTACCTTTATCCTCCTGGAGCTGATTTTAAAACAGAAGGATGGAGTTTGGCTGAGGTTCAATATTCAAAGTCAAAAGCAGTAGAAGTACCAACGTTTGATAAAATAGCCGAAGCTTTTCCAAATCCTAAAATAGGTAATATGGTAAAAGTAAAAGATACTGGAGAAGTTTATTGGTATGCTAATACATACTCTTTCAAAGATACAATTAGCTATTATTTGGGATGGAATGAAGGAGATCTTAAAGATTCAAAAGCAGATGCAGAAAAGAGAGAAAAGGAATGGCTTTATAGTCCTGATGGAAGTTTAGAAGCTAGAAATAGAGGTACTGGTCTTTTTGAAGAATTAAGAGAACAGGAACTATATCCTAAAACAGATTATGACACTGCTAGTGATGCATTGAAATATTGGTTCAATCCACCTGCTAATATTGATATGATACCAGATGGAATGCCAGGCGATCCTAAAGAGACTTCCTTAGCTCATAATTATTATAATGCAAGAAATAGATTAGTAACAGAAGAAATAAATAAGCAATACGCTTTAGAAAAAATCGCAGAAGTAGAAACTGCTATTACGCTATTGCTTGAAAGAGTCGAAATATTAGAAAATAAAATCACTTCATTAGAGCATAGTCTTAGAGAAAAATATGGCGATTACATTGTAGAAGGTGTATTTACTGACGATACAATGGTTTATATTTATAATTTATGGTATGCTGGACTAAAAGCGTTAAATTTATATCATAGACCTTTAGTTACCTATGAATTAGGTGTTGTTGATGTTTCTGGTTTACCTGAATATTCTACAATGACAGAAGATGTGTATCATGATATTGTATACCGTTTAAATAAACCAGAATTAGTATTGCCTAATCCAGGAGATTATTGTTATGTTACAGATAATAAACTTGGTATAGTTAAGGAAAAAGCTAACATTACAAGTGTTGTAAGAAGTTTATCTAATCCTGCAAATCATCAAATAACAATTGAAACAGTAGACACAAACACAGAAGAATTAATAGGCAAGTTAGTTACAGCAGCTAATACTATTTATTCTAAGGAACAGATATATAACCGTAGTGCTGTAATTAAATCGGATGGAACTATCGCACAAGATACTGTTAGTGCTTCATTAGATGACAATAGTGGTAAACTTACCATAATGTCTAATAATGGTACTGTATTACTGGGTGAAAATGGTATTATTACAACAGATAGAGAAAACGCAGACTTAAGAATGCAATATACCGGAAAGGGTATATTCTCATCAACTAATGGTGGAACGACATGGGAAAATATATTAAATGCAGGAAAAATTAGTATTAAAGCTTTATCAGCAGGAACAATTGATTCTAATACGATTTCTGTATCTAATATAGGAAAGACAGCTAATATTATAATTGATGGTAAAGGAATTACTGCTATTAGTAAAGATGGAGCGGATGCTTCTTCCCCAAATATTACACCAGATGATAAAACTTCTTTCTTCTTAGACGCAAAAAGTGGAAATGCTTATTTTGCAGGAAAAATAAGAGCTAAAAGCGGAGATATTGGCGGATGGGACATTAGCGGTACTGCTCTTAAAAAAGGCGGAGTCGGAATGAGTTCCGATAATAGTAGTCTAAATAATTATGCTTTTTGGGCTGGTAATGTTGATCCAAGTCAGGCTAAATTCTGGGTAAAGCATGATGGTACAATGAAGGCAACTAAAGCAACTATAGAGGGAGATTTAACTGCAACAACTGGAAAAATTGGTAACTGGACTATAAATAATGGAGCTATTACTAATGGCACAACATCTTTGAATTCAGATGGATCATTCAAAAGTGGAAACTTTAGAGTAGATGCTAACGGCAATGTTTACGCTACAAACATAACCGCTACCGGTGGAACTTTTAATGATATAACAGTTAGTGGTAATAGTACTTTTAATGGTACTGTTTATGCTAGTTCAGGTTCTTTTAAAGGAAAAGTAGAGGCAACAGGCGGTTCTTTTAATGGAGCTATTTACGCCTATAGTGGAAATATAGGTGGATGGAAAATAAATGGCCATGATGGTTTTACTCATGATAACGCATCTATAAGAACTAATGGATCATTTGCTTTTTATAGCCAAGTTAAGCCTGGCGGTGGTGAATGTATCTTTGACAATGGTTTTAGACTTCATACTACCCAACAGCAGAGATTGTATACCCCAGAAGGTATAACTATCAGCGCAGGAGTTAGCAGTGCTCCTGATACGATTTCTCGCCAATTATACTTAACAGGAATGAAAACTGGTGACGGGTCTTCAAGAAATGCATCTGGTGTGCAGATTTATGCAGGTTCTGGATGTTCTATTCGTTTAAATGCTGAGAAAAATGTATGGATACGTTCAGGAGGTTCTATCGGTTTAGAAGGAGAAGGAGCAGGAATATTCATTGGAGATGGTACAATGGGGAACTCTGCCTCAAAAATTAAAATAGGAGCAGCAAAAACCGCCCTTTATTTAAAGGGACAAATATATAATAACCTTTCTTCTAGGAGAGTAAAACAAAATATTCAACCAATTACCGATGATGAAAAAGAAGATTTATACAATAATATTAAAAATACAACTTTCTATACTTATAATTATAAGAAGGGTTATGGGGATAGCGGAATAAGAACATACCGCGGCTTTATTATTGAAGATTTGGAAAACACAATAGTAGAACAATATTTAGGTTTTGCTCAAGATGAAAAAGATAATAACATAAAGACTTTTGATACTGTTGCTCTTTCTCAAATGAACTTAATCCTAATACATCAGCTTCAAAAGAAAATAGAGATATTAGAGAAACAAATAAAAAAAGAGAGTAATTAAGCTCTCTTTTTAAATATCTCTTTTATTTTATCTAATAATGTCTTTTTCTTTAACGGACATTTATCTGTTCCGCATTTTCTGATTCTACAGTTTTTTGGTCCTGGACATTTTCTAGGCACAATATCTCACTCTCCATTTCTTTTAATGCTTTATATAATTTCATCAAATCTTCTTCTGAATTATAAATTCCCAAACTTACTCTACAAGTCGATAATCCAAACAAGTCTTTAGTCAATTTAGAACAATGATTTCCAGCTCGAATAAAAATATTTTTCTTGTCTAAATAATTCATAACATCTAACGCTTCAAATCCATCTATATTGAATAATAAAATTGGACTTTGAGGATTAGAATATATTTTTATTTTGGGCAATTTAGATAGTAATCTATGTGCGAATAATCCAAGATACAAATCTTGCATTTGTATTATATCCCAGCTTTGACTTAGAGTTAGAGCGGCGTCTGTACCTGCGAATGCACCTGGGACATTTTCTGTTCCCGCGTACATTTTATCATTATTGTCTAAGAACTCATATTCTCCTTCAGGAAGAAAATATTTATTCATTCCTCCTCCAACTTTCATTGGTCTTATAAAATTTGGTATCTTTGCATATAATATTCCAATTCCCTTAGGTCCATACATTTTATGTAGGGAAAATGCTAGGAAATCAATATTGCACTCTGTTACATTTATTGGAATATGGGCTGCTCCCTGAGCGTGGTCTACAATAAAAGTAATATGTTTTTCTTTTGTAATAGTTCCAATTTCTTTTATTGGTCTAATTTCTCCAGTCGTATTAGTCATACTAGACAAAAGAACAATATCGGGATTATATTCTTTGACAGCTTTATTAAAGTTTTCTATCGACAGAGTATAATCTTCTTTTAAATCTATATATTTTATATCAACAATGTTTTTACCAAATACCATCCAGGGCATTATTGCCGAAGCGTGTTCTAATTTAGTCGTCAATAAAACGGCTTTTTTCTTTATTTTATGAAGCATACTACAATATGAATAAGCTATAAGATTTAGTCCTTCTGTTGCTCCTGTTGTTAATATAATATTATCTGGTTTAGTTCCAATAAAGTCCGCATATACTTGTAAAGACCAATCTTTTAATTGTTGAGTCCAACGAGCGCCGCTATAGGAAGCTCTTCCAATATTGTAATTGTAATTAGAATATACTTTTATCATACTAGATAAACAGCTCCCTAAAATTTGAGAAGTATTGGCACTATCTAAATATGTAAATTTTTTATTCTGTTCAAAGTATGGAAATAGTTTTTGAAAATCATTGTCCATATTTTACCTCCTATTTGGTACCGCTACTACCAAATCCTCCAGATCTTTTCGTTTTTACAGTTTCACCACAAGTATAATATTTTTGAAATACTCCTTGGGCAATTCGGTCTCCTTCTTCAATGACAAAATCTTTTTTACTATTATTCTTAATGCAAATGAAAAAATGACCTTCGTTTTTAGGATTATTGTAATAATCTGCATCTATAATATTTACACCCGCAGGCAATATAATGTCTTTGGCTCCATAAGAACTTCTTATATAAATAAAGAATGCTTCATTTCTTGGCATTTTAATCTTAAAACCCGTTGGTATTTTGGCTATTTCGCCTGGTTTAAGAACGATTCGTATAGGAGAGTATAAATCATACGCTGCACTATTCTTTGTCGCTCTACGGGGCTGAAAATGTAGTTTAAATGACCCTCTAAAATGTGGATCATAAAAATTACATTTTTTTAATTCTTCTGTTTTTTCTATTTCTTGTCGAGAGACCATCTCAAATTCTCTACGCTTCAGTAGCATGACTTTTTTCCTCCTCTTTTTTATTTTGCTCTTCAATTTCTTTTGCTGTTCTAAAATCTCCGAAATATACTCTTGGATACTCTTCTAACGTAACAATTTCTCCATTTGGTCCATCTATACAATAAGGTTTACCGTCAAATTTATCAGCTTCTTTAAATACATTAGAAGCTCTATTGTTTTGGTAAATTTTTACTTGGCTATCTTCGTTATGTTGGATTCCAACTTCATTCCACTCATCATCTTCAAGAGTTAGTGGCATAAGTGGTTTAAATCTAAGTAGTCGATCAAGATAATTTATTGCTATGGAAGCACTGAAACCACTATGATCGCAATCTGCAAAAGCATTTACTACTTTTAAGATACCGTCATTAAATACTTTTTGCATTCGTATATCTTCTTCGTCCCCATCTGTTTTTGCTTCTTCTAAAATTAAATTTAATTCATGTCGAGCATGTTTCACAAGTGCGTTTTCTCGTTCCTCTGTTTTATTTTCTATAATTGATTCTGTTTCAGTTTCTTGTGTGTTTATTTCCATAATATTATTTCTCCTTTCTCAAACGTTTTTCGTATATCTATTAAACGTTGATTTGACGATCCTCTAAATGGACATTCAAGAGTTCTTTTGTTAAGAATAAAAGGACCATCAACGAGTACATCTACTTTTGATATCAAATCCATATACATTAACGGGATTTGTTCAAAAACGTAACCCGTGTAAAGCCATACGTCGAGATCCTTGGCTTTCGCTTTGTCTATTATAGTTTCTGCTATTTTATAATTCTCTGGTTCTAATGGATGTCCTCCCGATAATGTAATCCCAGCATCTCCAGAACTGATTACTTCTTCTATTAACTTATCTATATCTGCTTCTGAGATTTCTTTTCCATAATCAAAAGACTGAGCTTCTGGATTATGACATCCAGGGCAATTTCTACGACAACCAGAAAAGAAAATAGTAGTTCTTAAACCAGGACCATCAACAACACTATTATGTATTACTCCTGCTATTTTAGTCATATTTCCTCCTACTGATGGATATCTACCATCGTGATATACAAATCTTCTCCTTCGTAATCACTATAATCTCGAGCTTCATTTAAAATATCAAACCACTTTTTTCCATTTTGTCCTAATTCTTCTAGCCATTCTTCGCCCTTGTATTCTAAAACAACGCCATAAGGAGAGTTGAACTCAGATTCAGAAAATCCCATAAAGTCTTTCAGTTTCATTGTGTCCGCCTTTTCTCCTTTATAACTTTCAAGTAAATTACTCCAACGTCCTCCAACTACAAACCAATCGCAAAAACCGTTTGGATTGTATTCTTCATATATTCTATTGTTATCATCTACACGATACCCATCTTGATCAGCAACAAATTCAATTTTTTCACGTTCTGTTTCTTTGGACATCAATTCTGTCAATACTCTATCATACCAATCATGATCTTCTTGCTTATACTTTTTAAGATAGGAAATGTACTCTTCTACTTGTTCTAAAGATTCTTCTAAATTATTTGTTCGGTATTCTTTTTTATAATAGTCTGAATTATCCCAACAAAATCTAGAAAACCATTCTTCGCTAAAATCTTGTTCACGATGTATAACTGCTACTATTGCATGCATATTTTACCCCCTTATTCTACTTTCATTTCCTCTGGTGTTTCATATATATTTTTTATTATATAATGATCTTCGTTCCACTCTAATTCATCATGCTGAAGACCATTTATTTCAGTTTCTCCATTTGTATTTATTAAATACGGAGAACCGCAGCATCCACATCCACCTATTGCAATGCCATAAGATAAACTTAATTCACTTAGCTTTTCTAAAAAGCCTTCTACATCTTTTTGCATATTTTTCTCCTTTACATTTCTTTATTCAAATATATTATAACAGAAAAAAGGACATTGTGTCAATAAAAAAACAGGTTTAATCCTGTTTCTTTTTAGTAAGAGATAAAATCTTACCACGGTATTCGTTATATTTATCTAATCTTGTTACTAAATCCATTTGTTCTTCTTTAGATAGCGTTTTAGCAAAATTTTCATAATGTTTGCATTGAGAAAAAGGTTCACAACATCCGCCTGCTCTAACACATTGTGGCACCATTGCCCATGCGATAGTATCATCATATTTTTCTATTTGTTCACGTAAATCTTCAGTATATTCTCTAGTAGTAGGATCTGCACAAGTGCATAAACGACGACCAGCAATGTTGATTAAGCCCTCAATATTCGCATCCATTTCCATAGAGACCGAATCCATTTGACTACGTTGAGATCTGTCTTTAATTTCTGTTCTATCTGCTCTAGAAGTAGATATATATTTTTCAACACCTTCGTGATGGCGCACAAAATGGGTACTAATTGCGTATGGAATATCTGACCATTTCCAAGTGATCCATCCTTTTCTTATTGGGCTATGTCTGCAAATTAAAATTTTCTTTTTCCATGTTTTTGGTGGTTCTTTATCTCCGGCATCTTTACCAATAGTTCTCATGCAAGCTCTTTTTATGCTATTCCAATTAACATTATATTCTAATATTTCAGTTTTCGCCATTATCTCACTCTCCCTTTTTGTTTAATCAAGCATTTACCACACACGGCTTCGTATTCAATTTTATCTGTTCCATCTATTAAAACTTGTTCTCCGTCAAATATTGGTATACCATTCATCTTACGAATATTAAAAGTGGCTTTTTTACCACAAGCACATATCGTCTTTAGTTCTTCAATATCATCAGCTATTTCTAACAAACGAGTAGAACCTTCGAAACCGTTTGTGCGGAAGTCGGTCCTTAATCCATAGCATAAAACACTTATATCGTATATCTTACTTATTAAATAAAGTTCATCTACTTGTTGAGCTGTTAAGAATTGAGCTTCATCAACAATAATAGCGTTTGGTTTTTGAAGGGGTACTTTTGTCATTATGACGTCTGTTTTATCTAATAATATATCAACAGACGCATCTATTCCTATTCGACTAACAACTTTGTCTGCACCCTTTGTGTCAATGGCTGGTTTTATTAATAATGTTGACATACCACGTTCTTCATAATTATGTTTTACTTGTAAAAGAGCTGTGCTTTTGCCAGCATTCATTGCCCCATATCTAAAATATAATTTCGCCATATAATCCTCCTTATACGTATAATAAAGGGGTCTTTTATAGACCCTATTTGTTTCTAAATAATAAAGCAGTATAGAGAAGACTTGCTCCTATCCATTGTAATGACGTAGCTTTGTCTCCCTTACTAATAATGTTTACAACAAGACTTCCTAGAGCTCCAGTTACCATTAAGGCTGGAAAAGCAATTTTTAAGAAAGATATCATTTTAAGCCTCCTTTTCATTACTTTTTTCCTCAATCTTTTGATGCTTTACTCTATCTTTTATTTCTGCTTTTTTACCAGTATTTTCACGACCAGGAGTCGTTAAATAACCAGTTATTCTTTGAATTCTTCTAAAAGGTATAATTCTTTTTATTTTATTTTTTAAAGTTTCTTTTTCCATTTGTTTATCCCTCCTTACTAATCTATTGGTTCTCTCTCATCTCTGCCACACCCTGGGCAAACATGTACATCGTTACTTCCTCTCCAACTGCATCCGCAAACAGTACATTCTGCTATTGGGATATTAACTGCTCCATATCCAACATCAGCATCAGACATAATATGCAGTATGTTTTCAAAAGCATCGATATTCTTTGAAATATCTCCATCAACTTCACAATAAAATATGTGACCTGCGTTTTCAAGATTATGATATTTTCCTTCAATTTTTGCTTTATCTGCAATTGAGATATTATACCACACTGGGATATGTGAGCTGTTGGTAAAGTATGCTCTATCTGTTACCCCTGGAATAATTCCGAATTGCTTACGAGCTTGTTCTAACGCTGTTTTGCAATATGTCTCTGCTGGTGTTCCTAAACAACTAAAATTCAAGTGAGTTTCTTTGACTCTTTTGTCGCAGTAATCTCTTATATATTTAATAATACTGTATCCTAATTCATCAGATTCTTGAGACTCTCCATGATGCTTTCCAGTTAAAGCAATTAAGCATTCTGCCAAACCAACAAAACCTATAGATAAAGTTCCTTGTTTAACAACGTCTCTTATTTCATCTGTTGACGCTAAATCATCTGAACCAAGCCAAATTCCTTGTTCCATTAGACTTGGAAAATTATATTTACGATTTTGACACTGTCCTTCATATCTTTCTAGCAGTTCTTTGTCAGCAATTTCTAAAGCGTAATCTAATTCTTTAAAGAATTTATCAATATTTCCTTTTGCCCTTAATGCTAATAATGGTAGATTAATAGACGTAAAAGAAATATTGCCTCTTCCAAATGCTCCCTCACGACCATTAACATTAGCCATAACCCTCGTACGACAGCCCATTGTGTTTATAATACCATAATAAGGATCTCTTTCATAATATGGTAAATTAAAACTTGCATCGACAAAAGCATATGTTGGGAATAATCTCTTACTTGAGCATTCCATTGCCAATCTGAAGATATCATAATTTGGGTCTCCTTTTTCAAAGTTAACACCTTTTTTTAATGTATAAATTAAGATTGGAAATATTGGTGTTTCGTGTTTTCCTAAACCTGCCATTTGAGCTTTTAATAGATATTCTGAAACCATTCTTCCCTCTGGACTTGTGTCTATTCCAAAATTTAAGCTACTGAATGGAACTTGTGAACCAGCACGGGATGCCATTGAGTTTAAGTTATGAACTAAAGATTCTGCTCCTTGGAAAGTGTCTTCTTGAGTATAAGCGTATGCTGTCTTACAGATATATTCATAACCGGGTATAACATCTTCTATACTTTTTATTTCGTCTACCTGTTTTAATAATGGTTCCAAAGCAATACTAGCACTCTCATGCTTCTTAGCATCTTCATAAGCTAATAATTTTTTAAGATGTTTCTTAAAAGTTTTTAGTACATATGGAGCTAGAGCATAGTCATAGTTAGGAATACTTTGTCCACCCCACATATCATTTTGGTTACTCTGTATTGCGATAGCAGATTGTAAAAATGCGGTTTTTATATTTGATGGCTCTCTTAAATATCCGTGTCCCGTACTAAAACCATCTTTAAATAATTTTGGTAAATCAATTTGAACACATGTCATTGTTGTTGTTCCCCATCCTAAATCGTGAGGATAAATAATCCCAGCATTTATCGCTTCTGTAACATCTTTTGAGAAAAAATAATTTTTCATATAACTTTTTATTACATCTTCAGAAATATGTAGATGCCTTCCAGACGGAGTGTAACCATTAACATTCGCATTATCGTTTTTTTCTTCTGTTGCCTCATTTGATAGAATGTCTAAAACGTTACTTAATTCCCTAGCTTTTGCTCTTTTCTCTCTGTATTCTTGGTAGCCTTTTGCTACTTTGCGAAAGCCAGCCTTTCTCATTTTAGCTACTATTATATCTTGGATTTCTTCTACTTCTATCCCATCTGTATATTTTTGTGCTTCTGTTTGTATATCTTTTATTACATCTTTAATAAATATTTTCTTTTCCTCAGTTATTTCTCCATAATCTAAGAAACCTTTAGTTATTGCGTTTCTGATTTTTTCTTCATTGAAATCTACAACATTTCCATTTCGTTTTATAACTTTTATTTTCATATCACACCTCCTTAAATCCAATGCACCGTTGGATTTCCCCTAAAACCTTTTTCCCATATAAACCAAGCATAAGATGCTGCACTTGATTTTTGAAATTCTCTTTCGTCATTATTAATTGCACACTGTTCTCTTCCACTGAAAACCCAAATTTCCTTAGGTGGATATAGAGAAAATAATTGTTCGTATCTTTTTTGTCCTTCTAAAAAAGTTGTTTTTAAAAACATGTAAATATATTCCGCTCCAAGCTCAATGGAATGTAATACAGTTTCCATTGCGATAGAATAGGCTGGGTTAGTTAATATGATTGGAGCTCGTAATTCGGTAGTTGTAAAAAAGTCTTCCACATAATCTAATTTTTCTCTACGTTCTACAATATCGCTCGTGATAACAGTATAGCCAGCTGCTTCTAGCGGCTTCTCTAGATTACCTTCTCCTGCCATAATTTCCCATATTGGCATTCTCGGGATTTGATGCTTCTCTAATAATCTGGTAATAGCTGTTGGAGAAGTTGCATAAAAATCTAACCAAGCTCTGGAATGATCCGTATGATTTGATGCTCCGAGAGTTACAAATGTACTTTTTTTATTTCCTGTCCAATCTTTTTTTTCTTTCATAGCTCTTTTTTCTCCTTTCCAAAATTTATTAATTCATGAATTTCTTCTTCTGGTTTATCTAATTGTGAGTAAACGTATTTTCCAAGAAACAAAGCATCGGCCTCATCTTCTTCAAAGTCTCTTTCATAAATTAACTTTGCTCTGACTAAAGTTGCTTCTTTTTTGTCTTCTCTTTTTGTCCCTCTTATGTTTGAATAACTTCTCCACATATCTGCACCATAAGAGTATACTTTTATTCCTTTCTCATATTCAAAATGATAAAAAAGTATTCCTCGTAACATCGCTAGAGTTTTAAATACTAAAGTATTGTATTCTAGTTGTATATCTTCTATTGCTAAAATCTCTATTTGATATTCTTTTATTAGTCTTTCTATTTCATCTATTAACTGATTAATTCTTTTCATTAATGGTAATTTTTTGTCTGCAGTAAAATATCCACTTTTTATTAATTGTCCATATTTATTTAACACTGCCCAACCTGTTGTGTTAGTTGCAGCATCTAGAGATAACAAATATCCTCTTGTTGAACGTATTTGTTTTTCTTCCGCTTTGATACATTCTATACATTCCCAATTATTTTTTTGAAAATTGTTAAATGTATCGGTTTGACGATGCCCCATTGAACAAACGATACTTAATAAACTGTCTGCATTTTTATAATCTTCGATATTTGTTATCTCGAAACCTCGCTCTGCTAATAGATTATATAGATTCTGTTGTTTATTGTTCATTAGAATCTTCCTGAGCGGATTGCGTTAGATTTCCATCTTGCTTGTTTTCTTCTTTTTGCGTATTCGCTTGGGAGATATTTGCTTCTTTTCGTCTCGCTAATTCTTTCTCTACTTCGTTGATTACTTTCATTATATCGTTTTGTTGTAACCCATTCATACCCAATTGGAATATTTTTTTCTGCAAAAGAGTTGTTAACTGCTCTTTTGTCATTTCTTTCAAATCTATAGTTTCCATAAATCTTCCCTCCTTGTTTTTTTAAAGTTTCCACCTTTCCTGTTTTAGTTTTTATTGTTATTTTTATATTACCAGGAGTGTGGTGATCTTGAATCCATTCATAAAACTCCATCCAATAAGGATCATCTTCAATTCCGTACAAACTATTTTTAAAACCTCGAATAGTTTTATTATTAAATAACCATGCCCAATATTTGGGTTCTATCTTACTTATACAAATGGGTTTTACAAATTTAATTATACTATTATTTTTAATTTCTGTCATCTTTTCAATCCCAACATCGGAATTGAAAAATAAGAGGGGATTGTCATAAATGTACATTTTTTTGTGTATTCCTTCTTCTCTTAGCAAGAGTTCTCCATCTTGTTCAAAGAAAAGTTTAGAGGGGAAAAAATCTCTTCTCCAATCTTTATCTAGGATAAAATTTTTTCCTCCTTCTGAAATGTAATACAACAATGGTTTATAAATATACGTGTTAATTTTTGTATAAATAATCTTGGGCAAATCTGGAAATTGAGGTCTATTTGGAAAGCCTTCCCCATATTCCTCTATTGGTAAAAATAAATATTTTGGAATAAAATTTAGTGGGACACTTTTTGTTTTATAATCTTTAAATACAAATATTTTATTATATTTTTTTAAGTTGTCATAACTTATATCTAATATTAATCTGCACTTGATCCCCTGCTCTAAATAGTATGAGCTCACAAGAAGAACACCGAAGTTATAATTACAGAATTTTTTTGTTGAAAGTAGATCCCAATCAAGAATTCCTATCATAAAAATTATCCCTCTCCATATCGATATTTAGTTGATTTAACTTTTCCTAAAGAATCTATTTCTAATATCTTAGATAACGAACGAACCCTAAAAACTTCTCCAGACTTGTATCCATTTACAATTAGAAGAGTTCCTTTATTAAACCAAGATTTTTCTAATGTTTTTTTACCTTCGGCAGTCATCTCACTTATAATTTTATTATAATTAGCAAATAATTCTCCAGTGAATTTTAACGTTACAACTCCAGTAGTGGTTAATAATGTAACCATATGCTTATAAGCGTCTTTGCCTAATACAGTTCCGCAAATAGAAACAGTATGTTTGTAATCTCCATCTTTTAGATGTGCAATATCTATTTGACTTTCTTCCAAAGAGTCTAATTCATGTCCTGAGTAGTAAAATCCTAATACTTCCATCTCCCAACTACTGTCGTTTCCATTACAGTATTGTTCCCAGATTTTGTTTACCTCACATTTTTGTATTTGCTGAATTAATTCCTCCTCATTACTTTTTATCCAATCTTTTATACCTGTCATTTCATTATCATATATTTTCTTCCAAACCTTTGTATCTAAAAGACCATTAGAAATATCTATGTTTGGAAAATTTTTACATAAGAAATTTATAGCTCTCTCGTCTAGTCGATATCCCTCCGGAATCTCTAAATCTTTTAGATACTTATTAAAATTGTATAAATATTTATACGAAATTAGGTCTTTTGGAATTAAATTATATTCTATAAGACTATTCATATTTTGAAGCGTTATTCGGGTTTTTTGAGGGGTTATCGACAATAAATAATTATTCATAATAATTCTTTTTTCTCCAAAAGCATCAAAAGCTCCCGCTTTAATAAGATTGATCATTTGTTTCTTTTGTGGTTGTATCTTTGTAATGAAATCTTTTACACTATTATATGGTCTTTCTTTAATTATCCTTTTTGCGAGTTCATCTCCGATTTCGCTTATACCTTTTAATCCATATACGATTGCATCTTTTTGTACATCTGGAACGAAACCAAATTCAGCAATATTTATATCAGGTAATTCTACTTTGTACCCTTCTGATTGAACACGTCCAATTGCGGCAGCTACTTTAGCGTAATTAACCCCTCCGTTATCTTCTTCTCCTAATGCTCCTGCTTCTACCGTAATAACAGCAGTCGCCCAATAAATTGATGGGTAATGATAAGCTAAATTCATTTCCTGCAACCCAATAAGAGAATAGTAAGTACAATGTGTAAGATTGAAACTATACCCAAGCTGGCGTTTAATTTGGACATCCCATATATATTTAAGAATGTCTTCTGAGCATCCATTTTCGATACCGGTTTTTAAAAAATATTCTCTAAAACTATCTACTTCTTTTAGTTTTTTCTTGGCAACAATTTTTCTTAATTTAGATGCATCACTAAAACTAAAATTTGTAAATTCTGGTATCATCGTTATTTGCATCATATTTTCTTGAGATTCCAGTACTCCATTATATTTCTTTAGATATTCATACAATATCTTTTTTTCTTTATCTGTTCCATTAAGACTATATACTTCATCTTTTAATTTTTGTGGATTTAGTTTATATTCAAGATATTCTTCTGCTGGCGATTTGTGACCCTTTTCAGGCACCAATCTCATTAAACTATTTGTCGCCGCTAACTCTAATAAAGAAGATGGATGGATACTTGCTAGTGTCTGTTTTGCGACAACAGAATCCATTTGAAATGCACTAATAATTTTACCAGCATTTAACATCTCCCACATCTCTTTAGTTGTTCTATCTAATACATCTGGATGAAGATATTTATTATATGTCGCACGCAAACTTCCTTGCCATTCAATATATCCATCTTTTATTAATAAGTCCATACAAACATGAATTTTATCTAAAGCATCTGTTGATAGAAAATCATATTTGATTGATCCCATCTTCTCACTGTCTCCAAGATCGAACTGAGTTACTCGCGTTCCATTTGGCGTTGTTGCTAATGCATTCATATCGTGAATACTTCCATTATATAATACATGTCCACACGCGTGTTGTCCAAGTCTTGTAATTAAACCAGATATAGCGCATGCTGTTTTAAAAAGATTGGGGTATTTATCTATCTCATTTTTAAATTCTTTTGATGCCGGAATATCTTTATCTGGATTTCCAAAATAAGTGTCCTCTAGTGAATAGCTAAAACCTCTATTTTGCCCAATTAAACTTGAAAGATATTGTCCGATATCATTTGATAGCCCCATCCCACGGCAAGCAGTTAGAATTGCAGAACGAGAACCCTCTGTTCCAAAAGTGCAAACCGACACAGAATCTCCACCTATATCTTTACACATTTTATATACCATCTGTGAAATTGTCTCTCTTTTACTTGCTTCTGAGTCAAAATCCCAATCTGGCAACTCTGCTCTTTCTCGATGTATAAAACGATAAAACCATAAATCGAAACCTTGCTCCAAAGGATCTCCATCGCAAATTCCTAACAAGAAACATACTAAACTAGCGGGACCAGAACCTCTACCTGCTCCAGTTATCGAACCGACTTCAGACCAGATTTTCTCTATTACGACTTTAATTGTTAAGAAATATGACATCAATCGTTGTTGTATTTTATCGCTTACTACCCACATCTCTTCCAATTCTAATTCAATTTGTTTCAAATGTCTCTCTAATCGTTCTTGTGGTAACTGCATTTTTTTCAAAGCATCTAATACTAAAAATACTCCATAACGATCATCTTCATAAGGAGATGTAATATATTTATTTATATATTCATATTTCGGATTTACTCTACTTGTTTTTAAATAATATTCAAAATTACTTATATCTCTATCATCGGGTAAACGTGGTATTACTTGTCCATGATACAAGTTATATCCCTTGACTCTATCAGTGATAGAAATGGTATTATTTAACGCTTCGGTGATTAAATCTTTTGGAAGATAGCTCATTAGCTGATAAATTTCATCAGAAGACATGAGATAAGTATATCTGTAGAAATCGGCGGTTTCTCTTTCCTCATCTTTTGATTTTAAGAAGGCTTCGTGTATCGGGAAATCTTCTGGTCTAGCATAATGAGCATCAGTTGCAATTGTTAGAGGAATGTTATATTTATTATGTAATTCTATTAAATATTTATTATATTCAATCTGTTCTTCATATGCTGCTGGAGACATTTCTAAATAAAAATTGTTTTCTCCAAAGACTTTTTGACACCATAAAAGATGTTGCTCTACTTTATCAAATTCTTTTCTTTCAAACCATATTCCTAATATGTTTCCAATACAGGCACTAGTTCCTATAATATGTCCTTGATTTGGCATAATAATTTCTTCTAAATCAGAATACCACGTAGGGACACGTTTTAAAAACATCATATAACTTCTTTCCCATGCCCTAGAACTTA